TTGTTTGACGCACAAGCTTATAAGCGGGAGCGGATTCAGAAGCAACAAAGATCGGGCAGTCGATGTTGACCAGAACTCCCTTGTCGGCCTGTGAAGACAAACCGCCATTGGTGCAATCCATTTTGTCCGAACGATAGACGTGAAACAATAGACCTTCCAGAATGTCGCTCATTGTGTTTCCTTTGCGGTGTTGGTAAACGGGCGATCCCATTGTCCGATTGCCAGATGAAAGTAATAGTTCACATCGAAGTAGTCGCTTTGGATGTCCGAATGATCCCAATTGTGTTTGTTCGCGATTTGATCAACTCGTCGCAAAAGAGTCCAGCACTCTTGAGTGACATGCCAGCTCGCTTTCACTTCTTCCCAGCTCTCTGGAGGCGGATTGACTGGAACTGTTTCGTTTTGGCGCAGAGTGTAGTGATTCATTTGTGCATACGCCTTGCGCTCACCAGTGTATCCTTCATCGAAAATTATTGCCTCAAAGGGCGCAGACAACAGATCGACGTTCAGGGAGAATCCGCCTGAATACTTGTCAATTCTTACCGAAAATTTGGCATGGGGAAATTCGGCCTTGAGTTGAGCACGTACTTCTTTGGCGATTTCGTTGATGGTCAGTGACATGATCTTATTTCGCTTTCTTGGTCAGGGGAGTGAGTTCAACGGGCAGAACAATGAATTCGTCTGGATAGGCGTAATTGGGATCGGGGTATTCGCGTTGAGCTTGTAAGTGTTGGGCGGCAGTTGTGTTCCGGCGAGAGATTGCCAGTTTTTCGCTTGATGCGTAGAACCAAGCACGATAATAAAAAACCGTTCCGTCTTTACAGCGCAGACCATCGCGCCAATGGGCGACCACTGCGTGCGTGTATTGATGCGTTGTTTTCTTACGAATGTCGGTTGTTCCGTCCGGCAAATTGACTTTGGCTGAAAAGTATTGGGTGTTCATTTTAGTCTCGCAAGAGAATTCCGATCAAGCCAATCGCGTTGAAGGTAAATCCAAACATACAGGCTAAAACCGACCAGATGTAAATCGTTGGGTTTTTGAATGTGTTTTTCATGACCTCAATATAGTCTGTTTTAGGTAAAAAGTCAATAATCTATTTTTGCGCTGTTTTCGCTTGATTTTCTTGTTGTTCTGATCGGCTTTGAGCCGTTTCTCGTATTCGCGCATTGACCACCGTGATCCGCAAATGAGGCAACGAAATGTATCGCGACCATCTTCGGTTGTTGCTCCGATGTCAATTATGGTTGCAGGTCGTCATAGTCTTCGTGTGTTCCTTCGGCCTTGATGATCTCGGCCATTTTCACGGCAGGGCCAGTTTCTCCCAAATAGATCAAAAGCTTTGCCAAAGTGGGGAGAGTGACTGGATATGTACCGCGCATAATGTTCCAGACGTGTTGATATTCGCAATGAATCATGCGGGACAATTGTTTGATGCTGATTCCCTCTTGATCGCACCAGTCCACTAGAATTTGTTTGGCTTGGACACTGTGGATAGATTGGCTTGGCATGTTAGTTGACCTTGCACCGAGTAAGAACGGTTTGCTTGACGTTGCGAAATTCGGTATGATCTTTGATCGTTCCGGTAACGGTATAAGTCTGGCCGACTTCGGCTACGGCATGAGAAGCGAACCAGATATAGACGTTTCCGGCTTGATCTTCAAACGTGTAAAGAATGGACGAATATTGATTGTTGCACTCGACTGAGTTCTTGACGGTCAGGGTTTCCGAAATTTTGTCGCCAATCTTTCCAACGTGTTGACTAACGGGCTTGGCCGATTTTGTGTTGAGTTGATCTTTCTCGCGACGATAAGCCACGACCATTGAAGCGACCAAACCGGATCGGCGCAGATCAAAGGCGCTTGCTCCGGCCATTACGCGCAGATTGTAGAGATAGTCGTTTGTCGTGTTGGCGTCGATTTGATTTGCCCACGAAATGATCTTATCTGCTTCGTCCAAATCGGCCTGTGTGGGAACAAGTGGTTTTTCTTGACTGGAGATCGGCGGGAACATAGCCGAAATTACGCGATCACTGGTTGAGAGTGTGTTCTTTTCTTCGGCCTGCTTCCGAGTGACAAAGTATCCATCCGAACGCACAGCCGAAATAACACAGGCAACAAAGCGGCGTGTGTTGATCAATTCCGGCTTGCGGCCTGAGCGATAACCATGATCTTCATATTCGGCCTGAGCAATGTCGGCAATAAAGTCGTTAAGCGATTCCGCATAAGAAGCAATAGCATTGGGATCGGCGTGTCCGGTAAAGTCCTTCAAGCACGTGCGGCCTACCTGCTTCCATTGATCGCCTGCTTCTGAGCGCAGAATAAAGATAGCATTGCGATTGCGGCGCACCTGACAATGATCACATACGGGCACAGCCTGCCGAAATGACGCGGGAATGTTTTCTCCGGTCAAGCCCACCGAAATCAAGGGTTGTCCTTCGACCCATTCTATTTTGCCCACAAATACCCATCCATTGATGCGGGGAGCATCGCCAGTGATAGATACCAGCGTATAGCGTGTAACCGATCCATCCTCATGGGTTATATCTTCCGTACCTTCCACAGTGAGGGCAGGAGCGACCTGACCAATCTTGCGAGCTGTCTTCTGGAGCTTGGACAATTGATCTTGAAGAATACTCAGGGTGTGGGCTGTCAATTTGTAGGTCATGGTTATAATGTAGCACATATATATAAACATGTCAAGCGCATTATAAAACAGGCGCGTGGTGTATGTGTGCTTGTATATACACGCACACAAACAATTAGATATATATCTAATCGTATTCTCGCTTGTCTATACAGGGGAGGCGCATTGTATAAACAAGGGCGCAGGGGCATGGGGGTGTGGGTATGGAGCTGGTCTTATTCGTTATATGATTCAGTCATCACGATCTCAGAGGACACCCCCTCCCCCTCTCGGCCATTATGGTCAACGGGGCGGGGATGCCCCAATACCCTTCACAAAAAAATTTAATTAACCCTACCCCTTATTTTAGATCAAGCGAACATTTCAAGGCCATTTGGTTCGAGACGGACGCCACAGCGGATGAGTTCAATGACTTGATCTTCGGATACCACTTCGGCCAGTCTAGCGGGATTGATGCTCAAATACACAACATCATGATCTGCTCCGCCGATAATATCTCTGCCATTTGGCAGAAGCGAATCCAACAACAGGAAGGCGTTAAGATCGGGGCGTCGTGAACGGGGATTGACTACATCGTGGAAGTTCAAAAATTTGTCGTGGTGTTTTTTAAACAGGTGTTCAAGTTCTTCTCGGCTCATTTCGGGATTCCTTCAAAAAATTTTTAATTAAGGGGTAGGGAGTATTTTATCGTCAATCTCGTCCCACGTCATGGTTACAGCGTGAACTCGAACATTTAAATCGGCTATGTAAAACGCCAGCAATAAATCTGCGTTGTCAATCAGCACTCCATCTACCTTGCGTCCGTATTGACGATACATAAATTCATAAAAGGTAATGGGTTCATGGATTTTCAGGCCCATTGTTTTAGCGGTGTACACTATATTTTTGGCGTTACTCTGATCTTTGGTGACAATATAGAAACCAGTTTTAGCGCTAATCTTGATGAGTTCTTTGGTTTTGCCTGACAGTTTCTTGCCAAGTATCTTTTGCATCAGTCCACCTTGAGCGGCGCAAAGGAATTATCTACGTGTAATTTACCATAGACCTTTGCGTTGTACTTGTCGAGTTCTTTAGCTTTCTCAACCATCAACTCGCGAAAGACAGGCGACAATATCAATGCGGGATTTTTTTCCATCATTTCAATTATCACAGCCGAAAGTTGATTGACTCGATTCTGGTATTCGATCACAAAACTTGGATCGCTTTCGTTGTATTCAATCTGTAACTTGATCATGTTTACCAACGGACTTGCGTGAGCCGCGTGCGGGCTAACCGTAACCTTTGGGCGGTCTGTTTCGGAGGCTTCCCGACATGACGCTTTGTGGACATTGCCGCCGCAGAGTTTCATCATGCGGCACTCTGGTTTTTAACAGAGAGCCTCAGCAATTATCCGCCCAACGGTTAACCACGTGTGCGACCAACGCGAACCTTTGATTTGGATTTGACGACCTTTGCGCCACGTCGACTGTACGCTTTGTTGGGCGCAACCACACGCCAATAAAGACGCACGATTGCTTCCCATGCTTTTACGGATAACCTGCCAATTGATTCTAGCCAACCGACAATGATTTCACCTTTTTTACAAAAAATCCACATTAAATTACTCACGTTGTTTGCTCCGTTTCTGCCCAACCTGAATTGGGCGGCATTCGTTTAACTGTACCGCTGTCGCCCGGAATGAGATCGTCTTCGGGTTGAATTGCGCCAACAACCCGCGTGTGATGCTCGTAAGATTCGGCGCAATGATTGCAGGATCGAGTTCCGGCCATGCTAGGTTTTTCAGTCGTCGGCTGAAAACGATCTTCATCAAATCGTCTGCCGCAAAATGTAATGTGCTGTCCGTTTACTGACAACTTGTGAATGTGCAGAAGTTGAATTTTTACCTTGTTCGTGGGCGGAACTAAGATGTAGATCATTTCTGTAATGCCTCTTGAATATAAGCGAGTGTGCAGACGCCCTGTGCGGGATATGTCTTGGTGTACACAGGATATTCACGCACAACCACCTGCGACCTAGACGTAATTCCCAATCGCACAAGACCATAATCGACTTTGTATTGAATTTCCAGCACAACTCCAACCACTCCGTCCGGCGAGACGACTAAATCTTCGACCTGACGCGACGGGGTATCGGTAGGCAGATTTTCGCAAGCCAAAGCTTTTTCGGCGCTGTTATATTCAGTGGCACAAAGGTCACATACAAATTTAGTGATTTGTTTCATAACAAGTTCGCCAAAACAAATGGCCTTCCTGATAGCAGACAATATCGTTCATACAACCCTGCCCAAAAGATACGTCGGGATCGTCTTGATAAATTCGGATAATGGTCGCCAGATCGCCAGAATACAGAGCGTAGCGTCCATCTACCCGACGAATGAAATGAGTGGCCTTGACTATGTCGCCTACCTTGAAGGTCGTTGGATTATCCATATAATCGTCCAGATTGAAGCGATCTGCGAAACCAGCGTTCAGCTACTTCAAACGGAACGTTGGCATTGGGATAACACTTCTGAAAAGCGTCTGCCCATACCTTTGGATCGGTTTCAGTCGTGGGCGGCATCACATGATCGGTGGGTTGCCATGCCTGCCGGATTTTGTTGCGGAGATCGTTGATGGTATCTTGGGCGGTTGTGTCGCCGTTTTCGAAAACAAAAGAAACGTCAAGGGGTGATAAGTGTGGGGTGGACATATTTTCTCTCAATTCTCTCAAGTCGTTGTTCGGCCAATAGCCAGCGGCAATCAGGTTTGTGTTTGATCTTCCACTCACTCGGATCGGCATTGGTGGACACACTTTGTTCACAATACTTGCAGGCGATCACAAAGTTATCGTGATAAATTTTTTGTTCTTCGACCAAGTTTACCAGGTCGGGTTCAGTCAATGCACAAAAAAGTTCTTCGTCCTTAGCGTCCCAACGTCCCAACGATTGTTCATGAGATCGAATCAGATTATAAACTTCACGAAAATAAGGTTCATCCTGAGCGACCACGACAAACGGCGTTTTAGTGGACGCTAAATCGAAGACTCGTTTATTGAAATGCAATAACCGACTCAAAAGTTGATTTTCTTCTATCAACTCTTGTTCGGCTTTAGATTTACGAGCCTCACACATCAAGCCAGAATCTTGCCGTTCGTGAATACGTCCTTCAAACATATAACTTTTGACGCCTGCCGGAACAATTACATCACCACACCGACAAGGCGTATTATCGAGTATAAAATTCCACATAATTAAACCTGAGATGTTAGAAACAGAAACGCCAGAAATGTGCCTGCCACCACAAATACGCTTGAAAAAATTACGATCCAGTATAACTTGATCTTGGATCGGCGCAGATCAAAATTCGGTATGCTTTGATTCTCCATCAGCTATTTCAATCCTTTCGAGAGAATACAATCCGTTATCGTTCCAAACCGCCTTTGCGGTATAAGTTCCAGTCAAAACTGAAAGAAGTCCGCCGAAATCTTCGGCTGTAGCCACATCCTCATCTATCGAAATGTGTTCAACTTGCAAGATTTTTTTATCAAGGATGAACCAGCCACTAACCCGAAATCCATATACATCAAACACAACTCGGAGTGTATCGATCTGTCCCCATCCGTTCATTTCTATGAATTTGATGCGCGAATTTTTCCCATCAAAGTGGTTTTTGAGATCAATAAAGCAGTCGCTCTTTTCTTGTTTCCAAAATGATAATTTTGTCATGCCAGACATCTTACCTGATTTTTGATTGACAGTCAATAACTAAAAAAGGACTCGCTAATGGAGTCCTTTTTAGTGAAACGTATTTAGTTGCTAAGGGATTTGCCAATAAATGACATCTTGCCAGCGGTTGCCAGCTTGTGGGTTGCCAATGCACCACCAAACTGAACCAAAAATGTCAGCACTGCGGTCAGCACTGCGGCAATTTGTCCAGCCTGAGTATCCAAATTTTCGGCATAGGCCGGAAACTGTTGCCGAACATAAAAGATAACTGCGGCGGCAATCAAACTCAAGGCAGTGTTCCAGACTCCTGACTGTCCATCTTTCACCAATCCAAAATACTTAAAGATATTGATGATGACCGCAATCAGCGCGGCAACGCCTAACAGCTTGTCGAAATTTTCGATAATAAAGTTCATAGCGAACCTCCTGTGATTACGAAGATTCTATCACGAACGCCTGATTTTTGCCTTAAGATATTCGTAGTCTGAGGGTGAAGATATAAAGCAAAACTCTAAAAATTCATAAAAGCTTTCAGGGGTGTTGATCGTCTCGACAAAAGTGCGTCGGACTTCTTTCTTGATGTTGATTTTATGAAAGGCTTGCCAGTGATGCCCTAACTGTCGGCGGACAACGTTATATTTCTCAGGTTGTTTTTCGATCCAGCTGATATATCGATGGATCGTATGCGCTACAGCCACATGTCGTTTTACCATGAATCATGATCCTTTTGCTTGAAGACAATTCGCCAAACCCATGTATCGCTGAATTTGTGGTTTGGATTGGTTTCTTTCCATTGATGAATATAAGCCGCTTTCCATTCATCATATCCACCGGGCATCCAACCATGTGTTTTGCTTTTCCACAAGCCTTCCGCCATTGCTTGACTTTGACTGATAAATTTTATCATCTCACAATCTAGGCCAGTGATTTCCAAGAAAAAGCGACATGCCTCAATCGGCATAATATGAGCAGGTTGCCACGATCCGCTTTCGGATCGATTATCGGCGGCATACACATAGCGTCCGCCATTTAGCGCCCACAACTCCTGAACCGCTAATTGATCTCCCACGCTATATGGACACACAATCGACTGCGAAATGTCTGATTCTGCGTCGGACGTTCCCCACCAATAATGCTTTCCGGCGATTGTTGTCTTGTACTCAATCTTGACTACATTGGGATACAACTTTTCTTTTAGAATTCGATGCGTAATGGTTTTTCGTTTGTGTTTCAAACTAACCACGCTTGCGGAACTCATTACAATAGGTTTCATGATCTCTCTCGTTAAATAAAAAATCAACAACACATCGGGTTATTGATTTTCTTGTGCCGATGAAGGGACTTGAACCCTTGACCTTATCCTTATGAGGGATACGCTCTACCAACTAAGCTACATCGGCATCAGTTTGTAATCTTTATTGCCACAATATTGATTGCTGTTACCGCCGACAGCACATACAACACAGTAGCATCCGGTTCAATCCATTGATGCAATATACCTTGAAATGCTAAACAGGCTATGCCAACAAATAGATCGACCACAATCAAATATAGCAGGGTGTTCCAGAAAAACGCATTCAATTTCAATCGAGTTGTGTTTACAACTAAAACAGATCGACACACGTCACAACTGATATAAGGTCTGTCAAAATCATTGTTGACTTTGACAACTCGATTGATACTCCCGCAGTGTTTGCATTGAATGTTCATCGTAGTGTTTTGCTCAGGTCGACCAGTTCCTGAATCGCCCACCATTCCGGCGCAATCATTCGACTAACGCCGTTTGACAGAGCGGATAATGACACAAAAATACTGACTGTCATTATCACCCATGCGATAACTTGGACTGCCCACAGAACTCCCACACCGTCTCTCGATAGATCGTCGTCATGTTTTTCCCGATAACGACCCGTATAAGCCGCTACAGTCCAAGCGACAATCGAAAGGCCAAACACGCCAACCGACCAGACCAAATTAACAATACCATCGGCATACACTTTTGTTAAGGCAATGGTATAGGCAGTTGATCCAAGTTCGCCAAACATTCTAATCAAGGCATCAATTTGTTCGCTGGTAATTATCATGTTTTTCTCTTTCTAGCTGTCTCGCAAGGAATCGAACCTCGTTCTGGAAGTTCAGAGCTTCCCATAATACCAATATACGACAAGACAAAGATGGTTGTTCGATGCGACACCAAAAAACGCATGTTGCCGCCAGAGGAATCGAACCTCTGCTGACCCTGCTTCAAAGGCAGGCGCACTACCATTATGCTACGCGGCAATATTCAGTTTTTAAGTTACTCCTGTCTAACGCTCCGGCCTTTCGGCTTTGTAGGCGTAGGAGATTTTCAACGCCTCGTTTAGCAAACGACGCTTGCCCGACGCCTATCTAGTCGGGCAAGCATCGCTTGCCGTTAGAACTGATTGCAGTTGTTGTTATTATTGGTATTCATTGTTTATCTCCAATAAACCTACTCTGCTTGTACGGCTAATCAAGTGTTCTTTGCTTGATGTAGTCTAGTGGAAGCGGTGGGAATTGAACCCACGTCCGTCTACCGATCATGTGCTTTCAGATGTTACGATCATTCTTCGTTTAACCTAGCGAAGTAAGGGACAACTTTACGAGTTGCCGAACGTGCGGGGATGAAAGGCCACCAGTGTATTTATACGAATACACAAACGTCACTGCGAACCGCTTTAGGCGGCGATGACAGCTCCCTGTGAGGCGAACTGTGCGAACATTGCTTCAAACTGTGCAACTTCTTTAGAAGTATTGTCAGTTATTTTGTGATCGATCCGTCAGCTATCTGTATCCGTCGAATCCTGTCGCTCCCAAATTGTTAAAGAACTAAGGCTGATTATACACAATTACTCTTGCTTGTCAAGAATCAAATCTATCATCACAGGTATAGGTGTACAACATAGCGATCCCTGATCAGTTAGTTGAAATTTCGATTCTTCGTTTTCCTGCAACCACCATGTATAGCATTATTTCTCTTTCAGGTTGTGCGTATTTGAAATGGCAATACAATCTTTCTTGGCAAAGCCCTGATCAATTAAATTTTTTGACCACATAGCCTGAAACGATTTTAGCGACATAGCAAGTGTTGCACCGTAATATTCGACGCCTTCCCGAACGTTATAGACAAATGATTCAGCTCCCATGTAGTCGTTGCGGAAGTAAGTGGGTTTCCAAACAACGATGTCTTTTTTGACCATACCTTTTTTTGTCAGCCTGATTGATGTATCGGGCACAATTTTGAATACCATCTCTGGATTACGCATGGCATCGCCGTTTAATTCTCCGTAGTGAGCAACCGAAACCTCGTTGTCGGAAATTTTTTCGATGACCAGAGGCATATACGGATCGTTGACCAGTCGCAAATGAAACTCTCCGCCTTTGGCCTGCTCAAATTCCTCAACTAAACCGTGTGCTTTTAGGATTTTGTATACCGTATCTTTCATTGACATTGTTTAGGTTCTCCATAAGACTTCAAGCATCGTTTGCAAGTTACGGGACGATCAGTCGTTCCACTGATTCCGGTCTGAACCAATCGCGAACCACCACCAGCACCTTCCGATCCGCACAACGAATAAATCCGCGATTCAACAACTTCTTTTGTTTGCAGATCGCGATACTCTGTTTTGTAGGCATAGTGCACTGCTTTGCCATGACCAGCAGTAATGTGGATGAGGGTTTGAGTGCGTTCCAAGTTTTCGTAATTCATTTGACCTTTCGTATCACGATAGTGCCATGCCATACATTGGATTTGCATTCATTTCCGCCGAATGGTTCATGACCGGACGCCTTGATCTCGGCGTATTCGGCCATCCATTGATCCAAAGTCAAGTCGCTTAGAAAACATACAGGCACAGAAGTGGTTTCACGAATTTTGTTGTCTGAGTTGATGACAAAATAGTGGTAGCCATCACCCTTCACCAGTTCATCAGGGGCGATTACTTTGTTGATTGCGTTATACGTCACTCTCTTGTTCATGCAGGTATATTAGCATAAACAAGAATAGATGTCAAGCGTAAATTTACCGCATAATTTGCAGTAATTTGGCTAAATCAGAGGCCAGTAAACCTTTGCGACCTGACACTTGTCCATCCCCAATTTCAACAATCCGATTGCATTTCAGTTTGGGGTTGTAAGCAATGTCCAGCGAGTAAAACGGCGAGTCGATCACACTCCAATCAACATTCAAGTTGATTTTTGGTTGTCCGATCATAGAATACACACGACCATTCACTACCCAATAACGAGTTTTGTTTTCAAGTGGTTCAATCTGTCGCAGGCAAATGCAATGCTCTAACCCCTTGTATAGATCGATCAGGTTTACGATGTCATTGATTTCGTGAGTCGTGTGTGCAATCGATCTGCGTGTCGTGGTGTTTGACTTGACTGCGTCGCGAACAAAACAACTACCCTTATACCATTCGGGGAACACAGTAGGTTGCAAATCACTAAAGACAGTTCCAATTGGATAGAAGGCAGTGGCCGGAGTAAAATTCCTCAGATTGTCGTACCAGTTCGTAAGATAGTGAGTGTTCAGATATTGATTGATGTTAGTCAACATCATTGCGCCGTGATACTCCACGCTGTCTTGCAACCACTGATACCGACCTTGACTGAGCATCCATCCGCGATAGACAACAGTTGTGCCTTTAATACTTTCTGGAAAACGATGGTACGGAAAAAAATCGCTAACCACTTCGTTGAGATCAATTACAAAGCATGGAATTTTAAGCGCACTAAACGCCTGCCATTCTTCATAGAAATCCTCGTCTACTACTCCGCCTGAATAGGCGTCAGGAAATACAACACTTAGTTTATTCACGGTCAATCATCCTTCCATTGCGCTCAATTTTTTCGGCCAACTTTTTAATCGCCAGATCGTTTTCCAACCACAGAATGCACAGAAGTAAAGACACCAACACGATCACCAATCCACCAATGAGTAATACGCCTAAGAAATCCATGATGTTTATTCGCTTTCTTTTTTTCTTTTTGATAGCTCAAATAGTTGGTTGATAAGTTTTTTAGTTGATACCCTGACTGTTTTAAGCCCATAGGCAGAGGCAATTGCCATTACGCAATTACGAGAATTATAAATTTCATGCTAACGCGCCACAGAGATTTGTTGATCGTAGAACGGATTGCACGAATAACAGCAATAGACGGATAACCGGCGATCTTCATGCGACATCTTCTTTCTTTTGATAGTATTTCAGTTTGCGTTCCCACTTCTTTAGGGCAGTGTTGGCGCGTTTGACTTTCGATTTCCACTGCTTGATCATTGTCTGGCAATGTTCGGCCTTGTCAACGGCAGATGGTCTAATGTGTTCTTTTACAACCTGCTTGGCGAGCGGCAGAGAATCACCCCAACTGTATATCTCGCGATGTTTGTTTTCGCGATCTCTCCGCCAGCGACACGAACCACGCATCTGAGCATGATTGAGACCCTTGAGATGTCCGAGCTCATGACCAATTACAAATGCAAGATCGATTTTATCGATAACTTGCTTGCCAACACAGACCTGCATAGTCGATCCATGTAGTATCGCCCAACCCGAACAACCACCAATTAAGGCGGCACGACCAGTCTTGAACGTGCAATGCACAACCGGAACTTCATGATCTAGCAGAACCTCATGACACGCCCGATTGACGAATCGGCGCAGATCGCGGGTTGACCATTGTGTTTTATTGACAATGACGATTTTTCTCATGATCGTTTGCGGCCTTTCGTTTCGTTTTGTTTGACACTCGACTTTGTCGTTTCGTCAGCCCATAGCGGCAGAATTTCTACCCACTTGCCGCGTCGCTTACGATAGCACTTGCAGTTTCCTGTCAGACCAGCCAACCAGTCCAAAGGATCAACTTCTTTGCCATTAGCATCAATGAACTTCAATGTTTGTGTTCTCATACTTTCCTCTCGTATACGGGTTTAGTTCCCGCGCCATTAGGATAATATCGAACGACATCACCCTTTTGAATAGGGTATGTTTCACTATTGACCGGACTGCCATTTACCCAAACACAGTTGTCTTCAAAATCTCGTCTTAGAATACCACTCGTGCTGTCTGGATTAATTTGGCGAATGATCTTCCATAGCGAAATTTTTTGATGCTTGATTTTCTTTGACATGCAGGCATTATAGATCAAAACAAATAAAATGTCAAATATCCCAAATTCAGCCTTGCGATATATTTGGATTAAAACAGGCTATATTTATCGTCGGTTTCTGTTTTTGTCTTCGGTTTTTGTTTTTTGATGGGTGCTGGTTGTGGCGTTTTTGTTGCTGTGGCAAGGTCTATCTCGGCATCCAATTCGTGTTGACTATGGTTGATGTAATGCGATGTATGTCCGGCCTGACCACAGTTCCAACCACGAGTATCATAAGGCTCAACTTCACTCTGATACACAAACAACCACGAAGAATCGGAAGGCACAAAATCATCCGTCTCATGATCGTAATAAATAATTGCGCGTTTACCACAGGAACAGACCGCTAAAAAGTTTGGTTTTGGATAAGTAGTTGTCATGGCAAGAATATACCACGCCGATCCACAGTCGTCAAGCAATTTTGAAAATTTGCAAGATTTTTACATATTGTGCATAATTAAGATATGGACAAGCACGATAAAATTTTAACTCCTACCGAAGTTGCAGAGATATTGAGATTGGACGAATGGACAGTCAAGCGGTTCTTTCGATCCAAAGAGTTGCCCGGTTTCAAAATTGGTGGGCAATGGCGAGTACATCAATCTACTTTAGACGAATGGATTAAGCAACGCTATGGACAACTTGCAGAACAGCAATGAATACACGATTCCTAAGCCATCGTTTCCGCCAGTGCTTTATTTGTATGGCGGATTGTTGGTCGCCGGACTATTGACTTTATTTGTCTCGGCATATTCAGCCTTTTCATCCGTTATGAGTCCGCAACAATCTTTCTTAGCGGCGCTTGTCGTTGAGGGCGGTATGTTAGCAGAAGCGTTCTCGGCAATTTCCAGTCGAAATAGATTAGCGGTTATTGCCCTGATCGTATCGCTTGGAATTTCGTTGACCTATAATTTCATTCAAGCAAGCACGATTGGCGAACGCAATGGAATCAACAACATTACAATGATTAGTGTGTTGGCGTTAGGGCCAATCTTTGCTATCGTAACTCTTTCTTTTGCCTTTGGTGGAGAGTATCGAAAATATCAAGAACGGATTGACAGATGGAGCAAAGATCGTCAAGACTGGATCGACAGTGAGCAGGCGCGACGCGATTACAACGAGACAAAGCTCAAGACAACCAAAATGCGCCTAGAAGCAGGCCAGACTCCGAGTCCGACAATTCGAGACACTTCAAAAACTGTATTTGCATCGGACGGACAGACAGTTGGCCGACAAGTCCCGACATTTCAACGTGGCTTGTCTGGTTTCAAGGCATATTTGTCTTGGATAGAGTCTCAGGGCGAGACATTTAGCAAACGTCAAGCCGCCGTTGATCTAAACTTGACACCCCGATCAATAGATCGTTTTGTTGCAGAATTACGGGAGAATAAATTATGAAACTAAATACTGTTTGGAGATGCACACTGGAATGTGTCTTTATTGCAATGTTGGGTGTTGCGGCATATAGCGTGACAACGGACAACGCCTTAGATGTCTTTGTCTCATTGATATGGGTGTTTGTCCTTCCCTTTGTCTTGCCCCTTGTCTACAATGTGTCTGTTATCGTGTCCGATACCATTCGACTGTATTTGATCAAGCCCACGCCAACAATCAAGCCATTGGAGTTCGGTGATTTTCAACCCATCGGTGATGGAGTTGTAAAAGACGTTAGATACGTTCGGCATAACGTCATGGGCAGAGAGCGACCACCGATTGAATTGATCGGACGTTAAATAAAAAAGACTTCCAATTGGAAGTCTTTTTGTTTGATTAGTCCAGCAGAGAGAAGTTGACCTTGCGCTTGCCGTTCTTGCTTGGGATGCGGAACATCTCTTTTACGCTGTCTGGTAGACCCACTGCCTCACATACCGCTTTCCAGTCTGTAACTGGTGTAGTGTGTTGCTTAATTACCGCAAACGGGGCTTTGATCTTGGCAGCTGCTTTTTGGTAGTCAAACGAATCGCGGGGTTCTGAAATTTTTGCCGAAACCTTGCCGACAATTTGAGAATTCCCAAGCGACAAAATTTGCGGTTCGATCTCGTTTTCAAGAGCCGCGAGTTCAACTTTAAGTTTGCCCCACAACTCCAACTTTTCGGTTAGTGAAAGTGTGTCGTACATTGAAATCCTCTTTCTTCAAGAATAGTATTTAGGTTGAGAGAATTATATGACAACTATTTATAAATGTCAATACCTAACTTATGAGCAATATTCAAGAGATAAGGCGTTTTTAGGCAGATTATTCCAAACACCAACAAACAAGCTAAGGGAATAATAATGCTCAAGTCCAATGCCTTGAACACAAAAAGCATCAGAGATACCACGTGCCCAAACGGAATAAATAGAGCGATCAAAACCGAGTGATACATCAGGACGTGCGGATTAACCACCAATGATACCAGTAGCGTCAGAAAAATTTTATTTCGTCTATTGGTAGGCAACCATGCAAGCGGCAATGCTAAAAATCCATAAGGGTATATTGCCGACCAACCATACACATTTGGAATCGCCCTCAACCAGTCTGGTATCCACCAGCCATAAAAACAAAACGAAAGCAGTCCGGCCAGCACCAACGGAATAAACACAACACCCACGTTTCGACCATCTTTATAAATCCACCAGACCACGAATACGAGTAGCAACCACGACATTTGAGGCTTGACTGATAACAGCAAGATCGCAACTCCCGTCCACCAATCCGATTTTCTTTTTTCTTCATCCAATACAATCAAGGCTACGCCAAGCATATATAAAAATTCAATTTGGCCTAACCATAGCTCCATCCATGTTATTGGAGATAGCAATGCAACCGTTAAATACCAATCCGACAGACGAAGCACAGTATGAACAAAAAAAATGGATGATAGGGTTATAAAAACCACCATCATCCATGAGTACGGAAAAGATAGAAATGTAAGAGGGAATAGCAATATGTGTCCAAACGCCGGAATTGTCGTACCAGAATGATACGGACGACAAAAGAACCACAGGCAGTCAAACCCACCTTGCCACTGTAAAGCAATGGCGCAAAAAATTCCAAGTGCAATTCCCAAGTTCAAGAATTTAAGTTTCACGTCTTTTATGCTTCCACCATTCATGATCGCATGACCAGCAACGATAAAACTCGCAGTATCTATTTTTGTAGTCGTACAAATAATGCAGAGTGACAAGATACGAAAAACAACATTCACATACAGGAAGATTCATTTTGAATTGCTCTATTACAGTATTCATAAGTGCGGAGTTGGAGAGAGTCGAACTCTCACGCCGATAATTAATCGACTTCACTATGTTCGAGATAGCTAACCGCGCCTATGGGCAACTCCAATTATCCAAACACAACAGGATGACGCCGACCTTGAAAATCTATATGCAAAACATTTTTATCGCAGTTCTTACACCACACCTGCAATCCATAATCGGTTACGCCAACCATTAAGGACTGATCACGTCCCGCGCTTATACAGGATAGACACTCAGCCTTTTCTAAAATCTGATACGCGTTTGTTACGGGCGCAAATCCAATTTGAAAAATTCTTGCGCCATAAACTCCAAATGCCCGAATACCCAATTCCAGTGAGTCGCTGGAAATCATGTTATCAAGTCCTTCGGGCAAATACAAACCATCAGAGGCAACCGGATTCTCGTACGTGTGTTCAGTAGCAATATCGATAGCAGATTCATTTCCGTTAACGTCATTAAATACCAATCGATATATCCATTGCCAACTTGCCAAATCCACGTCTAATCCACATCTCAATTCCAATCGTGGTGTTGGTAGCTTTTCGTTTGTCGCTTGACCAAAATCACCGAGTTGATAAAATTTCTTTTGCACGTAAACTCCGTTGAACATTATTGAGGATAGGATGGGGATCGAACCCATAAGCCGCAATATCACTATCACGACTAACCGCTTTCCAAGCGGTCTGCTTGCGCCAACCATTGCCGCCTATCCATACTAACTGCTAGGCAGGTATTTCATTTGCGACTCCACCCAACCCAGGGGTTGAGCTTCCTAGTCAACAACCAGTTCAGGTCAGATTTTATTTACTGAACAAATTAAGGTTGCCTACTCCCTGCTATTCTACGCAAGCAATTAGTGTATAAATTATATCTCATAATTCAAATTAGTCAAGACCTCGATTTGGCTTTGGAACTATAGTTTTCACACATCATACCGATGGTGTATTTGCCATCGATGCTGATTTGTAAAAACTGGACAATGTTGCTTAGTTCAATATGTTCAATATCGCGCCCGTCATGTCGTCCGTCAAACGAATCGATAATCATAAAGCGCATATTTGAGTCGTATATACACCAATGTTCCTCATCAACCACAAAATGAAATCCGTTCTTGTCCAAGTATGGCTTTGCGATTGCGTCAAATCCCTTTTGACAAATGCTTCTTATAGCCAACAAGTAAAATCGTGTCTCGGTGTTTAGTTCTGCTCGAATAGAGTCGGTAGTATGAACATCCATCCAGCAATCAGGACTATATTTCAAGTCCTGATTGATTGGGTTTCCAGGGTGAGTACAAAAAGAACATGGTGGATGTCCTGTATTGCATGTGCAGGCCGACAGATCGGCGTTGATAAAATTTTCGCGATCTTGTTGAGCCTGTGGAGTTAAAATTTTCATGACTGATTTTCTTTCTTGATCCCGTATTCTTTGCGAATGGCATTCAGAGCTCGCTTGGATAATGCAATTTCAATGCTATAGTCAAGTTTGTTCCAGGGATTTTTCAAATTATCCAATGGATCGATACGAGACAGTATTGAATTTCCAATATAGCGATCAACACCCCGAACGTGTTGTAATACATCAGGTAAATCAGATACCGATAAATTACACACTCTGGCGATTGAATCGCTGTCGCGTACATAGAATTTAGCGACATACGACGCCTGACCATTAGTGAAGTAGCATTGTCTAAATCTATCTCCGCCACCTAACAACACCACCTGCTCGTCATCGTACCATCCCCGCCTTTTTTCAATCGGCAAAAGAACAAAAATGTTTCTCAATTCCATGTGACTGTCAAACGAATCCGCCATGCTAGGACGATCTGGAGAATAAGAATTATGCACTGAGACATTACACATAAACGTTTCAGTCGCAATGGCGCGTTTAAGTTCTGAGATGTTTTGTACAACTTGTGAAAAATACCATGCAAAAACAGATTTACGAGTTGCGTTGAACTCTTGTTGTGCCAAAACCTGAATTGATCGAGCTTGAGAAAGACGGGCAAAAAATATTCTGTTTTGCTCCAAAGTTTGCGCCGATCCCATATCGGTAACAGATACGCCTCTGAGCGGAATTGCAACCTCTAGTTTATCTTGACCAAAAAAACTGTCAGTATCTTTTTTGTGATGTTGAATTATGTTTCCGGTCTTAACGTTATAGTCGTCTGGCAAGGCCGGAACTTCAACGTAATTCAATATCCGATCTGTGTTTTTGATTTTATCAGCATAGCGATCTTCCATCCATTGATTTTGATGCGTAGGTTCATATTTCCACTGTTTGACAATCTCTGGATTTGAATTAGTCAACAAGGATGTTGTTAGTGATTGAACATTTAATGCTGGATACGCCTTGATAATGGCGTTTGAAACTTTCGGAGACTCAATTCCAGTCCTAATCATCGCACCTGTATAGGATTGCTCAAGTTGAATCGGTTCATCGGCAAAGAACTTTTGCTTAAATAACCAAAACAACATATACACCCACACAATGCTTTCGGCATCCATTTCATTTAAGCGACCAACGATATTCGATTGATCGGCAGGCACGAGATCGGTTGAGTAAAAATTTTTGATTTCGTACAGAGCTGTTTTTTTGTTGAACTCAACGTTCATAAAACTATACGGAAAATAATGAGCGTCGATTCGAGCACTAAACTTGCGCGAAATAGATCGAGATCGGCCTCTGTTCTTGTAGTCAGGTGAAGGTAAATCGGGGTTGTCGGCAACCAAATAAACATTGTCACCGTTCTTTATCAAAAAGACAAAATACGAGAATTCTTCATTGACAACATCTCGAATCAAGTGAAGACTAATGCTATTTGGAAAATGCGGATTTGCGGCGAGTTGCAACAAAATATTGACATCAAAGTATTGGCGCACTTCTTTGAAAAACACAAAGTCAGTGGCGTCGTTGTTGCCGGATGAAAACTTGAATACCTTGAGATCGCGGTTTGATTTCAGTGCGGCCAAGCGTATTTCGGCCAACATGAAACGATTGCTGATTAGTTCAGCAACAGAGGGTGTCAAACATTGAACGTTATTTAGTGATGTTGCAATACCATCTTGAAAATCCTTGACCAAAGATTCAATCTCTGGCGCGTGTAAAGCGTCATTTAAGTTCTGATATTCAACCAAGAATTTCAGAACATTACTTCTCGATCCGGCGATTTCGCTTAGATTGATGCTTTTATTTTCAAGATACTGCTTAAGTACATTGTCCAGAATCAATATTGCCGTAAGATTGGTATCGTCTAATTCTAAGGCAAGGCTGATTTGATTGTCGTAATCCCGCAACTCACTAAAAAAGTTGTTGAGATTGTCGTCCGGCGAATACACTTCAACGAGATCGCGCCACATCTTGAGGATGCCCGAAATAGAATAGTATGTCATGAGGGCATTATAATTCAAGTATAGAAAAATGTCAAGACAAAAAAACTCCAACCTTTCGGTTGGAGTTCGGTTATTTTAGTTTGTAGGTTACTAAGACTGTGCCGTTTTCGAGTTTAGAGTTGACCCATTTTTGCGTTGAATCGCACAGGCGTAACCATGTACCTTTAACCTCTGCGATGTCAAACGTATCACCTTTTTTCAGAGAAGCACCGACAAGAGAAAACGTTGTGCCAGCACCCGATCTTACATTCAAAACAGAAGTAACCACCGTCGCAGTTCCTATTGAACACGGTTTTTCTGGCAGGTTAGTTGGTGTTGGAAATCGCGTTGGGGTTGATGTTGGAGTTAATGCGATTTCAGTCAAAGCTAATTGAGTTTTGAGAGGCACGAGAATATATGGTTCACCCACGCTATCAAAACATAGAAACGGAGCAGTAGGAGTTGCAACCGCCGATAAAGCAAATGGAGTTGCCAGCAAACTAAAACCTACAAGTCCAATCATCGTTACAATCGATGTAACAAAAACTGTTAATACTCGCGCATACAATTTCATGACGTTTTCTCCAAATAGGCCATTGATGACCAACCGTATATATCGTTGTCGTACAAAACTTTATACCAAGTCACTCCATCTTTGACAACTTTATCGCGCATGACATAACCCTTTGCGCCATAAGATTCAACGGCTAAAATTTTTCCTGTAATACTTGGAGTCTCCCGAACTCTCAATCCGATCAGCGAATTTACTTTTACTCGATCCAAAACAGATAATGTTGTTTCTGGAGAAACAACTACTGGAGGCGGAGTCACTACAGGTGGAGTAACAACGGGCGGAACGACCACAGGTGGAGTGACCACAGGCGGAACGTTTATACTTGTGTCTTCTAAGATCGCATTGTCAATAAACCAGCCATTGTTTTTGAGTCCGTAACGACCTCTAATTTCAAATCCAACTTCATGTTCTGATTGAGTAGCAACAAATGAGGCCGATAATGTACTCCATTCACCAAATCGGTGTTTGCGTCCATCCTGCCAATCAAACCAACCATCGTCCAGAGTAACGCGATGCTCACCGCAGATCGGATCAGTGGCAAAAACTTTGTTGCCGAATTTATCGTAATCAGCAACTAAATCTGGATATACATCTACCGAAAACCTGTAAGTGTGCCCAACAACTGTTTTTGCCTTTTGACTGAACTTGAACCAGATTGCTCCCCAACCCTTGAAGCATTTTAGAATGCGTTTGCCGGATCGGAAAAATGCAATTTGATCGCGTCGATTAGCCTGAATGTAATTCCATACAACGTTTTCTGGCGGATAAAACTGAAACTGTTGATTAGGAAGTCGTAAACTGGTGTCAGTTTGATACCAAAATTTCCAGCCATCCGGTACGGGCAGTTCAGTGATTCCGTTGTGTTTGTAATAGCCGCCCTCAAATGATGGATTGACTAACTGATTGTTGAGAGGCTTGTAGGCCGACGGATAAGGCTCGAACTTTTTAGTGCCATTGAAATATTTTATTAGTTCATCGATAACACCAGTGCCTGCAATATCAAAATCCGTCCAGCGAGCTGTGCTTCCAATGGTAAAAACTGTTGCGCCCACAACATAGTCGTCTTTGGCGAGTTCCGATTCATACCACATCAAGTTTCGAGCGTAATAAGCATTCGGTTCTTGAACCGCATTGTTCCATTGATCGATTCCGTCGCGATAACCCTGATCGCGGAAATTACCCCCACCGTCAAATGGTTTCGGGTTGACGCCCGAATCAATTCCCGCCTCAGTCATAATTAGCGGGATTACCAAGTTGTTTGGAATTAAAAATTGTCTATAGACCTTGCGATAGCGAAGTGTAACCCAACCTTCATCTCCGGCGTCTTCATTAGGATCAATCTGGTTATGACCATACATCCATCGCATATCCGGCCACGAATATTCATGCAAGCCCAACCACGCACCATGTTGCATTCCGTAGCGAATAGCAGGCAAATAATGTTCCCATACTGGTATATCTAAACGGGGTTGTCCAACCGAAAAACCACCCACCACATATTTCCAGCCTTCTGCGGCCATGAGATCGATCATTTCAATAGTAAAAGCATTGAAAAAATCCATGCGTTCCATCGTATCGCACAACGGTTCGTTTGGCCCTTCCCACATTTTGACTGACTTCGCAGATCGCATTCCTCCAACGATGTTGTTGAAGAATTTGTTTGCGGCCTGTTTAGGTGTAAGTTTGTCGTAATCTTCCACCGGACGATAGTCGGTGCTAATCAATCCAATGATAGTTGCGTCTGGAACAATTTTCAAAATATCGTCCGCCATACCAGCGTTGTCGATAACCTTGAATATTTTCATTCCGGCTTGCGCCAAACGTATGGCATCCGATGTGCCAGTTAAACAGTGTGCGCCCAATTTAAGAGTCATATTTTTTCTCCATGAATAAAGATATTATACCATTCGGAAATCAAAAAAACTCCACTGTTGCCAGTGGAGTTGAAATTCTGTCCTACTATTAATTTATTTACGGAGCTTGTGTTGGTAACACCAATTGCGGCAGTTGTCCCGTATCAAATGTACCTGCTGTGAGGCTAGAGACAATGGTCGTTTGATAATCAAACACAGTCAAATAACCGTCTCCGTCAATATCTCGCTTGGGCATATTAGCGCCTTCTCCATTGAACTTATTCGGCAAGTTGAGTTGATCGGCAAAGATACTATTCGGCCAACGCGTAAGTGCCTTTTTGTATTCAGCCTTCAATGCATTTGCCCGACCTAAACAAGAAGAAAATTCAGAAAACACTGTCGCAACGGTATCTTGAACATTCAGGGCAAGCGCATTCAAATCAGTATTTCCCAAAACAGAATACTGCATTACAGCGGTAATCAAATTGTTCTGAGATTGAGCAAAGGTTTCTTGACCATTGGGATCAACCGCCGACTGAAACATCATCGCCAGATAACCCTTGATGGTATCGCCCTGTGATTGATTGATCTGATATTGTAACTGAATCGTTTGATAACCAGCGTCAACTTTAGTAGCACAAATCGACATTTGCGCCGGAATTTCGGCCTCATAATCAGCGGATGCATTCTGAACACCAATCCAACCGTTCACTGCAATCAGGCCAAGTAACACGGCACTGATCAGAAAAGCCATGACTCCATATTTGATATAACTCGATGTATTCATTTGTCGTTTTCTCTCTTTCGTTATGATTAAATTTCTTCTACGTTTACGATAAACGCCACAACCAACAACACGAGCGCCACTATATACGTTGTGAAGTTCACGAATACCGCCCAACCACCACGCGGTTCAAACTCTGCTTCCAAAAACTTGAATTGTTTGTTTGGCACACGATCAAAATACAGATTGACGTATTCGCCGGACAACTTGACCACACCAGTGTAGCCGCCAAGTTCAGTCAGTGTCTTGTGCCGCAGCTCGCGGCCTAATTTGATGTCCAGCATGGCGTTTGATCCACCGTTCGATTCGTCGGTTTGATCAAATCCCACCAGCCCAAATCGTACTGTTGCCCATACAACTGTCTGACCATCGTCTGACAGGCCGACAAAGACATTGACATCATTCTTGCCCCCGCCTTCGGCATAATCCATGTAAGCATTGGCGTATTCAATTGGTTGACCCACAACAAAAAAGACTTGGGTATTCGCCTGCTTGGAGTTGCCTAGCGGATCGTTGATCTTGTTCATTTCGCGAGATGATTCGTTCAGGGTATATACATGGACGCTATTGATTTTCCCGTCGCGAAACTTGACTGTTACATCGCTATAAGTCTCTCCGTTTTGGGGAGTTCCACCAATATAAAACACCTTTGGTGCATAATCGAACGAGTGAAGGGAAGTAGGTAATGGCGGAAATGCATTTTGATCGCGCAAGGTTTGTGTCAAAGGCGAGTTAGGAAACATCTGGTTGAGTCGTCCAGCACCTTTGACATTATTGGTGTAAGTGTGCAATGTCGTAACCGGATCGCCAACTTGCGCTAAAGCCCATCGTTGGGGAGGCGGATCGTTTCGTTTCACATCTCCGTAATTCAAGTGTCCTTCTGATGGAAAGAATTCAACATAATTGGTGTTCGCCCAATAGTTGGTTCGATACTCCGTATGATGACTTGTGCAAGTTCGATTACCGTCCTTATCTGTGGAATAACTATCGCATACATCAAACTGCCAGTCAGTCGATCCTTTGGCCGCGATGTGTCCATTTAAAAACTCAACCGCACTGGCCTGCTGACGAATGGCTATATTCCATCCAAGCCATTGAATAAAAAAGGCCGCGCAAAATACCGCAAGTGCCTCATACCATGTCACTGATGGTGATTGAGAAAACTTACGATAATAGCCCGACCTACGTACCGTCTCTTTCGGATGAAAGAAGATTGCCGCCAACCCCGTAATCACGGCAACTACAACAACGGGAATCCAAAAATTGATCTGCATATTCTCTCTCTTTCAAGTTATATGTTACTAGCGGGTAAGGTGGGATTTGAACCCACGAACCTTGCTTGTTAGCAAGATTTCTAGTTTTCAAGACTAGCGCAATCAGCCGAACTCTGCCACCTACCCATTGGTGACATTACATCACCATCTTACGCGTTCTACAATGACCGGAATACCAACTTCAATCCATTTACTACCGCTCCACTCTCGGACAATCGTGTAATGCTTGAGAGGAACAAATAAGTTGCTGTCGTTGTAGTATCCGGCCTTACTACCCTTGAGGCAGAACCAGTCGAACTTTCCGTTGGGCAGCTCGATGATACTTGGAAATTCTTTCATGAACTCAGGCAAATTCTCAACATCGGCAATAGCTTCTCGGATTGTTTGAAATGGCATGATAATCTTTCTAAATTTTGACAGAGTTGGACTTACCGCCACAACAAGATCGGATTAATCCTATTCTCAATTTTCAATAGACCAACATCGATCAACAGGTTATACAATGCCGATTCTTTGGTATCACCAATGCCACGCGGAAAAGGTAGATAACCAATTGTAGCAATCCAGCTCAAGTTGTTTTCAGTGTGGTTGAGTTGAATTCCGTCTTCCTTCAAAGATTTTATCTGCTCGTCATTTAACATATCTTTCTCTCTTTCTGTTTATTTCGTGGGTGACTAAAGGGGATCGAACCCTTACCTAAGTGTTCACAGCACTTCGTGCAGACCACTACACAATAGCCACCATGTTAGTCAAGTTCCATCAATCGTTGCTTGATTTGCTTTCCCTTCTCGGTCAGACTCCATGACAGTACATGGAACGGAGGTCTTGAATCTCGAACAACATTAAACAACCCAAACGATTCAAATGATCGTCCTTTGCTTCTAAGGCCAACTGGCACAGTCGATGGGTTAGACATTAATGCTCGTCCTAGTGCGCCTGTGATTCGCACTCCATCAATAAATCTCTGTAAACTTCTTGTTCTGCTTTTTGGTAAAGACGATTTTTTAAAATCTTCGTAATTACGAATTGTTTTAGCCATGTTTTGGCGGAGTAGGCAGGAATTGAACCCACACCAGATTTACATCGTGGATTTGTTTAGCAAACAAACGCGACAAACCAGTATTCGCCTCTACTCCATTTACTTTCTTAGTGTTTTGACAACCATATCAATCGATTGCTTGATAACCATTTCAGCCGGATAGCGTGTACCATCTAAGTCTACCACATCACTACTTATGATTTCAACTTTATTATCCGCTACATGAACCTGAATGCTGATTTTCAAGTTTACCGCTATGCCGTTTACAAGACTCTTCAATGCCTCACTGAACTCTGGATCGTTTGGGAATTTGTAAATCAGCATAGCGGCATAATAAACTAAATATCAATCTTTGTCAAGACTATTCTTCACTTAAGTCAGTGTCTGATTTGATAACCACTTGCTTTTCAACACCCGATGCAATAGCCTGCTCGATTTTCTCTGTAAGTTCAGATGCCAACTCAGGGTGTTCGGAAATATATTTTTTGGTGTTTACCGCTCCCTGACCAAGACGATTATCGTTATACGAGAAAAACGCACCACGCTTGACCAAAATATTGTATTCAAGTCCAAGTGTAATCAGTTCAGACGCCAAATCGATACCTTTGCCGAATTCAATATCCAAGATCGCCTCACGGAATGGCGGAGCAACCTTGTTCTTCACCACCTTGACGCGAGTTGTATTTGATAAAGAGACTTTTTCCGCATCTTTGACTGTCGCAGTTTTGCGAACATCTAGCCGGATACTGGAATAAAATTTCAAGGCGTTGCCGCCGCTAGTCGTCTCTGGATTGCCAAACATAACGCCAATTTTCATCCGAATTTGATTAGTAAAAATCAAGGCGCATGATCGATCAATATCGTTCGACTTGAGCGCCGGAGAAATTTTACGCATAGCCTGACTCATCAATCGAGCTTGTCGCCCAACCTGAGCATCGCCCATTTCGCCTTCAATTTCGGCTTTAGGGACAAGAGCTGCAACCGAATCGACAACCACGACTGAAAACTGACCAGATCGAACTAATGCTTCTGTAATCTCTAGTGCTTGTTCGCCAGTATCGGGCTGTGACACATACAAGCGATCCAAGTCCGCTCCAAGTGCTTCGGTATATGCAATATCCAAAGCATGTTCCATATCCACAAAGGCAACCTGTCGATCTGGAAACTTCTTTTGACCTTCAACAATTGCGTGAATACAGAGTGTTGTTTTGCCGGACGATTCTGGCCCATAAATTTCAGTGATACGGTTCAGTGGGTATCCGCCGACGCCTAGCGCATGATTGAGACTCAACGATCCTGTTGATACAACGGGGATATGCTTGATCTCGGTTTCGGATACTTTGACAATTGCGCCCTCTCCGTATTTCTTATCGATATTCGATAGCACTGTTTCAAGTTCTTGATTGATTGATTTTTTTGCCATGAATGTTTTCCTTTTCTTAATTGTCCCTTAGTTGATTTCAAGTGTCAATATTAAAGGCGCGCTCTGCGCCGATCAATAAAAAAAGCACCCATGATAATGAGTGCTTGTGTCAACGGCGAGACTCGAACTCACGACCTCATTCTTCGCAGGAATGCGTTCTATCCATCTGAACTACGCTGACATACTTCTTTCGCCCAACGAGTATAACGTTTGGCGTCTTCCATTGTGTAATCCATAACCCATCCATGAAAGATTTTGTTGGCAACATCTGCGTACTTCTTGTTGCCTATGAATTTATAGGTTCGATCTTGAAAAACAAACTGACACCCTTGCGAACGAGCACCGAATAATACAAGATCAAATTTTGTTCTGTCGAAATGAATTCGCATTGCGGCCAGTGAGAGACTCGAACTCTCAGGAATAGTTTTGGAGACTACCCGTTTATCCAATTAACGAAACTAGCCAAAGTAGCGGGAGCAAGACTCGAACTTGCGATCTCTTGGTTATGAGCCAAGCGAGCTACCACTGCTCTACCCCGCGTCAATTTGAATAGGTCAAGGTCTTCATTTATTCATCGGCAGGGAAGACTCCGCGTAATGCCGATCCAGATGTTTGCTGTCGCCTATTCCGCAAACCAACGTGTGGCCTTGAAAGGAGTCGAACCTTCACGCTTTTTTAGGGCGGCAGATTTTGAGTCTGCTGTGTCTACCTAGTTCCACCACAAGGCCATTGTCATTGCTGTTATCGCACAGCAATAAGCGTTCGGCTTGAAGTTAGGTTTTACCACTCGGCAACTTCACGAAAGAAACACAGGTGCTGAAAGTATTTTTTCAACTTTCTAAGTGTGCTCTGCAATGATGAACGGAATTGTATCACAAGTTCTGATACTGTCAAGAATTAATCAAACCACTTTCCGCCCGTAACATTAGGACGTTCGTTATTCTTGATGACCTTCATCCAGCAACTGAACTGAACCGACTTATGATCTTCATGTGCAACTTTACCGCGAACAAACACCGCAAAATAATAAGGAGTGTTCATGTTGTTCACAACCGGATCGTTGTTGTAGCGTGTTAGGTTATAACCCAATTCGACTTCCGGCAAGAAATGTCCAAGCGGATAAATTTCGGCAACCACCAATTCTTGTGCAACATGAGGCTTGCCACTGCGAACTTTGGTTGCATCACCAATTGAATGATTGCGATGTGTTATGCCACTCAGTTCAATCGAGTGTACTTCCTCTTTGGTCGCCGGAACAAAGAACCATTCACCTTGACGAACGACCTTGACCTTTTTCTCGGCCTCAACAATTGGCTTGCGTTTCAATGAATTCAATGCGCTTTGAACAGTCGTGACGTTGGCTACAGTTGAAATAAACAAGCCGCGCTCGTCTTGACCCATCAAAAAGTGCCGTACACCTGCTGGTAAAATACGTTCAATTAGATATTTTTCAGTTGACCATTTTGATTGTTTAGGAACAACCTTGATGATCTTGTCTCGTTTGATTGGGTGAGTGACTTCGGTTTTGAATGTCGTCTCTGGTTCGTTCACCATCAGCAAAATGTGTTTGCCATCGGCGTGTTGCACAGCAATTTTGGTTTCAGGATTCTTGCCAGCGTACAAACGAAAATGATTGCCCGTAATATCGATCTGCGCCTGATTTTTGTTTCCGCGTCCAGTAATTGGATCAGATACAACCTTAAGTTTCAGTCCATGTTCAGCAAATGTATTTTCCAGAGACTTATAGGGTTTGTAGGTTCGAGTCATTTTTGTGTTCATGTTTAAGCCTTCATATATACCGCAAACTTGATTTTTGTATCTGGCACAACAAACTTAACTGCCCGTAATTTCTTGTATTCTGGAAATGCCACTTGGTATCCACGTACTGCTTCATCGGCGGTTTCTTTACTTGAATTTCCGATCCACGTCCATCCAGTAACTTCGGGATACGCAATGGCGTTAGGATTGACTTTTTGTTTTTTGATCATAAGTGTACTCTCGGCGGGAGTCGAACCCACAGGGGAAAGTTAGAAGCTTTGTCGTTTATCCATTAACGAACGAGAGCATTTAGCGAACATTATCAAGAGAGAGATTGTATTTTTCTATTACCTGAACCAGACCAGTCAAGTCAATGGTTATTGCACCAACGAACCATTCGCCACTCTGAGTCATATACATATAACCGATTGAAAAATCTTCTCCCATGCCGATTACTTGTCCGTTAGGAAGATAAATCCGCTTTCCGTCTAGCAGTTTATTGATTAGTTCGCGAACAAGTTCGGTCATATAAACGTCTGGTTATTTCTATGTTTGGTTCTTCACGCCAATACATAAATTTTATTGAGAATAACTCACGTCAACGTATCGATCCATCTCGTGCAAGCAACCAGATAACTCAGCGCCGCCACAGGGACTCGAACCCTGAAAGCTAGTTCCGAAGACTAGCGGTTTATCCATTAGCCTACAGCGGCAGATTAATTTACAAGCAACAGCATACAACTTCGCGTAGTCAGAGCTGTTCCGGCTTACTAATTGTTTGCAACCAAGCTTCAGCCTCAAAGTAGTCAGCCTTATGCTATCGTATGTTATATGCTACTACTTGTAAATTAGTTGTTAGCATTGAGAGGGTTTCGATCAAGATCGAAACCGGATAAGTTCCGGTAGCCCTTTCATTGTCACATCTATCAATGGTTGCCTGACAACTTATCCCTTGTGAGGGACTTTTGATTGTCGTGTGATAGCACGTCCGACGCAACAAGTCGGCGTCAATCAAAAATGTGCTACACTCTCAATGCTAACAACAACGTGCGCCCACGACGGGAGTCGAACCCGCTTGACTGTTTCTTTGACAGAGAAACGACCTAGCCGTTAGTCCTCGCGAGCAATTCTTTAGTGAAAATATTGTTGTTACTTGACATCAAAGCTTTGAATTTTTCGACTTGTCTAGCCGATAAAATGTACGACTTTTCGCGATGTGAGTAACGAACTGTTTTTCCTTGTGCGGCCTCTGCCGCCCGATCTGCTTTTGTTTTCCATCCCGTTCCATTTGGAACGGTTTCTACTGCAAACATTTTTTTGGCATATCGTGCTGGCCTAATCGTATATTCCGCAGTTATGACATCCATATCAATCCCATTCCGCCGCTTTCATGCAAACAACACTCTTGCATTTTATACTGCTTACTTTCCCGAAGTTCACTCCACAAACCTCTTGGCCCATCCTTCCAGTGCATATCATTGTCCCATCCATAAATATCATGAATGGCAACTATCTTTGCCATTGGAGAGAACGTTTCCCAATCCGATCTACATACCTCTGGCGAATGATCTCCGTCAATGTGTAGTAAATCGTATTTCTGATTGCTTGGTAATTCTACATCACTAATTACTGTTTTGTCAAGACTTGATTTTCTTATCCAGCGAACTGGCTTTGCCCACCACGCTAACTTTTTGAACTCCGGTGAGTCAAATGTGTATTCTTCGTTTTCATCAACCTCTTGATACAATTCGGTTTTTACTTTTGGATCAATCGTTGTAACCTGTGCGCCCGAAAAAGCAAACAACGCCGCTGTTGCGCCATAACCCATGCCAATTTCCAAAACTGTTTCAAGTGGAGGCAGATGATCCCATAACCATAAGAATTCATCTTTGTGTTGCATGGGCGAAAATTTATTTAAGGCGAATTTGATTGAAGTTCCGTGTCGGATACGTCTCATTGCAGAGATTTTATCACACAAGGCGTTTGATGTTTTCGTTCATTGTACGTTCACTGTTTAGACCTTGCCGCGAATCAAGTCCATTCAGTCGCCTACCAAACTCGTATTGCTTCTTAGGTGGAATCGCTTCCTGTAGTGTGATAAAGTTGATCTGCGCCGATCTTTTTCAGCTCCAGCCTTATTAGATCGCTTTCGACTGTCGGACTTACTCAAATGAAGTGGAGCTCCTATCTGAGACATTGCCTAGACCCGATTGAGTACACATTGTTTTACTAACTTGACATCGTAATTTTGACCACGCTTTGCAAATGTCCATCTACCTGTAATACATCCATCCACAATGCTTACTGTTCCTTGCACGATGATCAACAACTCGTGTTGTGTGTGCGCTTGATGGGCATCGAACCCACTTCCTTGAGATTAAGAGTCTCTTGCTGTTCCAGACTCAGCTTCAAGCGCATGTGCATCTACAGGGAGTCGAACCCTGACCAAAAGCTTAAAAGGCTACTGCGCTACCGTTACGCCATAGATGCAAACTAATAAGTGATTTCTCTTTTGTACTTGGCAACGACAAAATAACTACTGGCATAGGATGTCGATTCAAATTCAAATCGAACTTTTTTTCCGTCGATAATCAGGTATTTATACTTCGGCCATGCCTTGTTTTTGTCTGATGCAACTCGAATTAATTCAATCGAGTAAACCAGTGTGTGACCCTTTTTGATCTCCATTCAAGTTCCTTTCAAGAAATTATCAGTGCGTTGGACAGGATTTGAACCTGCAAGACGAATCGGCTGATTTACAGTCAGTTGGTGTCACCCATCACCGCTCCAACGCATAGTGCCATCAGTGGGAATCGAACCCACAACCCTCTATTCTTCAGATAGATGCTCTACCAATGAGCTACAATGGCATAATTGTACCACTTCCCGATTTTTGAGAGTAATTACTTCTCCGTTCATCTTCCTGTGAGTATCGTAGTCTAGCTTCCGAAGCGCACACAGATCGGCCAAAGCTTCCGTTTAGGGTGATACAATAAAAAACAGGTGAGTATGGTTTTTCGACATTGGTTTCTGCCAGAACACAAATACGGTAAGAGGGCGAGTCTGTTACTCCTATGTCGGTTGGCCGGATTTATGTTCCTAGTGCTACCATTTAGAACCACACTAGATAACGCTGGAATAATCCAGTCGTCGTTTTCTACTCACCTGCTATGCTGACCTCGCTGGACTCGAACCAGCAACCCTCCGGTTAACAGCCGGATGCTCTGCCATTGAGCTAGAGGCCAATGTTGTTTTTACGAGATGATCTGCGCCGATCTGCTTTTTTGATCCCGTTCTTGGCTGAATTACCAATTCGGTTATCAGTGCATAAATTGCATCGTACTTGTCGGCGGCATCGCTTGCGTTTATAGTTCATTCAACTTTCTCGACTATCCCGTACACTTTTTCTCGGAACACCCAACCATTGATCTTGCCGTGATTGTTGCCGATCAATACACTGTCCGGTTTTGTATCTACCACCAAATGCAAATACATGTTCCGCCCTACCCGAACCAGTACAACTTGCCCTTTGCTGACCTTAGAAGGTTCACAGGGACGAATTGTGACCAGTTGACCACTGTTTATGCGTCCAGTCATTGAATTGCCACGTGGACGAACCTGAACGGTTTTCTTTGCTTGTAAGTCTTTTATCGCTTGAGTAAACATGCTGACGGTAGACGAGTCGAACGTCCATAGCACTTATTAACAGTAAGTTTCACTACCATTGTGATAACCGTCAATGATGGTTTGTCGTCTTCGCCCGTTCAATCAGTTCCCATCACACAGAAGACGACAAACCATAGCCTGAGAAGTTACTGCTACCTGTAGCTTTTCTTCGTTCAGGCATCTCGTTTTTTGTAACATTGGCATCACCGATAAGCTGCGTTTTTCAAGTCCGCTGTGACTTGCCCGATACATTGAATGAAACCGTATCGTGCGCTGTGACCTATACGGGAGTCGAACCCGTCTTCTCTCATTGAAAGTGAGTGCTCCTGCCGATAGAGGAATAGGCCATGATTGTAAAACACTTTCCAACTATTATCTTGTGACCTGCCAGAGAATCGAACTCTGGTTGACTCATTGAGAATGAGTACGCCTACCATTAGCGGAGCAGGCCAAATATGCGACAGCAATTGATTGGGTAAGATTGCATAAACAATCTGTTTGGTGGTTCAAATTATGTCGCCTTATACCACTTTTTTTAGCGATGTCCGTTGTGGCTTATGCTTTGCTAAGCTTCTTGTTCGCTATTCGCCTCCGGTGTAGGCATCGAGCGACTCATTGACTGACGGATAAGGGAGCTTCGGAACACCATGCTCTTTCTGAGTTGTTAGATCACCTATCGATCCATCGCTGATTTCAGCGTTGCCCGTCCACTTCCGTAGAAGTTTCAATCAAGTCGGCAACGGTTATATTTTACTTGCGTCGCTTCCACTTGTCAAGTTGCAGGTTGACCAGATAAAAGCTGTAGATGAATTTCTCAGTCGTTCCCAATGAACGAAACGTCATGTTGGAAAACCAAAGCAATTGTTCGTTGGCCTGATCGCGAATGTTTTCAAAATCCTGTCGAGTTGCCAAAATTTCAACTACAACCCCATCCGTTTTGTGATCCTTGCTGGAGTCTTCGGCGTGTTCTGCGCCAATCTCGTAAATCTTATGACCAATGATCTGCGCCGAGTTTGCCCGAAGAATTACCTTCAAGACTTTCCACATTTCAGCCGGAGTCATGCCTGCCACTCCCGCAAACAATAGCGCAAATGGTGTTACAAACAAAAACAAAATCAATAACACCAACGTAACGATCTTTGTGGTAATTTTAAGTCCGGCCTCAATCAATCCGATAACAATCAGACTTGGCAGACCAATCACCCACAAAGCCAACTGTAAAATTCCAGCGATAGTTTTCATGTTCAAGTTCCTTTCGAGAGTTTATAGAAATGCTTTCAAAGAAATCAATGTGCCGGACACTTTCTCTTAGCGTTTAGCCGACCCGTTACTTCGGCCATTTCGTGATTCGCCGCCTTGCTCTTTCTTCCCGCTAAGGAAAATTTTTCAGGACTACCCTGCAATGGCAAGGCCAGAGGATTTCTTTGAAAGCGTTTCTAGTCAAGCGAATGCACGTTTGTCGTTGCAGGGAATTGAACCCACCGTTCCGCTTGACCCGTCTTGCCCATGAAGCAAAACGTTTGTGCAACTAACAGGACTCGAACCTGTGAACCTTTTCGATGTCAACGAAACGCTCTAACCAACTGAGCTATAGTTGCAAGCACCGTTACTCTCTACGGGGAAGTCACACCACTCGACTCGGTTGCGTTGGTTATTCGGGTTTCTGCCCGACCAATATGCAACGTCAGCATCAGCAGGTGTCTCTTTATGGCTGACCATAAGTTGATCGCGCAATTCTCGGTGAACACATAAAGATACTATGCCATCAACATTCCGATAACGTTCGGATTTCGGATGGACGCTACCCATCATTAAGCAGGTCTAGGTAGAAAGATTTGAACTTTCGATCCCTACGCTCCAAACGTAGTGCTTTACCGAACTCAGCTATACCTAGATAATCCAATTTCTATGAACTCTAAGATTCTATGCTATTGGCAAACAGTCGATAATTCCTTGAACCTCTGTCGGTTGGTTGCATGGTGACTTGTTCCCGCCGCATTCCCTTAAGTCTATGCGGTAACTTACGGTTCATAAAAACGACAAGTCTAATCTTTATGAACGTTCACTTCTATGCAATTACGCGTCCTATGAAGTGCGAACAGTCTCGTGTACCGATGAGAGGAATCGAACCTCCAACCTTCATCTTATCAGAATGATACTCTAACCGTTGAGTTACATCGGCATGTGTTTCTGATTATACTGGATACGAGAATGTTGTCAAGTAACAAATACGGTCAGACGGTTTTATCAACGTTTGTGGCGTTGCTGATACTCTATCTTAAGGGTGTTCCCGCACCCGCTGAGTACCATGCTCCACTAATCGGCGCAATGCCGACCAGCAGGGCTTGAATGGGAAGTTCCTGACCTATGTAAACAGATACCGCAATCTATTACTTTACAACATTCTCATATCCAGTAATGTCCAAGTCAGATTAAATTGGACTTCCCTGTTTGTAAATCAACAACACTCTTTTATAATCTCCCTCTCAGTCCAATCCAATGAACTAAGTCGGCTTTGTGTTGTTCAGGTTATTTGGGAGCTGTATGAGACTCGAACTCATATCTTCTTTAGGCGAAGTCGGGACGCATGGCCTGTTATGCTGACAACTCCATAAATAATTATCTCTCGCCGCAAAACAAATCGTCAAGCCCTATAGAACTTGCCGAGTGTGTCTAAAGTCAAGGTGGATTTTTCGACCACCGTCTTGGGATGTAAGCCCACGTACTTTGGTGTTTAGTCGATTGACTCCCTGTTGCGGATTGTTGGAAACAGTTGTCTTGGCCTCTTTCAAGTGGAGTTCAAAGCCGCAGTCGATATTCAATAGCATTTCGCAAAACTCAATCCACTTTTGCTTTGGGTATCCTGCTTCGACTGAACGTTTAGCTCTCTCGTTTAAAAATTCTTTCGTGACAATCATGTGTTTGTCTTTCTATCGTCGTTTATCTAGGGGATTGGGAACTAAAACAAATACCTGAACCACTTCGTGCCAAATGGGGGTTTTGCGTAACAAATCCAAGACGACTGAACTATCTTCGTTCTGAACAATCATGCCGCCCCGATCCATGCATAGATATTGTCCATCGGCCAATTGATTGCGTGAGTTAGTGATAATCCATTTCGATCCAATTGGATATGTTTCGGGACACGCCAGAGATTTGTTGTACCATTCTCTGGCGTCCGATCCTGCCGCCATGACCCACCAGTGATCGGGATCGAAACAGTTGATTGGTCTTGTATAGCACAAGGCCGGATTGTACCAACTCAAGTGGGCAATGATTGCTAGGGCAATGAAGTTCATAAAGTGTCGGGATGGTTGGATTTGAACCAACGATTCCTCCAGTCCGAGTGGAGAGTCTTGCCATGCTCGATCACATCCCGATGAATTATTATACCCCGAACAACCCCAATGCAATGTGATACCCTGCAACCAGCAGGCCAATCAAAGCTCCGGCCAAGAAAAAACACACGATCAAAGCCAGTATTAAAATCCAGACAACAAAAAAAGCCCTGATTGATTTTTGGATGTTCGCTTTATTGTACGACCATGCCATCCGAATTTTCCACGAAAACTGAACCAGCAGTCGAAACGGGAAGGCTATAACCCGAACAAGCAACCAAAACACCCATGATAGAGCAGACTTTAATTTAGACATATCAACCTTTCTATTGCAAACATAATAACACTACACATTTGAGTTGTCAAACTCGACCTGAGACTTACTTGGTCTAAATGTCAATTCCCTGAATGCTCTACGACCCGTTGCGCCAATCCTGATGCATCCTAAAATGTAAGTATTTTCCTCAGTCAAATCCAAGTAGATAGATCGAATCTCATATTCATAACCCGCACGAATAATTTTCTGCCCAACTTTATAGGGACAGTGTTCTTGAATGTACTGTCGTTTAATGGACGAAATCTGCGAATCTATTTTTTCTTTCTCGTGCATCAAGGTATCGATCTGTGATTTCATTTCAGTGTAATCCATGTTAAAATCCACCTATGAAGAAAAAATTTTTGAGTTGGATTGTGCCCGTTGTTGTGTGCGGTATCTATTTATTGCTGGTCTTGTGCTGTGCTTGGTTTACAGTTTTTCCGGCGCTGTCTCGTTGTAGACACTTGTGCCTGTAATAAAAAAGCAACTCAGTCGTGAGTTGCTTTAGTACAGGTGGAGGGACTCGAACCCCCGACTTCCTTTTTGTAAGAAAGGCGCTCTAACCGCTGAGGTACACCTGTATAGTCGGAATGACTGGATTTGAACCAGCGACCCCTTGCACCCCATGCAAGTGCGCTACCGAACTGCGCTACATCCCGATTAACAAAATTGTATCACAAATTGAATAACTGATTCGATATTACCCCCGCAATTGGGACACCATTTTAGTGTTTCAAGATCGCTTTTTGAATTATACAAAACATCGAGTTGCCCATTCAGATGATTTTGCTTCAACACCCACTCGAATTTATCGCCTGCCATCCAAAAGTCTCGATGCGTACAATTTGGCCGGAGATCACAAAAATGATCTGAGTGATGAATATACTGAAACTGGCGATTGAGAAAATGTGTCATTCTTTTTTTTGTCAGGATGACTGGACTCGAACCAGTGTCCCCTACGATCCAAACGTAGTAGTCTGCCGCTGACGTACACCCTGATTATTGTTCTGGATATAAAATTCTAACTCGTTCTTCTGATACTTCGGTTAGCCATCCCAAACTCTGATAGTGATTTGAAACAACTTCCAAAATTTCATCGATGGTCATAATAAGATTGTCTTGAGACGCGGATGACCATAAATTGAAAATGGTTTGTACGTGTACTGATGCAACACATGCACGTGGTTTTGGTTTGACTGTATCAGCGCGAAAAACTTTTTGGTCAAACTCAATAGTGAGCATCCCTTCAATTTGCTGACGCTGTTGATCTTGTTTTTTGAGAACGGATTGCCACTTCTGTGCCGCCATATCTGGTGTCATATTGTTTTCTTTCTGTGGACGATACGGGAGTTGAACCCGCGACCTTTTCGTTGCGAACGAAATGCTCTCCCAACTAAGCTAATCGCCCAAAAACTTCAAATTCTATGTTCTGTTGTTCAAATCAATCGGTTGCAAAGCCGATAAGACATACCAACTAAATTATTAAGCGACACATTTCTGTGAAAGGATTTTTCCTTCACGCCACCGACCACTAGCTGTAAGATTCGGGACGACTCACGTGGGTTAAGAAGCATTACTGCTTCAAAGCATTCGCTCGTATCTCCCACTTGTGATGCTCTATGTCATTGGTATTGTTCAACCTAGACCAGCGAAAGTGTATAGTCTAGTGCGCTACTGTTATGGCAACAGTTTTTACGCGATGATTATAACGAATGTTGATGATCAGTCAATCACTCGCCCTGAACAACAGAATATAGAATTTGAAATGTGCATGTCTGCAAGTTTTTCCTCTGCGCCACATCGTTTCGGCTCACGCTTCCCTAGTGACGGAGTGTGGTTATTAGATAGCAGACTTGAAAACCCTACTTCCACTTGTCTCTTACAAGCTTTGCCTCATGTTATGGGAGTGCGGTTACAGAGGCGCACCCTTCAACGCGATTGTCATTGGACTGACAAGCCCATCGCGCATAAACCAATTTATGAAATCTGCTCGAAAATCTTCGCCTAGTGTTCCGATGTTTTTCTCTGACCAAACCAGACCAGACAGATAGGACACAGATATTATTAATAATGATGCAATCACTATCTTTACGTTGCATCATAGTGGACAGAATGGGAATCGAACCCACAACAGGAATATTGCAAGTATTCCTCGCTCCCTTAGAACATGCCTGCCCAAAAACTACAAATACCCAACGTACTGACTTCCGCTGTTAACAACAACCAACACATCACCAACTACAAAATCAAATTCCGCTCCGCCTGCTTGATGAAAAAGCTTTGTTGCCCTTTGATTGATTGGTAGTTTTTTTAGTTTTCCGTCTTCATCGACCAATAAAACTTTCCGGTTGTCATTGAGTTGAATGGGTTGAAAAACTTCACACCCAATCAGAGAGTAGATTTGATTCAAGTCAAATCTCCCGTTGATTGGTTCAACCATCCGCTCCGATCTATCAGCCTTGAGTAACAATGCTTTCATGTGTTATTATTTCTTTCCTGTGGACAATATGGGACTCGAACCCATGATCTTCTCAATGCCATTGAGATGCGTTCCCAACTACGCTAATTGCCCGAACCTCAACGATTATAGCAGGCTTTACTCTGATGTCAAGTATCTTTTTCTCAATTCGTTCAGGTGATCTAGCATTTCATCACCCATGTCGTCAAGTTCCCATTTTTCAAAAGTGCGAGTTCGATGAAGATAATGGATAATCTTTCTGATAATGCCGCCATAATCACAATACAAACAGCGCGATACATCGTTTTCCCATTTGCGCTTTGGATTGTCCGATCTTTTCAATACATATACAACCGACTCGCGTAAATTGCCGATACGTTGCAAGTATTCTCCGGTTGATACTCCAAGCACTGGAGTTCCATTAGGCGCAACAATCCACCTATAAGCAGTTTTTAGTCCGTATGGAGCGGCAACTTTGAATTTATTTTTCATAGATATAAATCTCGATCTGCGCCGATCTCTCAAATCCCTTTACTCTTGAAATCGCATCCCGTTTCTGGTTGGTTCTTGATTCGCCCGATGAGACAGGGTATTGTATCTTCCATCGATTTCAACTTATCAAAAACACGCAGATCGCTTGGCTTGTTATACTCATTTGACCGTATTTTGTCAAGAACTAATTTTCAATGTAACGCTTCTGCCAGAACCGAATGATGTCCGCTAAAACCCAAAAGAATACGGTGATAGGCCAGAAGACAGATAGCGCAACGCGGACACTCAAAGCAACAAAAAAATCGTATTTCGATTCGACAGATGTATAGGCCACAGTGTAAATAATGCTTGCTATTACGTTAATGATTGAAACCATAACAACGCCCAAAAGAAAATTTACCATGTCTACCTGCTTTCTTTATTCAAAATTTTGATTGCGAAGAAATGCTTTGACGATGCGGCGTGTTCGGCGTGAAGCTCGATCTTTGCCGTTTTGGTGAGCGGTTGGCGAACCGTAGCAGATTTTTGTAGTGTCAGTGTGTCGGCGGTTGACGATCTTTTGAGTACGGGCAATGTGGTCGCTCATAAATCCTTATCGCTTTCTTGTTCAGCCTTGTTTTCCAACCATTGTTCGGTTTGAATTTTGTAAAATATGCCAACGACCAGCGGTAGGAGTTCCCAAAAGTTGTTGGTTTCACCAAGTTCAACTGCATCAACGTCATCGGGTTCATCCCAATGAGTGCTCCGCAGTGTTTTCAAGGCATACACTTCCCACTTCGGAGTTGTAGTGTTCTTCACAAACGATTTCTGTTCAACACGAGAAAAAGCAATCCGACATACTTCGTATATTCCATCTGCCGATACAACAATTTCTCCATCGGCAACCAAAAACTTGATCTTGTGTCCCATAGCCGCCACCAATTCATTGAAATATGTAGCGGTATGTTTGAGAGTTTTCAGAATTTCTGGATAAGTTGCGTCAGGCCGAGGAATGTATTTTGTAGTGTTCATGCAGTTATTGTGGATCAAAATGATATATTTGTCAATTACCAATTTTTGCGCTGATATTGGATGGATTCAGCGATATGTACCGCCGAAAGATGGTTGACGCTTGAGTATAAAGCCGAGAGAGATGCAATACTGGTTGCAACATGCTTGATTGCTGGTAAACGATACGACATATGAGATTGTCTGTCCCATGCCTGTAATAGAGATTGTCCCGAATCCTCAATGAGATTTGAATCGATCTTAGATAATTTATCTCGTGCTCTTTTAGATCGACTGACAATATCAGCGATCTTTTCTGTCCTGTTTTGATGAATATCTAGTCGTCCATCAGCATCATGAATTTCAATCCATAAATGATACACACTCAATGCTCTTTGAAAATCGCGTTTACGCTCCCACGACTGAATTTGTCTAACCGAACATGTACACGAAGCAACTGCGCTTCGGAAGTTGCCGCAAGGACAAGGTTTGACATGATAAACCGCCAGTTCCTTATCAAGAATCTTGGTTGCCTCTGCTATGATCGATGCCCATACATTGCCATAAAACACAATAGGGGAGTTTTGAACTAAAGCAACTTCAACCGCCCGACGACTCCAGTTGAAGCAACTCGGAATTTCATCCCATGTACGAGAGTTTCCATTGGTAATAATTGATCCACAGCATTTACAGGTTGTCATGATCTTCTCTTTTGACTATATTATGGAATCGTCCATTCAATTTCTTGGGTTTCAAGTTCTCTAAGGCCAACAAACATTGTTTTTCCGAATCGAGTTTGCTGACTTTTGTGGTGATGACCAAAAACCCACAACTCTGGCTCATGAAATTCATATAGTGCATTCAATAAAACTCCGGTCGAGGATCGCTTGATGACATAGGTCATAAAATGCGACTTGAAATGATCTGGACAATCATGAGTGATAACAATTTTTGGCTTAAATCTTACATACAGATTGTATGCCTCTTGCATTTGCGTGTAATTCAATTGTTCATCCGGCCACCAGTCAACACCAGTAGTACGCTGACCAACATCAATTGAAGCTGCGCCCGAAACAAAGAACACTCCGTTCCAAACGCCAAAGTCGCCAGCATAATGACTGTCCTTTTTAGCTAAACTTGGATCGTCATGATTGCCGCGAATGAAACGCCAATCGCCTTTGATGTTGGGCTTACGATTCCGTAGTCCAAATCCAAAGTCACCGACCTGAAACACAGGCATCGTTGCCTTTTCAGCAATCGACTTGAATTGATCCCACTTGCCGTGTACATCTCCGACCATAACAGCATTCATCTTCATGTAAAATTTTCCATCTTTCGGTTAAACAAAAATGACCACTCTCTGAATTATATGTCCATTCGACTATATAGTCCAGAGGGTAGTCGTTTCAAGAAACGGTTCAGGCCACATTCCGTTTTTTAGTGTAGAGTCAAGCAGTTCTGTTCGTCACAGTGTCCGCTCTGTTCCAAGATCGAGTTACCCCAATCATCCTACACTTTACCCCGCTATCCTTGCGTATCGTTGTGCTTACGATGTCGCTTAGTTTCTTTTTGTGGGTTTAGCCCAACCCACTCAGGTTTACGAAATCTTCTATGCACTCGCCGCGCCTGATGCCCAACGGTTGCAAGCCGCCGAACATCCTTCACTCGTTGCACATATCAAAGCTCGTGGCCTTGATTCACCGATTGGTTACGGTAATGAAGGGGTATCTGTAAATCTCGTACACCTACAGGACTTTATTTTTGCGATTGCATTTGCTTAAGAGGCCAAGCCTGAGCTTCAGGCAGAGTTTTTCCAATTGTGCGTGATGTATCCTGTCGGGTTGTAGACACTTTTACGCATCCCTTTACCACACCACACATTTTGCCGCCACTGATTTGCTGTCAGTAACCGCTTAACTTTCTGGCAAGTTCCGCTAGGAGTGATGCCGATTGTCTTGTAAGCGCCCGTCTTGCGAACGAACTTGTTACCCTCTATCTTATTGTTTTGTCTTTCGGACTCACCACCTTTTCAGTGGGCTTAGCTGTTCAGTAGCCTGCAATTTCTTGCCGACCACCTACACCAACACAAGCGAAGATAGTTCGTCTAGTTGAGATTTGCATCCGGCAGACCATTGGTATCCGCCTTTATTACCCTTACGGGTTTTATCTAAGGGAACTAGATGTTCCCTCCGCCTTAGAGTTTCAATCTCAGGTTTCAGCTTGCTTTCGCTTGCTTCCTCCCTTGATTTGGGTATGCACTACCCCACTCCAATTTGGATATGTTACTGATGGAGAGTTGAACTCCATTAGCGCCCTCAGTAATTTTTGTAAAGTTCAGGCCAACAGAAAAAAATTATAGTCGCTTTTGCTATCCTGTCAAGGATCAATTTCAAGATTACTTGCGTTATCGTACCACCGAATTTATCAGAAAACGGATGATGCCATTCAAACAAAGTTCATGACCTTTGCCTACTCAGACAAGACCACAGGTTGCACCCATTCTTATGCCTCCGCGAACGCGGTATGCTGGATTTCTACATCACAGAGTATACAAATGGCATCAACCGTTTTCTGGTAACTTTCCAAATGGTTCGATATATTTCAAGTCCTCAACCTTGATGTGAACGGTTTTTCCAAAACCCGACAAAACTAATTCCTGCCCGTTGCGAATGACAAGTTCAAAATAATCCCATCGGGTTAATCCGTTGTCATTCCATGTGACTTTCAATCCCACGCTAATTTCCATTAAACACCTTTGGTAATTTGATCTTAACCAAATCCTTCACATTCCAGCACCACAAACCGTTAATCGGATTGTTCAATACAACTCCGCCCTTTTTATTGATCATAAACCGAGCAATGGTCGTTGTCCCTTGATTCCGAAAACCCTTTACATACACCGTGTCGCCCAAATTGAGTTTTGACATTGCCGCGTTATCCTTTCGGTTGTGTTTTTTGTAAGATTGAGCCTGACAGCGTTCCTACTATCAGTGCGCTTGCCAACCCTGCTTATCGGGTTGCCACTCCATTGTTCGCTCCACCGTTCTATCTGGCTGGCTGAGTGGTATATCAGAACTTGCGTACTCGCCGGACTTGCGCCCGTCTCTCTCAATCTCTCTCTCACTTACAGAAGACAGTATAGACGCTTATGAACTAAATGTCAATAGGTAAAACTTAAAAAATTGAGTGCGGCCAACTTGTTATATTTGTCTGGCTACCAAACCTCATTCTAGTCGAAGATCGACCTTTACAGTATCAATGTGCTTGCGAAACTCTTTGTTGCGTTCCTTTCCATCTGGATCATCAGGAAAATACACTACCGCCACAATATCTCCGTTTCTAATCGATCCACGATGCTTATAAGCGTCAGCCACTTCGACAACATAATAGCAAATCGGCTTATGTTGTTCGGTTGCTCCTAAAATTTCATATACACATGTTCCGCCAAAGCTATCTAGGTATGCACAACGATGGTAACTAGCACGACTCAGATTTTGCAAGTCTTCGGCGGAATATCGATTATGAAATTTTTGAACAATTCGCAAATCAGAACTTGGCATAAGTATTTACTCCTGTGCGACCATATTATAATAATAAATCCAAATTGTCAAGTGCTGTATATTCCATCATCAAATGGAACTAGATTAAATGTTTTGATTGGCAACCGCCAGAAGATTGATAGCATGTCTCACACAATCTGCCTGTGCTGTCGTAAACGGAACATGTTGTTCGCAAAGCGTAACAACGACATCGCCCTTGTCAATATGGGTGTGATCATCTTTTGATTTTTGTGTTAAGTGAATCATTAAAACCTCACCATAGGTTGCTTGATAATAGATCGCTTAGACCAGTGTTCACCAGTAATGAAATCTGAACGTACCATTTTGAATCGATGTGTGACTGATTTTTTATCGGCGCAGACCGACAGATAAACACCCTCTCGCTTAGTCGATCCATAGGCCGATTTTTGGTGACACAACTTCGACAATTCTTCATACGATCCCTTGTTTTCAAGTTGTTCAACAACTGACCATCCAAAGTTTTCTAGTAGCGATCTAGCCAGAGCACCTTTAATAAATATCTTTTGTTCCGGCAAATAAATATCATAACTCAAAAACGGAACAGTTAAAGTGTCATAAACAATTGAATGAACCGCATACAACCACTCTCCGTAAATTACCAAAGGCTCACCTGCGAACTTTTCCATTGCCTTTAGTGCTTCAATTCGCTTGTAAAAATACGTCCATGTTGGCGCAAATTGTCGGCCTGCCGCCCCGCGACTGAGATAACCTTTATTGAGCACGTGATTTCGGTTGCGGATACAAAGATTACCATCAACAATTCCAACTCCCAATTGTGCCCCGTCTACTTTTTCAGTTGTTGATACGACAACTGCCGGATCAAAAATAATGCTTGCCTGAACTTGGGTAGCAATTAGGTCATCACGAGTGGCGTTAGGGCGAAATGGAAGATGTTTTGTTCTTGGAAATTCAACAATCCATGTTTGCCCAATCTCTTTTAGATTGTCCATGTCAGTAAGCTTTCTTTCTGATTCCATTTGTGCAATCGCGTGTAGGCTGTAGTGTCCGTCACGTACAAGACGATCTCTGGAACGTCTTTGACTGAATGAACGCTCCATTCAACTTCAAACATATCAACAATTGATGGACGTCCGGCTACAGGTGGAGTGCAAAACATTTGATCTTGTCGGATAATACATTGAAGCACTCCCCATCGATGTAAATCGACTAGCAGTGCTTCAATTTTGTTATTGAACGCTGTCGGTTTCAAGGTAGTTCTTGTAAAGCGCAACCGTTTTCTTGCTGATTGCGCCTTGAATAGCTTTGGATTCCACGATTTCGCCATGCGCCTCTCGGTACACATCCTCAGTCATGGCCTTTATTACCGTTCCCATCAACTTCATATCTCGTGTTCCGGTAATCTTGTCCAAGACATGCTGGAGTCTGGTTTCCGTAACCCATTCCTCTGCAACTTCATTGGCATCGGACAGGACTTTCAGTTCATCCTCATTCAGAGTTCGCGGAGTCTTTGTTTCAGAATGTTCTGGACGCTTGTGTTTGGCTACAATTCGCTCGCCGTTATTCAGTCGTGCTTCAAACAACGGACGCAAAACCACACCTTCGCGATATTTGCCAGAACCCATTCCGACGCGGATAGCCTGAACCGATTCGGCGTCCCGTTCAGCATCAATGGCTTCAATCGTTACCGGAATGCGCTTGTAAGATACGAATTCCAGTCCAAGTCGATTCGCTGTGTCTTCGGCCTGTGGCACAGACAAGAAAACATCGCCAACCTTGACATCAAAAACAACAAAGCGTTTTTCCTCTCCATACACCTTGCTCATATGGTTGATCGATCCACCGTAGAGCTCACCAAACACAGACATGCTTTCGTTGTTGTATTGCTTGTTCAGTTCCACGAACTTTTCTACAATAGACTTGTCGATAATGTTTGAGAATTGTTCTGGCGACAATAGCCCACCGTCAAAACTAACATCAACTTTGCCAGTTCCAATCTCGGCGGTAAACTTAATTTCGGCGGAGCATCCATGTATCTTTTCGAGTGCATAGACTTCCCGAAACATAAAGAGAAGTTCTTTTACATGTGGCTTGTAAAGATTTTCGATGTGTGCGTATCCCATGTTATGAATCCTTTATGCCGCAAAAACAATTTTGTTGTAGTGAACCAAGTCATTGATGCAAACAGAATTGCGATACCAATGACGACCTGCCAGCGTATCAGTAACGAAATAAATCACTGCCTCAGCACCTGCATCGACAGCTGCCTGAGACGCTTGTGATAAAGTTTTTGTTTTGGCGATTTGCGTCCATTCATCAAATTCGTCTTCGGGCGGGAGCTTAACGTAAGTGAGATAGTATTGGCGTTTCATATTAGTCGAGACTCCTTAATTCAATCAAGTTTGTAATCACAACGTTAGGATTATCTCTTTCTTTAGCCAGCAAATCGATAATGTTTTGTTTGACGAGTTCAATTGCGGTTTTGTTGTCTAGCCCTGTAGAAGTAATGTATGCATTACCGACTCCGTTTGATGTGTTATCTACCCATGTATAGGCCACATAATAGAACTTCATTTCAGCTCCTTTTGTCCGTTGTTGTGAATAATGCGAATAAGATATTTACCCAAAAACAATTTCCTTTCCACGACCCACACACCAAATGGCAGAGGCAGGGTTGCGCCAACCTTATATTCAATCGGCTGACCACCAGCATGAAACCCTTCGGCGGACATCATGGAAACAGATTTTTGTTCACCGTTCAAATAAAACGTATAGTCCGATCCTTCGTCAAGATAAAGATTGTCTCGATATTCCAAAGACAAAGCACGAGTACGATGGGTTTTGATCAAATCTAAAACACGATTCTTTACTTCGGAAGGAATTTCGCTTTTTCGGAGATTAGCGATTGATAGTTTCATTTTTTCTGGCCTCAATTCGAGAATCGATTTGTTGGCAGGCATCATTCAAACTATCTGCTCCGCTGTCGTTGAATAACCACGATCCATACCAACCCGACGCGACTGATGGATTGCGACGAATAATTACACCACGATACAAATAGCGTCCTGCTTCAATTTTCTTTGGCTTATCGGTTTTAGATGTCATGAGACAAATATAGATCAAAAAAGCCTCTTTGTCAAGAGGCTTTGTCTCATTCCTAAATGAGACACAATGAAACGAACCTGAGCCGGATACGAGAATCGAACTCGTGACCCTCTTTTTACGAAAAAGATACTCTACCAACTGAGCTAATCCGGCAGATTGTCCCATATTCCCTGTCCATAGTAGGATAAGACTCCTGCTATAAATTGTTGATGGGACACTGAGCCAATGAAGGGACTTGAACCCTTAACCTTCTTCTTACAAGGAAGTTGCTCTACCATTGAGCTACATCGGCTTAATCGTGGCGTAAGGTTGATACATGTTGTCGGAACTATGGTCTATTTCAGTTTAGGACTTTATAACAAGAGCGGCTGATGGGACTCGAACCCACGACATTCTCTTTGGCAAAGAGATATTCTACCAACTGAATTACAACCGCATGGCAAAATTAGCATAATGCCGGATGTGTTGAGGATTAGTTTTTTGACCTCATGATCCATGTGTGCCTAAGCAGTATAGATCAACGTCAGGACTCTGTATTCAACCATTTCGCAACGTTAGTCACTCGTGCTATTCTCTGAGCGGATAGCGGGAGTCGAACCCGCGTCTTAAACTTGGAAGGCTTTTATAATACCGTTATACTATACCCGCTTGTTATTTAGTTTGCCCGATAATATACCCGATCTTTACGTGCGCTCATTCGATTCAAGAAATCGGTGTTGCTCTGAAAGTGTTGTTCGGTAAAAAAATGTAACCGCTTCGCAAGTTTATTGTATCGCTTCTTGCCGTTGACAACACGATAAAAATTTACAATTACGGGCGCATTCGGATGCGTTTCAGCACCAATGATTTTACCGTTAGTGTCCACTTCAAACTTATCGGTATATTTCATATGACCCTCACGCAAATTATTCTACCTGACTTGATAAAGCCTGTCAAGTAGAATAATTATTTAGGCCGCAACTGGTTCAATGATTTTTACTTCGCAGTCGTCCTCACGAACATAGACGCTTTTGCCCTCAACTTCAATCACGTAGATTGTTTCCAGTTCACGAACCACCGGAAATGTTTGACCCACCAGATTCACGTACTGATCACCAGCTTTTGCAGAAACAATTTTGAGTTCCATGTTCGGTATCCTCTTTCTGTGAGATAGTGGAAGTTGAGATTATTATGGATCGGTTATATTTTTTTGTCAAGAACCAATCTGCGCCGATCATACCCCCGATTCTGTTTAGGTTGTCATCTTTCTCATCGGGTTGATGGTATATCCTAGTGCGACTGAGTGTTATTCTGTCGTACCGTTTATACTGCGGTTCTACAAGATAAACCGTAGCCTATCTTGCGCCACCTTGCGATCCCCTGTCCTGTCGCCTATGCAAGCAAGTTACCTTGACATGCCGGACGGGTATCACCGTCCTTTTCACCCGTTACTCTTTCGAGCGGAATGTTCTCTGTTGCCGTTGACATCAGTTCAGTCGAACTGTCCACACTTGCTGTTTTCATGTGGAGGGTTTTCAGGATTGCTCCTGTATCGTCGGGAAGTTCCTAACTCTTTCGAGCTCGACAACTTGATCTGCGCCGATCACGTTGATATTACCCTAGTTCAGCAACTAAGTCAAGGAATGTCTTTCGATGTCGATCTACATATGCAAACACAATGGGTTTGTCGCAGTATAATGCCTCAACCGCCAATCGGTGATTTGAACGACCTGAATTAGATTGTGATAGAACAGAGAAGCAGACTTGAGGTTTTTCCAATGTAATAATTTTGGATAACGATCCTGCGGTTAGAGCATACAGAGCAAAAACAGCTCCAAAAAAATTTTCGTTACGTGAGCGGAAATTAATTGATTCAACTACAACACTCAGGTCTGTGTTAGCAACTCTACAGCATCTAAGTTCAGGCGGTTTGCTCGGTGAAAACGAATGACTACTTGATATCAAATATGGGTACAACAAAAACGCAAAAATCGTTTGGTGGAATTACCGTATCAAATCCTATGGAAATACCAGTTTCATTCATGAACATCACGAAACCTTTCGATGATCTTTACAGAGATTACCGCATTCGCCACACAGAGTCCGGCCACATGTCTTGCAAGTATGTTGTGAGGCAACAGATGTCAAGTTGGCACATCCTCCACAACTTATTACAGTGCTCAACATTTGCATTAATTCTTGCAAAGTAACGTTTGGATCGGAATTTCTTGCATCATTACGAACATTTCGGTATGGCATGTTAGTTGTCCTATAAAAGTTTTTGAACACTACTCCAAATCAGTCTACCAAGAAAATAAGGCCAAAGGCAGGCAGACATCAATATCATCGCAAACCACATATGTCGTTCACGCTGTTGATTTATGTGCCTAATAAACCATAGCGGATCATCTAGAATCATCCGAATCATTACTCCTGTCGCAAAAACCAAGCCAATGATCGGATACCACACAATGCTTGTCTTCAAAATTTCATACACATACTTATTGAACATATTTATACTCGATTTGGTCTGAACTTATCAAACAACACGTAATCTCGACTAATGTCCAAACGCTGGTTGTCATATTCTTCAAGATGATCGACTCGAAATCCACACTGATGAAAAGCTATGGCAAAAGCACGTTCAGAGGCGCAAAGTTCCGCTCGATTTTTAGGGTTGCGCGGAAATTTATTGTTGTTCGCCAGACCCTGCATTGCCTGATGAGTGGCGTAAAAAATTGGCCCAAAGATTGCGTTGGGCGAATGATTATCCTTCCCGTACTGCGATTCAATGTACTCGCGTTCTTGTTCACCATAATCCATTGGAAAATCGATCCATGCAACAACATCGCCTTTTGACTGAAAGGCCGGAAGAAAATTTGTTTTTGCCCTCATGGAGTCGTGCATAAAAAAATACGAGTCGTAATCAGGATACCATCGATATGCCCATTTATATGCGCCAACACAATATCCACCATAAATTTCATCGACCTGTATATCTTGTGGCAATAGATCGAGTTCGTTGGACGTTGAGCCAGTATCTATAACGACAATATCTTTCCGATCATGCCACTTCAAGCTATCCAGCAAAGCCGGAATGTACCGCGATCCATTGTGATGCGCGATGACAATGAGGGTGTTCATTAGAATCGTTTTCCATCTAAATCTTTACGGGCATCGCCCCTGCCGTTAGGTAAGGCATGAAACTTATGAAGCGCCCAAAATCGAGTATCACCAAAAATCCAGTCGATGCCGTTTGTTCGATTTGATTGCACAGTGTCCAAGCTGCAAAAGTCAGTAAGTTGTATATTTCGTCTAGCTTGTTCGTTGTAGCAATGCATTGTTCCATCCCATCCCCGATAGCCAAGAAACCTGTAGTCGTGGGTTTCCCAATCTTTTGGAAGGCAAGCAGTTACATCCCACGCATCCGCACGATCTAAAATTCTGTCAAACGATCTACCTGAGAGTATATAAGTTTCAAGATCGTTGACATCTTCTCTGACATCGAACTTGCAAAAACTAACATAAAGAGGCTGATGTACGTTCTCAAATAAATTCGCAACTCTCTGGATAGTTTTATCTCCTAACACAAAATCGGCCTTATGTGTGAAATAGAAGTCCGATCCATCAATGTTGCTGATTTGCCACTGTAAATCAGCTAGAGTCGAGTCGGTAGGAACGTCTGGATTGATAAATCTAAAACTCCGAAACATGCCATGCAACCGAGACTGAATTCCATCGAGCAATCTCTCGGAATTTTCCCAATAACGCGACGAATTGTACAACACGAAGTCAAACTGATTGCTATCGAACGTCTGACTTACTATGCTATCGATAGCCGAATACAAATTTGAAATCGTGAGTGTTTCAAAAACATGAAAGATATACGTACCATTTATCATGGTTTACGCGCCTTAACAAATACCCAACGATTGTTATTGTGAGCGTATTCTTGATTGATATATTCCCATTCAGGTCTGCTTATTGTTTCAATCACTTCAAACCCAATGCGTGTCAAGTCATTTATCAAATCTTGTTCGTTATCTACGCTAAAATCGTACCCTCCATTTGTATTTGGCGCATCCCATTTGTCTTCATGATAGTCAGCGATATTATATCGATCTCGCGGCAACGGATATTTAACAACTTGAAACGAGAATAATCCGCCCGATTTCATCACTCGAAAGATGTCAGTTAAAATACTCAGTCGAATTGACCACACGGCGATGTGTTGAAGAACAATGGTTGACATTACAAAGTCATATTTTTTACTTGGGATACCACCAAGATCAACGCCTGAGACGGGGTAAAGTGTAAAACCGGAAACACCACGTTCCGTCAATAAACGATGTGCTTCATACAAGTTGTTTCGCGCAATGTCGCAACCATCGACAAATTTCCACTTTGCTAAACGATACAGATTGGCAATATTTCGTCCAGTTCCACAACCAAAGTCTAGGGCGGTTTTACCAGTCCAGTATTCTGGATTGGTTGTGATGTCTGATAATAGAATTCCGTAATAATCTGGATTGTTATTGTGGCCGCGATGATCCTCCACTGCCATTATCGTCGCGTTTTCTTCGTAATATTTTTTCTGCATTTGTGTATATGAGTTATTGGCGTCCATGCAGTAAATACCTTTCAAGGTCTTCGGGAGTTCCAAGTCCATGTGCACAATAATCTGGAATTTCGTAGTGATAAATTCGCTTGCCAAGCAAAATCATTTCATTGAATACAGGTGCAACATAGAATTCATTGCGATGCCGCATGTTATACCTGATAGATTTCACAGCCGCTGAACAAAAATCAGAACCACGCCGAAAATAGTAAATTCCAAGAGTGGCAAGATTTGAAATGACAACTTTTTCAGCAACTTCATCAACCAATATTCCTTGCTTATCCAAACGAACATAACTCCATTTGTCGGCGCTTGATCGAAACGTGATAATACCGCCATCCGCGTTGTTCTTTTGACAATACTCAACAAATCCATCAACCGAAGAATCGGTCAGTTGATCGGAGTTAGCAATAATTAAAGGTTGATCGTTATTGATAATACCAGAGGCCATTAATACAGTACACGCCGCGCCTTGTGTGAGGCCGGAAACTTTTATGATGTTGTAGGTTGCATTGGGAATGATATTGCGATCTCGCATTTCCTGCTGAATATCTTGAGCGCGATCAAGGTGTTCAGTTCTAACCAGCCAAACTATGTTGTTATGATTTTTGGATGATCTAACCGAGACGTTGTTGGTCACACGCATAATCATGGGTTGACCATCGACTAAAATGAATGGTTTTGGATCGGTATAGCCTGCATCCAAAAATCTTTTTCCCGCGCCCGACATGGGAATCACTATATTCATAATAAGCCCTTTCGCACGAATAATCCACTATGAACTTGAGGATAGGTTACTTGAATGCATTGAGCACCAGCACCTAGTGCGGCCTGAACACCGTATTGAGTGTCTTCCAGAACCAAGCATTGATCTGGTTGTACTTCAAGTTTTTTGATAATCTTCCTATATATCTCTGGATCGGGCTTTGTTTTTTTCACCCCATCTCCGCCCCACACAGTTGTAAAATACGAATCCAGTCGAGCTGCTTCCAATATCGAATAACAGGTGTCTTGGAGTGCGTTAGAAGCAACTCCAAGATGATAGCGCCACGATAGACTTCTCAGCATCATAATCTTTTGATAGTTTGGTTGAATTTTGGAAATTGCCTGCCGAGTATATTGTTGTTTTAGTTCCATTACCAATCCGCGAATCGCCGGATCAACGTTTAGCATTTCCAGTTTAGTCCGAGTTGGCAGGCCATTGAATTTTGAATCGTGATCTTGTCGAGAGATATTAAAACCAAAAAGCCCCAACGCTTGGTTGAGAGCTTCATAGTGAAGTTCAGGCGTATCCACCAAAACCCCATCAAGATCAAAGACGATTGCTTTGATTGTCATATTTATAAACCTTTCGTGTGCCTGATAAGAGACTCGAACTCTTACGATTGTTGAGATCGCGACATTTTAAGTGTCGTGTGTCTACCATTCCACCAATCAGGCGTTGATGCAACCGTTATCCGCCGATTGCATCGGTGACTCAGTTCAAAAGAATCTGGATACGGATTATTTGAACATCAGTCTTGTGCCGATAACAGGATTTGAACCTGCACGATTTTTTAGATCGCTACGCTCTAAACGTAGTGTGTCTGCATTCCACCATATCGGCTAACCGGAGTCCATTGCGGGACTCTGTAACTTTTTGTACGCGTGGTACATAAGTCTGTGCATGAAAAGGGACTCGAACCCTTACGACTTATTTAAGGTCACAACGTTCTGAGCATTGCGCGTCTACCATTTCGCCACTCATGCGGGTATACTGTTGTTCCAGTGTTTTCGGAATCTGGCCTCAACAGCAAGGCGACTATATATATCTAGTCAACACCTTTGTGCAATCGAGAGGATTTGAACCTCCAATCCTTTATAACGGGAACAAGCTTCTTAGGCTTGCGTGTATACCAGTTCCACCACGATTGCATAACCATCGCAATATTTTACGGATGGTTTTTGTCAAAATCTTTTTCCATCAGACTTGCGCCTGAAATTATCTGTACTGGCATGATGAACTAAAAATTCTTTATAGTTCATTATACCGTCAACGTTTCCGACCATCCTGCGTTGCGCTTCTTTGTTTTTATTTCGATATACCTTGCCCATAATCGAACCAAAAGCTAGTGCTCCAGCGCATTGTTCAACATCAGATTCGATCAACTCATCGATAATACTGTCATCCACATTGTTAAGTTGACCACTGTCCTGCTCGTTCTGCCAAAATTCACGTTGATGTTCGAGATCAATGTGACATGCATTTCCAGACTCGCTCAATGCATCATTGATAAATTGTTCGGGTTCAATACCGCCCAACCATCTCGGTAAAGACGACGATCTAAACGGACAGTATCTGCATGGAGTTTTCAAGTTATTTTTCATGTTCAAGTTTTGAGTGAGTACGCTCACTATCACTCGTCCGTTTCGTTTATGCGCTAAGTCCTGATGACCTAGAAACGTTGATAGCAAAGATATTTACATTCTAATCTCAAAAATTCAATCTGTCAAGAACTACAATTCATCTGGCTTTGACAGAAGTTTGATATTGGTTGCGACCACTTCAACTTCAACGTCAGCTGTAATTTCTTTGTAAGTTGGATTGTCTTTCGCAACCTCATAAGCTTTTTCAGCCGCCGCATTATAGTCGTTGGCCTGAACATCGTAAATGCCGATGTCCACAAATTTTATCTTGACCTGATCGGTATTCTTTTCGTTTTCTTCTGTGACCACTGCCTTGACTGATACTCGATAAACTAACATGCTGTCTCTCTTTCTGTTTTGAGTACACACCAATCGCCCAATGCGATTGTATGTTGTCCCTCAATAAATACAACTTGATCTGGAGTTGGATAGTTCCAAGTCTGCCAGTTTTTACGATCAAACTGTTGAACTGCCGCAATCAAAGCCTGTTTTTCGGATAAACTATAGCTTACACATTGTCCGGTTGCTAAATTGATAACGTCCATTAGATACTCCAAAGAGCCGCCAGTGGGGATCGAACCCACCACCTTCATCTTACCAAGATGACGTTCTGCCAACTGAACTATAGCGGCATCTCGCTATTGTATCACTTACGAGTTAATTTTCTCTGGCGCAAATAATCAACCAGCAAATTGTAATCCAGATGATTGTCGGCGCACCACTTCAAAGCAGGCGTATTGCCCTTATTCTTATTGCATTTCTTGCAAGCTGTCAGATAGTTGCTCGAATCGTTTACTCCGCCCAAGTCCAGCGGATGAAAATGATCGATGGTCAACTGAACTTCCGGCAATCCACGTCCACAATACTGGCAGGTAAAGTGATCCGCCCACCAAACTTGTTGTTGTGTATGACCCGACACTTCATATTGAAGTTTACGAACCCATACCTTGTCTTGTCCATCGTGTCCAGCCAACACTTCGGGTTGATCGGTTTGCTTGACCAATGCCGCCGCTTGCTCGGCATCAAGTTCGACAACTTCAACTGCGGCATGAGGAAGTTCAGAGGAAGGCAACACAAGCACAACCGTCTTGCCCATACCCTGAAACATGACGCCGGACAACTTCATGGTAAACCCAAAATGTTGTAACCCCAAATCCAAGCTATTCAAGGCATCTTGCCAGTTTTTGACGTTCGGAAAGTAATATCGCTGTCCCATTTTCAACTCTTTCTCAGATGGTTCTCAGGTGATGATTTTTTCGCCAAGATTTCGACTACTTCCTCAATATACAATAGGTTTGGATAAACGTCAACCCCAACATCAACTGATTTTCCGATGCCTTCAAAGTTTCCATGTGAGTGTCCAAATACATGTAGCGATCCATAATGCGAAATCGGCCATCGCGCCATTGCATAATGAGACATCACGATCAACAGATTACGCCCGTCCTCACCGATCATCGCAGATGAATAGTCGAAACGATCTCCGAGTAACTTTACTGGAATTCCAGATCGAGATCGATAGTAAACCGAATTTTTATACCATCTGTCATCGTGCGAGCCGCGTACAACGCCAATCGCCCCGTTCAGTCGAGAGAAATATCTTGCGGCCTGTCGTTCATCGCCAAGTGTAAAATCTCCAAGATGAAACACAATATCATCGTGATCGACTTTTGCGTTCCACGATTCAATTAAGGCAGAATCCATCTCGTCCACATTTTTATATGGACGATGTTGATACTTGATGATATTCGCGTGCCCGAAATGTTGATCGGACGTAAAAACAATTCGCCGAGATCGCATTTTAGTGTTTATCGGTTCTTGAACTGGTGACATATCGCGATGAACTCGCATAACTCGCTTCAACCGTTTTGGAGTCAGACGCAGAAAATGTTGTCGAGAAATTAGCGACGCTTTGAAATTCGTTATATGTAACACCAGACATCGCAAAAACAAACTCCCAAGAATACTTTTCTTGTTGATGTTTAATTTTTTCCATCAAGTCCGCATACTTTGTATGCTTACTGGAATTTTCCTGACCGTCTGTGATAACCACAAAAATAACTTTAGAAGGACGATCATATTCTGGCAACAGAGACAATCGCATACCAATCAAATCAATCAAATCCGATAACGCATCGTACAATGGAGTAGAACCCTCTGGATCATACTGATCGCGTGTGAATTTGACTATATTTGACGGAACATTTTCAAATATAGTCCGAAGATGGGGAATGGTGCGCGGAGTACCCGCGATCTTCTGGCGATCTGAAAACACATGTAACGAAAAATAGCATCCGGGAATATTGTTTTGATCCTTGACAAATTGATTGAAGGCTAGAACTGCCACTTCTGATTTGTCTTGTTCAAGCATCGATCCAGATTCATCCAGCAAAGTAACAACCAAAGTAGTATTGTTCATTGTGACACCTTTCGTGGCATAACTACTCCAATCCAATCATCTTTTTCTCGACTAAAACGAGCATACAGATCACTAGAAGTCAACCACATAGTAACATCTCCGCCGAACGTCAGCGCATCGCGCAACGATATACAGTCAAAACCAATCTTGAAAGAGACTTTCTGATCTCCAATCAAGCCTTTGTGCGGAACATGCAAATCTACGTTTCCGGTTTCCGATTCGGCGTGAATATGAATTTGAGTATTGTCCCACGTCAAGATCACCTTGTTCGCTGAATCCTTAGCAACAATCAAGGCCGACTTGAGAGATTGCAGGGTTGAATCTCGGTCAACTTTGATTCCGACCAAAGTAGTCTTTTTGATTTTTGACAACCATTCTGGAAACTTTGCTTCGATCAGCGCAGATCGAGTAAAACCATTTTTGGATTGAAAGACAATATAAGAGCTAGAGACAAAAATGCCAAATACGTCTTCAACTGCCAATGACATCATTTTGATCAAGTTGTTTACTGGAACAAGAGCATTGAAGTTGCCATAAACCTCTTGCGCCGGACATTTCAGAATAGAGCATCTAAATCCATTCCCTGTTTCAACATGAATGGATTTACCCGACTTATCAAACGTTAGGTTGACACCATTCTTAAAGGTATCATGGACATCAGAAGATGTACACCACATCGCCTCTCTCCAAAGCGCCAAAGAATCTGAGCTTACCAGTGCGGCACGTTCTCCACCGTTGTCAACTTTTGGAAAATCATCAGCAACCAAAGTTGATAGAGTAAGTTCGCTAATCGAACTCGACACTTTAATTTTTTGAGATAGAATAGTAACGGTGATGTACTCGTCAGGCACAGATGAAATGATGTCGTGAATTTTTCTGCCATCAATCAACAGCGAAACAGATTCATTTCCCTCAACATCGATAGTTCGGCCAACGGTAAACTCCATGTTCGTTCCAACTAACGAACAGCGATTTGAGTCTGTGTCTTTTTCTATTTTGATGTAGGCCAGCGTTGGGTTTGTTGCGTTTTCTTTTGTTGCTTTGAGTGTATCAGATAGTGCGGAGAGTAATACATCGGTTTTGATTTTCATTAATAGTTCTCTTTCTTGTGCTTCCGCTCGGACTCGAACCGAGATTGGCAGTTTAGGAAACTGGTATTCTATCCTTTGAACTACGGAAGCAGAGGCGAGAAAGGGAGTCGAACCCTTCATCACTGTTTTGCAGACAGTTGCCTTAACCGCTTAGCTACCTCGCCATTGTACGCCCGAAAGGACTCGAACCTTCAATCCACACCTTATAAGAGTGTCATGTTGACCATTACACCACAGGCGCATTTCTAAAAATCATTATAATCTATTCGTGTTTCAGGTTTCGCGTCCGTCAATATTTCTGGTTGAATTTCTTGTACCTGATCTTCTGAAACCGAGTATCCGCGTTTGCGCCATACATCGATTGTGTCTACACCAATCGAAACATTTTCAAAATCAACCACAACACCCGATGTGTCGTTGAACGATTCTCGAAAATCAATAGACAGTCCATCAGCGCCTTGCCCCTTTTTGGACTGTGCCAAAATCAATTTGAGTCGGCGGATGTCAGAGTTTTGATCTCCCGTCTTGATAAATACGATGCTCACTTGTCTCATGGCGGCAATGATACTTGAATTTTTTGGGTTTGTCAAACACTTGACACAAATACTTTTTTGATCTATGATAACCGCATGAAAACAGAAACCATTTATGCTGTGAAGTTTATCGAAACATACGCCAATCCAGAATGTCCACCTTGTGAAGTTGGCCCATACTTGGTTCATTTCAAGTCCATGTTTCCATCTCGAATGTATTGGGGAGTTGGATCGAGTTACACAATCAAACCTGCGACTTTGCAGGTTCTTAATACATACACAATGTACAATAATGAATACGAGTCGGTGTATGTTCAGTTTTACAATGATTTTCCGCCCACGCCAACACCATTCAAAAAAGAAGTTAATGGTTGGATGATGCCGGACGGAAAATTTTATGAATGTAAATTCCAAGAACACAATCAGTTAGCAACCGAACTGGTTGCATTCTATTACAAAGAGTATGGCGGCATGGTTCAACTACAACGCCATGCGGGAGTTGTAAAGTATTACGCGCAAGGTGTAAAATTTACAACACTGGAAAGTGGTGAAATCGAAATGGAGGATGAAACATGAATCAGGAAGTGTTGTTTATCGTAACTGTCGATCTCGGCAGTGTATTGCAAAGAAGTTCAACCAACTTTGGGCGTTGTGTTAGTGTATTCCACTCCAGTTGTTGATTGACAACTAACCGACCAATGTGTTATGATCGGCGCAGATCGATGTATCCGTAGCTCAATTGGCAGAGCAGGAAACTCTTAATTTCAAGGTTGTGGGTTCAAGTCCCACCGGATGCACCTATGCTCCCGTAGCTCAATAGAGTAGAGCAAGAGACTTTTAATCTCAAGGTTGCAGGTTCAAGTCCTGTCGGGAGTACACTTCAAGAAAGGAATTACAAACATGACTCAAGTTCTGGTATTGAACGCAGACGGATCGCCTCATGCAACTATGAGCGACAAACGAGCAATCAATTTGATTTTGAATGAACGCGCCAATTTTGTAGAGGGAACTGGCAAGCACGTTCGATCTCAGTCGATTGTATTTGAAATTCCAAGTGTAATTGTGTTGAAGCGATACATCAATGTACCCCGACGTGGCGCTGTGTGGAGTGGTCAAGGCGTGTTCAAGCGTGACAACCACATTTGTCAATACTGCGGTATCACAACCGACAAGAGTAACAAATGGAAAGCTCCCACTGTTGATCACATTATTCCCAAGTCCAAAGGGGGATTAAACACTTGGGGTAACACGGTTTGCTCCTGCAAGAAATGCAATACCAAAAAGGGAAGCAGGACGCCCAATGAGGCAGGCATGAAGTTGCTGAGTGAACCAAAGACGCCAAGAGGCAACACCTTTGTAATTTCTCGGTTTGGTGGAGAGATCAAGGAAGAATGGCGCAAGTACATTGAGTTGTAGGTTGAATAAAAAAAGAGACATCATTGCGATGATGTCTCTTTTTTTGTTTAAGTTTGTGATTGTGGCTGATATGTGCGCTGTGGCTGATTTGGCCGATTGAAGTTTTGAGCAGGCCGCGCCTGATTGGTTTGGGATTGCTGTTTCATTTGATCGATGCGCCTATCAACTTTATTTAATCTCGAACGCTCAAAAGATTCCTGAGCATTGTCAAGCCAGTTTTGAACTACTGATATTGCTTCGACAATGTGCAACGAGAATAAAGTCCATCCAAGAGCCAACCAGAACTCCGATCCTACCGACAAAAAGGCAAACGAAATAAACAAGATCAGTCCAAACTGAATAAGTCCATTCAGCGTAAAGACATGCCACGTCGCCATTGCAAAAGGCAATTCGAGTGGAAAAGTCTCGATGCCCAAACTTGTCAAGTAATAGACGGTTGATAAGAAATCATAGACAATCAGCAAGTACATAAGCTGTCGAAACAACTTATCTGTTGTCCTGAAAATTACGTTAGGATCGTGAACCCAAAAGATCAATTGAATAACAGTGACTAAAATTGAACCAGCCCATCCCGCCAACATACCAAACGAACCGCCCGACTTCACATCAACTCCGATTGTCCAGATGTTGTTTTTGACTGACAATACTTCTCCACCCGTCGCTTCAACAAATCCAAAAGCCGAAAACTGATTGTTCAGATACAAAAAGAACAACGCAATCATAATTGTAACCAAACCAAGCAACGCCAAGAAAATTGCCGCCCCTCCCGATTTCTTTTCAAATTCTAAACCTCTCATGTTATCTACCCCACTCTCCCGCCATTAGCAGGCGCTGAATAATCGCATAAACCGATAAATCGATCAAGGTATCATCAATCGATTCGTTCTTTGCGGATTTTGTTTTACCAACCATAATTTTTGTGATTTTGAATCTAAAGCCCAGCTTGTTTACTAGACTTAAAGTATTGACCAGCAACGACCAAATCAAAGGCTTGAATTCATCCGACTGATTACTGAAATATACGTCATTAAGATGAAGTTGAATACCATTCAAATTTGCCAGTCGAATTGCTTTATCCCACAAGCGAACCACGCCTCCAACTTCACCCATGCCAAGAATATTGGCCGGACTATAATCGTGATTCTTGGAAAGATGTGTTCGATACATTTGTCCAAGTGTTTCTGCAAAACGCTTGCATTGCACTGGTGATAACACTTCGGTAGGATGCAATTCAGGTAGTTGTGGATAATAGTAGATCGGAATTTTTAAGCCTTCCGCATAAGCCAATTCAGCTCGCGCCCCCCGACTGGTTTCCCAATTCGGAAGCATTACCACAGCATCACATCGAGCGATCATCATGTAATCGCCGCGCATGTAATCTTCCCATGTGGTATTTTTGACTGGCACAAGGAAATGATTAGTGTTGGTGTGTGGACACAAAACAGCATGTCCTTTGTCCCATAATTCTCCGGCAACTCGTCCGGCCAATTTGATATTTTCAAGAACCTGAGAATCTGCGTCATCCGTCGAATCTGGATCGGCGGAGTATTTTCCAGAAACATAAACCAGCATAATTTGTCAAGCCTTTCTCTACAATTGCGGATGATAAATGGTAAGGCAAGATTGCTAATCCGTCAATATTAAAATTTTAGTCGATCTTCTCAATAAAGACTCTGGTATATACTTCGACTTCGCCTAAATCGCCACCGCTTACACCCAATCCGTTGGTTGCTCTGGACAATACAACTCGATATTGAATTTCAAACACTTTCGCCGCCGAAATTGTAAACACATCGTCAATCGTGCTAATACATTCTACAAGATCGGGAGTCTGATTGTAAGCACTTGTACCCACGCAAGTTGTAGTTGAATCGGTTATGTTCCTTAGTCTAATTCGTGCGCCAGAAGCTGTCATAAATGGAGATGTGACTCTGATTTTGTAAGTTCCGGCTTGTAGAGTAAATTGATTGGCCGAAAGCGATACAATGCCATATGGATCGTATACTTCGGTATTCAAATCACGAGTCAACCACGATCCGCTTGTACTTGCTCCACCTTGTGTGTTAGCAGCTTTTTCGTCTCTAAGAACAGCTATTGCTGGTCGATCAACAACTGTAAATAAAATTGCTTCGGGGGTTGATCCGGTAGTCAAAACCTGACCAAAGTCACCAATTTGCCTCAATGAATGAGGAACGGCTTGTTTGGCAACCGAATGCGTACAAAATGTATCGCCCAACGACGCGGACGCTGACAAATTGATTTTCGGCACATAGCCCTGAACCGCAACCATGCCTTGCGATCCAGAAGGAATATCTTCAAGTGCAACACCAATCAGATCGCTTTGTAAACCAACTGTCGTTGTTGTAGTAAAGGAAGACGCAACCGACGATCCGACTATCACTACATCGCCCTTACTTACATTTCCGCCTGATGAGTTCAAAAGAAGACTTGCAATTGTGCGTTGTAAAGCTGTGTTTGTCATAATTTCCAGAGTTCAACCGTAGCATATATCGCGTTTTCATCGAAACTTGGGTTAACGCCGAATCCATATGTAGCCGACGTTACAGTGACGCGTTGCTGTAATTCAAAAGTTTTAGCTGCGATAATCGTAAATTCCCCTTCAACCCAATTCGCGCCATCGTAAGCGCCAGCCGTTAGGTAAATTGTGCTACCAACCAGTGTTGTTGTGCCATCAGTCACATTGCGCCAACGTGCTTGAGTTCTATCGGTAAAGTAGGCAGGCGCTCTAGCTCTAAGTCGATATGTTCCTGCTTGTAATGTAAGTTGGTTTGACGATAACGATGCAATATTATCGCTATTGCTAATTACCGTATTCAGTGTTCTAGTTTGCCACGATCCAGATGTAGATGTCCCGCCACCCGTTCCAGCCGATTTTTGATCAACAAACAGTGCATACGATTCAACCGATAAAATCGATCCAAACAGGATTGCTTCTGGATTGACAGATGCGGTAAGAGCTTGTCCAAATGCGCCCCTGCCTTTAGGGGTAAATGGTTTTCCTTTTCCGCTTGTGCTGGATGTCTTAATAAAATCAAGAATCGTACATCCGGAATCCAAGTTGATCTGAGGAACATAACCGCCAATAATTACCGCACCTTGAGCGTCGTTAGAAATGCCTGTAGGTTCGGCCACGACACCCACCGAATTGTTGATCAAGCCTTCGGTAGTATTCAAGGTAAAGCTACTCGAAACAGCATTTAGGACAACCACCGATCCATAACTAACTTGCAATCCGCTTTTATTGGTCAAAAAAACAACAATAGATCGATTAAGAGCTGTTGGCATAGTTAGTACAATTTCCAGAGTTCAACAACGGTATAGACTTCTGCAACTCCGAAGTTTGATCGGTATCCAAGTCCATCGGTTGCTCTAGTGATTTCGCATCGATGTTGTATTTCAAAAACACTGGCAGACGATATTGTAAATTGTCCAACGACCATCGATCTGGTAGTAATTGATCCGTCCGTATACGACATCTCGGTTGTTCCGAGAATTACATCAACCGCCGCAGTAATATTGTATAGTTTGGCTTTATGAGCCGCAATATAATAAGCAGGAGTTGATGCACAAATTCGATATGTTCCGGCCTGTAAAGTAAACTGATTTGATGACAAAGACACGATACCATCGTCATCTGTGTCTTCCGTATTCAGTGTTCTAGTTTGCCACGATCCAGATGTGAATGTTCCACCATTTGTTCCAGCCGATTTAACGTCGCTGAGTTTTGCGTATGATGGAATTTTATTTTGCCCAAACAAATAAGCTCGTGGAGTCGATCCGGTAGTCAAAACCTGACCAAAATCAGACGATCTCCGATCCGAGTGTGGAACGGCTTGTTTGGCGACTGAATCCAAATGAAATGTATCACCCAAAGAAGCGGATGACGACAAGTTTATTTTTGGAACATAACCTTGAATCGCAATCAGTCCATCGTAATTATTCGCAATTCCATTGGGTTCAATAACAACCCCAATTACGTCTGTCACTAAAGCTAAAGTAGAGTTGGTAACAAAAGATGAAGCAGTAGCCGACCCAACAATCACGACATCGCCCTGTACGACACTGCCGCCGCTTTTATTTGTCAATACCAATGCAATTGTTCTATTGAGTGCTGTATTTGGCATTAGATATATGTCTTATTCAAAATATCCAGCAAACGCAACTGAACTTGCGACAACCAAAGTATTAGACGCGACAGTTCCGAATGGACGAACAATAAAGTGAAGATAGCATCCCGGAGGAACAACCAATGGAGCTTGCGAGAAATCCATTTGACCACCTTCAACATAATCACCAATAGCGGCAGTTGATTTGAATGGAATGTTATCCAATACAATTCCGCGAGCTGCAACAGCTGCCGCCGCTTCTGCCACTGCCGTACCAGAACCAGTCGATCCCACTCCCAATATGTAGTTCAAAATAATGGAGTTGGTTGCAGCTGCAACGGTTGCAATTGTTTTACCCCATTTGACTTGAGTAATATACAAGGTCTTTCCGGGTACACCTACAGCACCCGCTGGATTAAGATAAGCAAAAACCGGATAATCTGCTTCGGATGTTAGTGTAGATATTGCCGGACTTAGCCAGTTTCCACCAAGTGAATTTAGCGCCGGAGCTGAAGTTGCTGTCCATGTACCAGCGGCACGAGCGGTTGCAGAAGTAGGCCATCCGTTTGCGCCTGTACCACGTGTAACAGTTGGCCCTGATGCAGTTCCGGGTTGAATCTGATATGAACCACCACCAAAACCTGCCACTTGATGACCATAGGGCTTACCAGAATGCATGTCGCCAAGCGATGCCGACAAAAGCGCAATACCAAGTTGTCGAGCCGCCGACGCTCCAGCTGAATTGTAAACACGAGCAAAAATTGGTTGGGTTACTGCATAGGTTGGCGATCCCTGAGTAGACAAAGATTTAATGGACGCGACCAGAACATCATTGATCCAGAAATTAGCAACATCGGCATGGAAAGTGATTAGATAATGATTGATTTCAGCCTCGTCAAACGATCCTGAACCATCACGGGAAGGTACGTTCGCAGTGTTAATATCAACAGTAGCCACATCTACGCTGTTGAACACCATGACTGCTCGTAACTGACCTCCCGACAATCGTCGGAAAAATATACCGTCCACTACTTGAACGGTAACACCAGAAACATAACCAAGCCCCCATTCGCTAACCGCATTGGTTGCTGATGGATTAGTTTCACGCAACCACATATCAATATAAGTCGGATATGATCCGAAAACCGGAAATGTTCTATAGGTGCGAATGTTACAACCCTGACCAGAGGTGACGCTTGCACCGCTATTGATAGTCAAAATTCCAGTAGCCTGAGCCGCAGTTGCTGTGGTATCGTTTTGCTGAATACGATCTCTTGCGATGTTTGTTCCTTCAAATGAATGATGGAACAATAAAGAATCAAGTCCTGCGCGGACTCTAAAGTCTTCGGATGCCTCAATTTGCCGAATCAGTCGCGTACCAGTGATTTCACCCGGATCGGATTCGGCGGCCACAGACGCAAAACCCGCCTTTGATAATCCTCCACCCTGATCGACACCCGCTGGAGTTGTATATGGAAGATTGACCTGTCCATTGTAATTTGCATCTACGTTTTGAATATTGGCGGTATCTGAACCACCTTGAATGTTTGCCATAATGTTTTAACCTATTTGATAAAAGATTTTTCGCTTACCCATAACTGGCCCAGGGACAGCAATTGCCCATAGTGTAAAACTGCCTGATGCCGCTTTTGCGGTATATCCAATATTGTCGAATTGACCTTCTCCGACTGCCAGTCCAGTTGGAGCATTACCGCTTGAAACAACAATAATTTTGTCAGTTGCCCCAACAGTAACATCGACTATTGTAAATTGAGCATCAAACACCGGGGTTGAGCCAAAATCGATTTCAGTTTCATACCACGTTCCGGGCGATCCAACCCCTCCAGAACCTGCATACAAAATTCTCCAACGTTGACTTGTACCATCATATTGAACAATGATAATTGAATTGGCGCTCAGGGTGACTGTATCTGGTAAGGCAAATCTATTAGCCGCTAAACTACCGCTGTCTTCTGACAAAAACAAAATGTTATTTACGCCAACATTATGAATAAACAGTGTTTTTCCATCACTCCCATTCGCCAATCCTGTAATGTTGATTGTACCAGTTGATGACATTCGAATAGTTGTTGCCGTATTCAATCCAGTAATAGATAAGTTGTCTTGATTACTTGAATAGGCGCTTGGAGTTACCGATGAATTCAGTACCAGTTCATTTGGGCGTAATACAATTTGACCATTGACTAACGTCAAATCTACAACGGCAATTGGGCTATTAGTAGTCGGATTAAAAAGATAAAATGTCATAGTTGAGCTATTACGTAATGTGCAACAACAATACCACTTCCAGAAAACGGTGGATTAAACTGAATTTTATCACCGGATGCAGTTAAAACGAAATTAATCGGATCAAGTTCATACCCCAAGTTTGATATGCTTTCCAGATATTCTGCATAATCTGGCAAATCAACAGTTGCCAAACCAGAATATACACTCCATCGAGCCAGACCATGTAAGTGTCCGCCTGCCGATGATGTTCCAGAGGACGATCCAAGACTAATCGATGAGTCTAGATGATATTGCTTGATCACACCCGAACCAATGTGATAGGGATAGATCGCTTCGGTAGCAATTTTTGCCGATGTGATAGCTTGATCGGCAATCGCCCATGTCGGAATAATACCCGATGTTAAATGATGAGTATGATCTTCACGAGCCGCCCAGGGCGAGATACCTTTACGAGGCCCATAAGCAATACCGGATGGAATACCCGATCCATACAGATTGATCGCATGACGATGATCTAAGCGAGCTGGATAACTAGACGTTCCCGGTTGAGCACTCCGAGTTGGATCAAGTGTTTCGGGATTAAGTGACGAACTGGCATACGTTGGAGTTGACGTTCCACCAAGAGAGTTATAAATCAGTCGAACATCATAAATGTCGCTTTCAACAATACGAGACTCGCCCGATCCGGTTAGCAAAATGGCCGCAACCGGAATTGATCCCTCTGGCGGAACAGGAATGTAATCTCTAACTTCATCTGGCGGGAATGCCAATGAATACGCCGATCCTGAAATATATCCGAGTGTGTTTGAAGTTGCATCAATGTAAATTGTCACAAATCGAGCATTGCCAGTTCCGGGTCGATATGACGAAAGATTGGCAGAGTTTGCACCGGAAAAGTATTTCCAAGACACTCCATATGGATAATAATCCGACAAGACTTTGACAACCATACTTGGCGGGGTTGTCGGAATACACATCAACGGAATAAATTGACGCTTTTGTAAATAGATAATGTCAGGGTATCCACTCGCCTCATCTCCATATGTATGCGAGTGTGCGTGTGGCGGAACATAAGCATAATTCAACCAATCAGTAACTCTGGTCTTATCAACATCCAAAACTTCCATCAAGCTTGGGTTTTGATCGTAGCCAATCGCAACGGGCAAGTCGTTGATAGGAGGCACACGCATGTTGAATATTTCTACAGGCGGAGATGATCCAATTCTGACAAAAACGTTATTAGATCGTGTTCCAGTAACAATTCCAGAACCATTGCCCAACACGCCAAACAGTTGAGTTTGCTTAGGTTTGAATCGTCCAGAAAAACGATCAATTACAGCTCGTGCCTCATCTAAAGTAGTCATGAATATGCAACCCAAATTGGAACAAGATAAACCAAGTGTGTACCTGTGAAAATAGATGATATGTTACCAGTGCAGTCTGTCCAATTCAATCCGCCATCTGTAGATCGATACACCCGACAGTAACCCGATCCGTCACGATACGACAAACGAATAATGTTGTTATCAAAAGGCCATCCGCCGAAACCACCTTTGGCCGCATTACCTGCCAAGCTAGTTGATCCGGGACTTGCTCCTATGCCCGTAAGAGTTGTACCGTCATAAATATACAGTGTATCATCAATAATGACCCATGTCGCTGTTCCGCCTGTAACAATAGGCGATTCCGTCATGGATTCGGGAGTCCACATCAATCCGCCTGTCGTTATACCAGACCATGAAGCTCCACCATTAGTCGATTTAACAAATTTGCCAGAATGACTTCCTGAGTGTGTAGGATGACCAGCATAAATGATTTGATCGTTGTTGCCAGTATATGGAATAAACAAATGACATCCGTTTTGCGGATCAGTTCCGCTAATGACATGATAAGTCCATGTTACTCCATCGTCCGTTGATTTGCATAGTTGCCCAGCTACGTTTGGGTAACTATACATTCCAACTGATGCAAATATATAACCAGGATTGCGTTGGCTAATCGCCAATGCTTCTGCGTTCGGAGATAAAGCCTTATATCCCCAAATTTTATTGACAATGGCAGACCATCCCGACGATCCAGATGCATAATTGGATGTCTTGAATAACACCGACTCATAATAGTTGCCAGCCGAATCAGTGGCATTCAAAATCATGACATACAATTTTCCTTCCGACACAATTGTATGACTCATGTGGCACAGCTGAAAATCATAAGACAGTGTTTTTCCGCATAAGGTTGCCAGTTGGGTATTAGAAATACTTTGTGTCCACGTTGGCGAAGTATCGCGAATGTTTGTTGAATACCAGACTCCCGTTGAAGTCAAACAAGTGGCTTTATTTGCAGGATCAAACGGATCAAGGCGAAAGACATACTTTGTTCCGGTACACGCACCTGTAATATCTGTCCATGTCGGAGATACCGCCAAAAAGTCAAACGTGCGAACAATGTAGGAATTGTTATAACTAATTCCGAACATCGTATTTCCATCACCCGCTTCTACAGTAGCTTCGGGTACATCAGTAGGAGTAATTTCGGGTATATCAAACGATCCCGCATAATCTGGATATGCAGGCGGAGCGTCATCAGGAATAATATTGGTTACTCCGGGTGGCCCGTCCGATTCGGCCTCAGCAGTTATGTCAGTCGCAATCGATCCGCGTGTCAAATCATGAACAACGGATCGAATCCAGAACGATTTAGCCGACCAAACCAATTGACGCGTTGTATCGCTTGCCGCTAAGGTAATCGATATTCGTTGTTGCGGAACAATATCCATAGGCATAAATCCGGCAAGGGGTAAACGGACATCCTGAAATTTGTTATTGCGCCATGCCAAATACAAGCCTGCCAAAATATTAGTAGCTTCTTGCGTATCAGCGCGAACTCCGGTAATTTGCTCGATTGATCCAGTGGAAAGCTCGCGTCCAGGAGCAAGTGAATAGTATTTTTTAGGATCAGCACCAGAGTAATAGAAACCTGCAAAGTCAATTTGACTGACTTGGGTGAAGTCAAATTCATCACCCAAACTTATTTCATCTCGCCAATCCTCTGATGTAAAGATCATAAGCGTATCTGCGGATCGAGACGCTACAGGAATAAGTTGCTGATTTTGTTCAGCAATCAAGCGACCAAGACGATCTGATAAGAGACGGGCACTAATACTCGACAAAATTTGATTGTTGATTTGGTTATAAAGTCTGTCCTCTGCACAATCTACGTACAACAATGACGACGAAACACCCGTTAGGGTAATGTCACATAGCAAGTCTAAATTTGAATGTTCGCGCAATAAATGTAGGGATGCCCGATCTGGAGTCATACTCGCCCCAAGTCCATGCCAGCCGCTACTTGCGTATGTCAAATTAGCAGGCCATGCTTCTGCTTCTTTCAGCCAGCCTACAGGCCCATAGCAGGAAAACGTGGTGTACGATTTGTCGGCAGTTTCGTTGGTTCGACTGCTTTTGATCCAACCCGAAAACAAAATGTTTTCTCGATAACTCCAGCCAAGTCCAATATTGGTTTGTTCGCCTGTCCAGTATTGATCTGCGAATACAACTACCTGAGAACCCTCCAACCAATTCGATCTTAGATATTCAGAGTTGAACTCCAGTGACCAACCACCATCTTCGTAATTTCCAGTCAAGCTCGTAACTTCAAAGGCAGATAGTCCATAGTTGGTATTGTCTTGAACCAGTGGCGCACCCACTCCGTCGCGATCAAACACATATACGATACAGTAGCGTGTGCTGGATTTTCCATTGGTATCCGTGACGGTATATGTCACCCAATGTTGTCCAAGTCCTGAGAATAAAACCTCAATGGGAGTCCCAACCGATCCCGCCGAACTTGATGATGCGGGAAGTCCGCCTTCAAATGTCCATGCATGAGACGATAAGCTACCGGATACTGCTTCAGAGTTGCTATAAAACTTGACTCGCGCATAGCCATCTTGATCTCGAAAAGCACAGGCCGCACTTGATCCGATTCTCGCGATTGGATCGACCTGACTATTTTGGTTTGAATAGGTAATGTCTTGATCTTCTTTTGATCCATCCACCGATGGAAATAAAGCCCAGGGTCGTACCTGACGAACAATAGTCAAGTAATCGCCATTATCCCAATCAATATGGTTGTAGCCAAGAGTTAATGTACTGCCCGACTTGGATCGAAAACGAACAACACCCTTATCTCTCGCTCCGGCAGTCGAACCTACCAGTAAAGTGTATGAGTTGACCGGAGTGGCAATGACATTTTCGTTTGAAAAAGTAATGACGTTTGCACCGGGATTGGGAGAACCCGCAACTCGACCTGTCCAAACGGTAATAGGAGATTCGATAGCAAGATAAACTTGCTGGTATTGAAGCTTTCTGCGAAGAATTTCAAGTTGTGAAGCTGTAAACGCCATATTGATCTGCGCCGATCTATTATGGAGCGTTGACTAAGTGAGTAAACACTATTTCAACATCTCGCCATAATCCACCCGCTACAGGAGTTGCCTTAGAAGGGTAATGCATAGTTGCCTGAAACGTATGATATGTCATAACCGTTCCAGACGGAACGCGAGTTTTAATATACACCCGCGAATCCCCTCCAGAGATGAACTGCATAAAATAACCAAATTGTGTTTGATCAAGCATTCCCCAAGTCCATTTAGCAATTGGTAATCCCAAACGGACTTGCTTACCCGATCCGGCTACGCCCAAAACTTCGGAGAACGGTTGAAGCTCTCCCGGAAATGGATCGACAATACCAACCGACTCAAGTGGAGTTGGAGGATTAGTAAATCCAAGTGCATAATTTCCGCCTAAACCCTGTTGATTAGCCATTAGACTGGTTTTGCCTTTTCAAATACAGAAATGATTCCGTTGTAGGATTCTTCACGAGCAATACGCTTGATGGTTGCTTGTTGCGCCGCGTCCATGTTGGCGGGGAACACCCAACCCGATTGATCGACTACAATCTTGGTTGATTGACTTGCGCCAGCGACTCTAGCAGGTGTCTTGATGTTCATTTGACCATCAATTGCGCTTAATTGATCTTCAACCATCGACTTAAATCCAGAGACTTCTCGGCCAGTGCGCGGAGTCAATCCGGCGAAGTTGGCAACAATTTCATCCGCCAAATCTGGAACAATTGAATTTCCAACCAATGTATCGTATAGCGCCTTAAATCCATTGATGACTCTAGTGATCATGTTGGTAACGTTTGTAACCATCATATTGTTCAAGAAATTCAACGTCAAAATCATCTGAGTCCAAGTTTGCGTAATGACACTGGAAGCACTAAAGAATAGTCCTTGAATACGAATCAAGATGCTTGAAATACTTGTTACAGATCGACTCAAGTTTGAAACGAACAAGTTGATCAGCGATGACGATGAAAATGTAAAATTCGAGATTGTTCGTAACAATGCCGTAAACGCGCCAACCGCGAAGTTCAATAAGCCCTGAACAATACGGGCAACGCCCGACGCCATTGCTCCAAATGCACTCAACACCAGTCTGGTAATAATTGACGATATAGTTCCAATGGACGATGCGCCTCTTGAGAACTGACCGATAATCTCGTCAATCATATCCGGTACAACGGAGTTCCAGACAAGTTCGTTTGCCAAATCAATAAAGTGTTGCAAAGATGGAGCGGTAATCAAGTCATAGACTGACTGAGAAATTGCCGATCCCTTTTCACTGATAATTCTAAAGACTTCCGTCAAAGTCGCCGCCGCCGAATCGGTTACTTGATCCAGTAATGGCTTTTGGTTAGGCGGAGTCTGAGATTCATCGGCAACCTGTTGGTTGGGCTTTGTTGGAGCAAAATCAAGTCCGATATTGGCATATTGTCGGATCAATTCTGCAAAGTCAATCAATGGCTGTGGAATTTTTACTCCCAACACTCTGCCTAAAACTACTTCAACACTCGTAATGAGTCTGTAGGTTTCAGAGGCAATTGATTTTGCAATAACCAATGGGATATTGATGGTTGTCAAAAATCCAACGAGTTTATCGTTAGTGGTAGACAAATATCCCAAGATTTCCTTGAAGACTAACGCAACCTTATCAGTTGCCGAAATCGAATCATCAGTCAGTAAAACCGACAGCAAGATTTTTGCTTGTTCAATTGTTCCGGGTTCAAACCACTTCATGAAATCCCTAGCAAGATCGCCTTCGGTGATTGCATTCAGTGTAAACAAAATCGCGGCAGTAATTGGGACTCCAAGTAACGCGGCCTGACCAACGGTTGTGCTAAACAAGAATCGAGCAATTCCACTTAACAATCCGCCCGACAAACTGTTCAACAACAAACCACCAATAGCAAAGGTGATTACACTTTTACCAGTGTCGGTGCTCAAAATATCTTTGATTAGTTTGAGTCCGCTTTGAACGTTTGGACTATTGAAAAACGCCAAGACGCCATCAAACGCACCTTTGAGCGATCCGCCAATTCCACCTAACGCTTTGGCAAAATCTTTTCCAGCCGCATAAGATGGAGTAAGACTCTGCAAAATATCTCGTTGTTCTTCTTGAGATAAATTAGCAAAGTTAGATGGTAAGTTCAACTCTTTACCAAGAGCACCATTAATAAAAGCAAGCAGCTTGTCGAATTCTTCGCGTACTGGCGCAAATGCCCTAATCAACTTCTCTCGAATCTTGTCCGGTAATTTTCCGGCCAATTCTTCTAAACGACTGGTAACTGCGGCCACGTCCACTGGATTGGGTTGTGGTGTTTGCTGAGTCAGTTTGTTGATCTGCGCTTGTGCCGCCGCTTGTCTGGCAAGTTCTTGAATCAAAGCACGTTGAAGCGCGATTTGTTCCCGAATCTTTTTGTTGGCGTCTTCTTTCTTTTGAATATCCTCAGATAGTTGCTGTGCGGCCAGTCGTCGCTTTTCTTCCTCTTGACGAGCGGCATCTAATTCTTCCTGCAACTGGCGTCTGCGCCCACGAGTGTAACGTTCTGGAATATCGGCGGTATCCTGCTCAAATTGGCGAAGTCGTTCAGTTGCTTCACGAACACGATCTGTGGCGGATGCAATTTCATCTTTCGCTTGCGCCAACTTCTTTTCGCTTTCGGCTTGAAATTCTTCCTCATCTGTAACTTGACTTAGTAAATCAAAGTATTTGGCGTAATCCTGAAAGGCGTTGCCAAGCAAGCCTTGTAAACTCGACAATGTACCTTGTGCTACCGATCCGCCTGAGCGAATATCATTCAACGCCTGAGCAATTAATTCTCTGGCGCGTTCTGAATTTTGAAGTCCCTGCGAGTCCTGTTGGCCTCCACCAAGTAAACTTTGAGCGATTCCGCCCAAGAAATTGAGTTCACTGAAATCTTGAATTTTAAGACCAGTCAAAAGAGCACGAGATATTGTACGACCATACTCTTGAATTGCAGATAGAATTGGCGATTCCTCTGGATTCAGGTTGTCGGCAACTGTTTGCGCCATTTCTTCGGATGCATTAGCAACCGCTGGAGTTCCCTCTGTAATACCATCGGCAAACGACTCACCAAGATTTGATCCCCACTTGGACATATCCTGAGCAAGTGGCCCTTGCTCTGCCGGACTAAATATACCCAAGAAACTAACAACGGTTTGTGCTACCGAAACGAGCGCGGGAACAAGCGTATTGTTGATACCCTGTAATAAACCATTGGAGAATCCAGCGACCAAGTTGATGCCCCAGTCAATGGCTTGTTCAATACCCTCTGGCGAATCCAATTTGACTTGTTTGAAGGCATTTCCAAGAGCTGCCTTCATACCGTCCTCAAACAAGCCTGCAAGGGCTTTATTGAGAGAATATAGACCTACAGCCAAATTGGACGGATCAAACGCCTTACCTTCCTTTACAATGGTGTCAAAGGATAATTTTCCGGTTTCACCAAGCTTCTTGAGTTGATCAATACTCGCTCCAGTGGATTTCGAGACTTTGATCAAAACTGCATTCAATTCCTCTTGCGCTTTAACTGCTTTGTCCCCACCTGTAGTTGATGCGGTACGATAAGCGTCAAATGCCGCCCCAAGCGAGAATACTTGTTTTTGCGTAAGGGCTTGAACCTGTGTGTAACTTTCGGTGCTACCAGTTAGTTTGATTTGTTCGGCAGTGGCTTGATTGAGTTGATCGGCTAGAATCTTGCCGTAATTTTCTCCGGCCTGTTTCTTTGTAACAAAAAACAGTCGCGAAATACGTTCGGTAAGTTCTTCAACTCCACCCAATCCACCTGCCAGTAATGGGGTAAAAATTCCACCAATGCCGATTTGTAAATCTTGAAAGGTTCGACTAAATGAACCGATACGTTTTTGAAGTTCGGTTAGAGATGCTTCGTATACACCCGCAAACTTAGATGCCTCTCCAAGAATACCCTCCACAAATGCCTGACGCATTAATAGGGTATTAGCGCGAACTTCTGCCGCTGTCTTTCCATGTGAACGAGCAAACTCTTGAATAATTTGATCGGTTGTTTTCATGATGCCAGCAAATCGCAACATTTGCGAATCGCCGCGCACCACCGCCTGAAACAGTCGATTGAACGCTTCGGATGAATCCGTTCCAATGACAACGGCAAGATTCTGAGCCGCGCCTGCCAACTGCTTGATTTGATCGGGCTTAAGTCCGATCTGCAAGCCCTGAGTTAAGGCTTTAATCGCTTCCTCTGCCTTGATGCCAGATGCCCTTAGAACATTTACTGAATCGCGAACAGAGTCAAATGTGATTCCTGCGTTTGCCGCTGTAATCGACAGGGCTTTGAACGATGTATCAATTTGTCCCGCCAATACACCCGTTGTCAATGGCGACAACTGATTGATCATTGACAAAGCTTGACTGGTCAACTGTTGAAGTGAATTGAATAGAGCAATTCCTAGTGCAATATCAAATACGCGACGCAAACCGCTAATCGCTCCGCGCAAAGCGTTGACTGGATTAATGGCTTGCGAGACACGCGCAATAAAGTTGTTGATACCCCCCCCAAGCGAATTTGCAACACCCGCTCCAAATCGAGATGCAACACCAATCACTGATTCCATGACCTCTCGGAATCGAATTACGCCATTTACAATCGATTGTAGGCGTTGAATGATTTGAGCATTATCAAGTTTTATTTGGTTGAGTTGCGCTAAAGACTGACGCAAGCTGTCGATACCAGTACGAGTCTTTGCAATCTCGCTTTGCAAAGACTTCGTACCGGATGAGTCGAATGTTGCGCCAATCTTAAGGATGATGTCGCCTACAGTTGTGTTCATGGATTCTTGAGTTTAGCCATCTCAGCCTTTAATCGTGCTGTAGATTCGGCGTCCAGCGTTGCTGTTTGAACTGGAGTGCTAGTGATGTCAGAAAGCGGAACTTCGCGTACATCATTTTCTGAACTATTCATTTGCACATACTCTTGAATGATGATTTCACTTTGTGCAGGTGTCATCTTCAAGACGATCTCTGGAGAGAGATGAGTAATTAGGATCAAACGGGCAATGAGACTATCTATCTCTAGTTCGTCAGACCCTTGCCCGTTAGCAGGTTTTTTGCTATCTCCAACTGATTGACTTCGGCAATAACCTTGAAGGTTTCCCAAACTTGCGGAATGGTTGCCCCATTAGGATTGTCTTGAGAAAATAAATTGGAGTCCAAATCAGGAATAGCCAACGAAAAAATCTCGTATGGCTTTTCAATGATCTTATCCACCAAAGCCCACAATCCATCATTGACCAAAATGGATTGAAGCATTTTCGATCCGTTTTCGTCACTCGAATCAGATACCGCCGCCTTGACACTCGTTAGAATTTCGGAATTCCAAAGTGCGGTAACGTCCTCTAGTAATGATCGTAAAACAGACTTCAAAGAATACAGCGACGACCATGCCGCTGGTACGACTTTATATTCTTTGACGTATTCTCCCTGTCCCAACCAAACTGATACTGGTTCAGGGATAAATCTTGATCGATCTCTTTTTGTACTCATGTGTTCGGCGTTTCTCCTGTCTTTAAGGTGTCACCGGAATTATTCAGATGGTGACTTTAGAAGTTGTAATCTGTGATTGTTCCGAGTTCAGTTCCAATTGCCTGAGTCAAATCTGGCAAAATGTCGAATTCAACCGGAATCAATGTTTCCTTTGTTCGCAAATATGCGTGTTCAGATGGACGAACAGAAATTGCGCGGAATGCTCGATAGACACGAGTCAAACCGTTTGGAGCAATACCTGTAACTTCCAGCGTGTGTTCAACCAATCCGGTTGACAAGCCTAGTTGCAAAACACCTGTGGTCAATTTATTCGATGGAATGTTCCAGACCAAACGAATGTTATTGAGGGTTGCTTCGGCCAAGTTGGTCTTGATTGAGAAGTTTTCTTTTACAGGAACGTACTTAACTGCCGCACGAACATTATCAACTTCGACGTTGTAAACGTCAGTCGATTTTGTAATAGAAAGACCTCCCGAAATTGCGCCAACGTCCACACCGTCAAGTTTAAGGGTTGCCGCTCCAATTATGATGTTGGCTACTGTTACTGTTGCCATTATTGAATCTCCTTAAGAAAAAATGCCCAATGAAAGAGAATAGATATTCTCCCTCACCGGGCATTCGGCGTTACGGGTTATAGATGTAATGATTGTACCATGATGTTATCCAAGATCGGTTGGAAGCACCTCTCGAATGCGAATTCCGGCTGTGACACCATACACGACATATCCCACATCGTCCTGAACCACATTGTTGAAGTCAGTGGGTTCATTGGCGCGTGTGAACTCTGTCCAACGACTGTTTTCGGCCAAATTTGCGTCCAGTCCCCTAGCCCCATATTGAGAAACAGCATTATCCAACGATTGAAGTAGGTCATCTAATTCATCTGATACGACAGTGGGATCACGTCCGCGAGTCATGATTCCAAGCAAAATTCGATGATCGTTCTTGATTGGCCCGTCTTCGTTTATTTTTTGAGTCTGCGCCGATCTAATAATAATTGCCGGATAGTGAGTGATACTGGTAGGCTTAGGTGGAGCACGAAAAACTTGTTCGCCAGTCAAGCTCAACTTTTCCATCAGAAAGTTTCGCAAAGCTACTTTGACATTTTTGTATTGATTCATCTGAGTTCAGATAGCGCTTCCTGAGTCATTGCTACAAATGTTTGTGCAATTCTCTGACCACCCTTATCGATCCAGTGAGTTGCTTGAATTCCCGGGTGATTTACTTTTGTTGCAAACAGTCTTTTTTCGCTTTGTTTATCAATCCACGTCAGAATGGGTTTACCGTTGATGACGTGCGCCGGAGTTCCCCTGTCAACAAAGAACAGATACTTAAATTCCGACTTGACAAATATTTCGGATGATACACCTTTATCGTCCGACTTAAGTCGGTAATCAATTCGACCAATACCATTAGGCTTGAAGTTTGACTCGAATACTCTTACAGATGCTTGAGATAAATCCTCTACAAATTCATAGGTCTGAAAGAACGTATTGAACTTCTTTGCTTTTTCAATGGTCGATTCAATACCATCTACGGTTAACGATAGAGTAATCATTATTCTTGAACGTGTTCCGAAAGAGCTAGTGTCAAATGACTGAGAATGGGATGCGGATACTCGCCCATACCATCCACTCTAAATCGACGGGGAGGATTGATTCCCGATCCGTACCACTTAGTAAGAACAAAAAAATCTCCCGCTCGAATTCCTAAACGCCCATCGCAATAAGCCTGATATGAACTTGCGCCGCCAAATGGAGTTCGAGATACCGAATTTGAGATCGGCAAAAAATGGCATCTAAATTCCGAGACACCTGTAGATAGAAGTCGTCCGCCCGAATCTCTAAACGAAAGAGTATACGCTTCTGCATTGTACATAAACCCAACGGCATTTCGCGACATTTACCACACTTCCGTAAAATCTTTTTTGAAGTCGTTCAAAACCTCAGTCATTGATTCGTCCAAATCTTTATCGCTAAACGACATCGATTCGCCGCCGATAGACACAGATTTTATTCCGCGAACTTTGGCTTTTTGTGTTTTGGATACAACCATATTAATCGCCAATTCCGTAAGCGAACTTGGCGGAGTTGCCCAACTTCCCCAATTTGCAACAACCTCAACATTGCCATAGCCTTTAGGAAAAATAAATGGCGAACGACCAATGACGCGATACGGATTTTCGCTAGTAACGTTTACGATTTGCAGTTTTGTCTTTGGACTTGTGTTCAGCGGATAAGACTTCAACTCTGTGGACACATTGAATGTTTTCCACGCAGTATTATCCAAGTTCAATAGTCGAACAGATGTGATTTCTTGATAGTCGTCTAAGATCAAATAGCCTTTGTCATTACCATCAAATAGACGAGTTTCAACACCCGTTCCAAATACGCGACGGGTTCGCTTGGAAATGAAATCAGTCACCGATCCAATTAGACGCGTAATCAAAGCGTCTTGATCGGTTTCCGAGTCTGTTAGTTGAAGTGTGTCTCGCACTTCTGCGAGTGTACATAAATTTGTCATTACGCTTCGCTAAATTGAACAACTGTAATAGCTACGTTTCCGGCAACACTTGCTTTTCCAAACAGTCGTTTGTCGGCGGCATCGCCCTTGAGATAACCGCGCAACGTAATTTGAACAGCTCCATTGGCAGGCAAAAACACTTTCAATAAGCCGTTTGTCGATGTTTCCATTTGAACGATAAAGTTCATGGCGGTATCTGTGCTGATTACAATATCCATTGCCACAACTTTTTTGCCTGCTTCGGGAGCGGCAGAAATAGCCGCCGCAGTAGTCATATCAGAAGATGTTGTGTATGTGCGAGTCAGAGTTTGTTGAGGCCCACCATCGCGAGTGTTGATTGCACTTGTGTTGCTTCCCGATGGACTCAATAAAGCATTTACCAAACCAACAAAAATTTTCGGCCAATCTGCGGGTTTAAGGCCAGTTTGCAGATCGTAATCTGTGAATAGAGGCATACTAATTCTCCAAAAAAAAAAAGCGGGTTGATCCAATACGTTTTTTGGATCAACCCGCTAAGGGTGTTATTGATTAGGTGTATTTTACCACTTGTTATCAATCTGTCTTGATTTCAATCCAGTCAAACTCTCGTTCTGATTCAAATCCAAAATTCGTGCACTTCTGAAATAATTTTCCACCATAACTGGCGGTAGTTGTGACAGTATAGCCATGCCCCTGCAAACAGGTATAAGTATCAATGCGTACTGAGCATGGAAGTTGAGTATCAAGTTTATAAAAAGTATCCCAACTTTGTTCCTGATCTGTGGGCTTGAGATTGAGATCGGAATTTTGTTTTGCGCCATTAGAAGGCAGAATACTTGGCGTTTCAATGCCCTGCCAATATTTACCGTACTTTTGAAAATACTCGTCTTGAAGAAGGGCGGTATCCGCGACCACTATATTGTGTGTATCGTCAATGTATTTCCGGCCAGCTAAAGGCCACGTAACAACACCAATCAAATTGAACAAGGGATCAAGTAAGGACATAATCAACTAAATGGATAGGTCAATCCAGCTCCGTTATTGTACAAGGCAGATTTTTCTGAATCAGTCAACAATCTTTTCCAGAATCCTATTTCATCAATTCTTCCATCCCAAACCGATCCACCCCCACTAACTCCGCCAACTCTAAAAGTTCCGCTACCAGTGGTCGATCCGTTTATGTTATTACCCTCATCGCTGTAGGTATTATTGATAATGATTTTCATCTTCTTGGTTGAAGTATTGTATTCGCATAAAACATGATACCACACAGAATTAGATGGAGTTCCAAATGTGTTTGCCAAAAGGGTTGGACTACCACTGGCAGTGTTTCCCATCAAAAACGCAAATCGTTCTGTACCACCCGCAGTCATATTTAAGTAAATCGAATAGTCTGTGTTTCCAACATTTTTTCCTATCAAGTATCTATTGCTATTCAAGGTGGGCATTGAATCCAAATAAGTCCATAAGCTTATCGTAAAATCCAAGCCCTGAACACTAAGTGTGGCATTGTTTGCTATGGATAAAGTTTCATTGTTAGCCGCTGTAAACTGACCAGCATTACTAACTACTCCGGGGTTATATGTAACGGTATTATTATCGGTTAAGTGATTAGTTCCGTAGCTGTCATTTCTGACACCACTGGTTTCATCAATCTTCCAATAACTAACTAAGCTAGTCAATAATGCACTGGCAGAAATTCCGAAATTTTTATTTCTAACACTGGCGACGGGGTATGGCATAATTAGTGTGCTACTGACCTAGTAAGAATTCTGAGCTTAGTATCCATAAAATGCAGCTTGATTAGAGGCCACCGTTGTCAAGTTTGGATTTGACAATGTTAACCATACAATAAATTCACTCCAACGTCCGGGCCAATGACTTCCTCCAGATTCGGCTTGACCTATTTTCCACGTTCCGTTAGTCAAAGAAGCACCACCAAATTTTATGGTTTGATATACAGATGTACTAACATCACCAATTACCGTTCTTGGTGTGTCGTACCATTCCCATTTACCAGAAGTAAATCCTTGAATAATAGCGTTAGTATCAAGCGGAACGGAAAATACATATTGTGCGCCCGTTGCGCCAGACTTTGCCACTAAAGCAAAAGCACTGGCTGTACCACCGGAATAACTAGCAGTTAATTTGTCATCTGTGCCGTCAAGAATTACTTCGCGAGTATTATAGAGTGGCTGTGCACCATCAACGGCTTGAACAAAATCGTATCCGCCGCCTGATTGATCGTACACTCGTGCCACATACAAATTACTAGCTCCAACGCTAGTTTTCCATGCGGCAATAGCTGCATCGTCCACCGCTCCGCTTCCATTGAATCCGAAATCCATCAAGGTATTTCCGGCGTCTTCCCGTAATTGCAAAGCATTGCCAAGATAACCCGCACGAAGTTTTCTACCCACAGAGTAAGCCGCGACTGCGCTTGGTACGGAATCCAACAAACCACTATAGGGAGTACCAACTATAAAATTTTTATTCCTAATAGCACTAACGTTATATGGCATAGTTCTCCTAGAATCAACCAACTGATTCTATCACGGACGATCTGCGCCGATCCAAAACGCTCTGCCCCACGACAGATTGCGGCCTTTCTGAATACAAGTCATCAATGCAATATCGTGTTTACCAAATCTAATTTCGCCAGCCACCACAGACTCGTTGAACGATTCTCCGGTATCCAAATCGATCCAGTTTGATCCTTTGACTTGATACCGAATAACCTTGACAATTACGAACGATCTAATCGATCCATCGTCATACACAACATCGACTTGAGAATCGTTACCGAGTTCATAAAACCATTTGCCGGACAAAAAATTATGAGCCATAAACAACAATGGCTCATCATCGAAAGTTTTGTAGTGGAGAGTAACCTGATTTTGTTTGCGTCCAATGTTGAGGCTATTTTCTGGTAGATCGTACACCACAAAACTATGATCGCCAAACACCAGTTTTTCTGGATGCGGTTCATTCGCCTTGACGGTTTCAACAGATGTCGAAAACAAAATAATGAATGGAAGTATAAATTTTATCATTACCAGAATTTCCAGTCGTCCGACACTACTTTATCTGCCCATCGCGACAGAAAGATCATAGCATTACGATCAGACGATTCGGTGTTATTCGATCCACTCCCCCAATGGTATAAAACGGAATCGGGGTTGTAGGCAATATCATAGCCGCGTTCGCCAATCTGTAAGCATAGATCGATGTCTTCAAAGTTGCCGATTCCATAAGCAATATCCAGTCCGCCGATTTGATCCCACAATCTGCGCCGAGTCAAAAAACACGCTCCAGTAACCGCTTGCATCATTAAATGGCGATTGACTCTTGGATTGTCAGCGTCCCATCCCAAAAACAAATGGTAGGGCATTCGAGCCGCATTAAAAGCTACGCCTGCATGTTGAATTTTGCCAGCAGGTCGAGTTGGGTCTTTTGACCATGCTGGAAACAACAATTTCGATCCCACTCCACCTGCCTGTGGGTATTTATCCAGTGTCGCAACCAAATGATCCAGCCACAATGGATGAGGAACGGTATCAGAGTTCAGCATACAAATATACTGACCGTTGCCGTGACTTGCCCCAAGATTGTTGGTTGCTGAAAATCCACCATTGGCCGGAGCTTTGATAAACTTCCAGTGCGGCAAAATCGATGACGTGATCAGCTTTTCAATCGCATCGCGACCTAGTTCTTCCGGCGTACAATCATCAACAAAAAACACTTTCACGTCATCTTTGAAACTCGCCAGTGTGTCAACCAAAGCCGGAATCAGTCGTTCTAAGTGATCGTATCCGCCATAGACCGGAACGATTATATCTACTAAGTTTTTTTGCTGTATAGCCATTAGATTTCCTCCGCCAAAATTTGTGCGGCATTTTCCCATGTTCGCCCACGTAACCATTCATAAGCATTCAAGGCGAGTTGATCCATCTTGTCTCGATTAGTGTAAGCAAAAGTCATTGCGTCTGACCATGAATCGTAATCAGGGTAATAACGCTTGACGTTGCCAAATACATCTCGATATTCATACCCGGGAGCAAATAAAATGCCGCGATTGGGTGACACGAGTTCAGTCATGGATGTGTGATTCATGGCGATTACTGGTAGGCCAACAGAAAAAGCGTCCAAAATCGGCATACCCAATCCTTCATTACCTGTATCCATCAAAAGAACGTCACAAAAATTTTCAACCCACAATAAATCTTGTCTTCCAATATTTTCTAGGATACGAATTTCGCGACCATCCGGCCACTCCCAAATATTAACTCCAGTTTTACGAATTGCACCGAATTCTTCCATGAGCTCCGGCAAATCCCATCCAATGCCAGCATCTCGCGTGACTGCATATAGCACGTTCTTGGGTTTGTCCGCTGTCCACTTTACCCAAAACTCAATGGTATGCGCCCAATTTTTTCGAGAATGATTATCTGCAATTTTGACAATAGCAAACTTGTCACTGATACCGATTTTTTCCCTAACCTCTTGAACATGTTCGGGTTTAGCAATTACGCTACCCATTGTGTGAGACACAGGCAAGACCTTAGATCGAAGTCCAACATCCTTCAAGACTTTTTTGCCAAATTCAGACAATACAAAAATGTGATCAATGCTCGACAAGCCATCTGACCATTTCTTGAGCAATGGAGTTCCTTCAACTGGCGTAATGGCAATATACTTAACAGGAGATCGTAAAGATGGGAAAATATCGCACTGCCAGGGAATATCCATAGCCACTACAACGGCATCAGGATTCCAGCCTTCGATAATATCAGTCAGTTGAACCGATAAATAGCGCGGGTCGAGCATTGGAATAACCGAAAACGGTAAATTGTGCTGTTGAGCATTGTATGACATTGCCACGCACTTAACATCATGTCCAAGTCGAGATAGGGCAGTGCACATGCCTTCGGTAATAACGGAATAGCCGCCTGCATATCCGTCTTTTACTGGACGCAAATCCGAAAAATATAGAATACGTTTTTTAGTCATACTTATTTTGCCTGTCGTTTACGACCAAACAACAATGGTTCGGTATGAATAGCATGAACACGCGGTTGTTTATTCTCGTCCATTTCAACAACGGTAGACTTTCCTAGTCCAAATCCATGATTTCGCATCATGTCTGGAACGGTGATTGCCAATTCATAACCAAGTGCTTGCATACGTTGTTTCCACATAACATCTTCCGCGAATGCCTCAGAAAATTCGTCAAAACCGCGCCACTTCGGAGATTCACTCATTGCAGTCGCGACAAGCTTCCCATCTTCAAATTTCCACTCGACACCTTCAACCCCCAACTTCAAATAATCGTCCCGACGAATCATAAAGGCTGAACCCACAAAATCCGTGACTGTTGCTCCAACGACCTGACCAGCAATCTTGAGTTCTTCCTTCTTGGTAAAACGTTCGTCAATTGGATTGTAGTTGCGATAGTCGAAAAACCCGACCACGCCAACTTTTGGAAAGTTTTCCAGAATTGCCACACCAGCATCTAGCCATCCGGGTGTATATTCGAGATCGGCATCCAATTTGACCAGCCATTTTCCGCGACCAACTTCAAAGCCGCGTCGAATGCCGTGTCCAACTCCCATGTTTTTGCCTGCATTCAAAATGAATGAGGACAGTTCTTCTCGCCGCGCACATTGCATTAGCATCGGCCAGTTCGGATCACGCGATCCATCGTCAACCACAATGAGTTCGTACTGTATTCCATAGGTGTTATTGAGTAACGATTCTAAAGAGTCTCGTGTACTTTCAGGACGCCTATACGAAAGCACTACTAAAGTTGCAAAATCAGTCATTCGGTAATCCTTCTTTCAAAAGTAATTGAGTATATTTCAATGTCAGATGCATCGTTAGAAACAAGTCTAATGCGGTAGTTTTTCTGCATAGACACAAATGATCTAAAATCCACAACGAATTTCTGTCGATCATCAGACGAAAAAAATTTTTGCATTACAAAAATATCAAACATATGAACGTAAATATCCAACGAGCTTAGACCAATGTACTTAAATTCAATCGTACAGTCGTAAAGGCCATTTTCAATCTGCGTCGATTCGTTTAGCTCACAATTTACTCCGCCATCAGTCACAATGTGTAAGTGCTGTTTAATGGATTTCATAATAATCGATCCATTGTAATGTGACACAGATCGCTGATAAACAAGCCCAAGCACCACCAACCAAGTTCCCAATTGAGCGGAAACGACCAACCCATTAAGTATAAAACAATCGCCGGAGTCGCAAACAGGTATATCAGTCGAAACACCGTTCCAAAAATACTATGCGACCAAAACGATCTGTGTGGCACAAACTTAGAGTAAGGCATCCAATAAAACTGCCAAATGATTGAAAAAGTCCGCCCAAAAATACGCCTCAAAATATAGAGTCCATAAAAACCCGCATCAACATCCAGATCGGGACTAATGACAATTCCGCACAGACACCCAAAGCAACACAGCACAATATTGAGTGGCGATACTCCGGCATATGCCAATGAGGGAAACAAGGCTGTCGTTGCGATAACCGACACTCTAGTATGAGTCAATCCGCTTGGCATTATCAATCTCTCGTTGGGCTTGACATTCAGGATGCCAAATTTCTTTGCCATCCCAACTCCCGTACACATTTCCTGTTCCCCATTTAGTAAATCGTTTTCCACATACCGCACATCGCTGGAACAAGAATCTGTCCAGTTTTTGCAACCAATGCCACTGGATTCGCCAATGATGAATATGCCATTTAGGATGTTGATACCATTTGCGATTTGTACGTAGATAAGCCCTAAAAATGCATACAATAAAATTACGCATTCTTTCTTCTCGACTTTGGCCTTGCACCAAAGAGGATCGAAGATTGTCGATTGGACTACTAGAAATAGAAAAGATAGTCGAAATCTCGCGGTTGGTTAATATCGAGCGATGTTCGCGTTGCCATACGATTTCAGACCAAACAGCAGACACCAACGCTAGACATTCTCCAGCGGGTAACGACCTAAATTTGTATTGGTGATTGACAATGACGGAAATCGAATCTAAATAAGGTGAAGTGTAATACGGAAACGCCTTATCCCACTCAATCATGTATTCAACGATTTTTTTGTCCGCATCAGACATCTGTGGCGTTGACCAGCCGCATGAATCTTCGTAGTTATTTATTTCTGGATCGTCGTGCCAAATCGTGAACCACGAATCGTGATATTCGCCTTTTTTCTTGGGCGGAAACGGCGATCTAATTTCAAAGGCTACAATCGAGTGATCGTGCATACTAAATTCCACTTTCTACCCAATGCTTGAGTCGCGCCTGCGCGATCTCGACATATGGAGATTCGTTTTCAATTCCCACACATTCATCCCATCCGGCCAAGAACGATCCAATCATCTCGCTACCACTGCCGCTGAAAGGATTCAAAATCCTACGGGGAGTATATTCTTTGGGGGGAAGTAACAGATAGGCGAACCGCCGATCTGCGCTGATCGGCTTGACTGTGGCGTGAAAGTTTTTTCTCTTTGTCTTTCTCTTTTCACCATAAGCCCATTCAGCAACACCAAATGCATTGACTGTATTAGCAGAATCCTCAAGTCCAGAATCGCGTTCTTTTTTATTGGGCTTAGAAGCATAAACGACTTTATCACCCTCAAATTGTTCATATGCCCAATCAAACGCCTCAAAGTATTGTTCAGCACCCGCATGTTGACTTCCAATATTGGCAACCGGACATCCATCCGAACATCGCCAGATGTCAACTACGCGTTGAACTGGCACAGAGTGGAATTTTTGGCCTGCCGCTCCACCAAATGGCCTTGCCCCTTCCGACCAGCGATTCAAAACATAAGTGCGGTTTGTTTTACCAACAATCTCACAGTCGGGGTTATGAACCATCATAAAATTACCCGGCCAGCCACCAAACGGATTATCGATATTGAGAGTTCCTGCGCCTGTCAATTTTATGTTTTCTACTAGAGTGTAATCTTCGTTGTATGGCTTTTGAAACAATACAACAGGTTCAACATTGGGTTTCATCACCTGCCTGCCATAACGATGGTTTTTGAAAATCTTTTCGTTTTTGACTGGCACAGCATGAGGCATTCCCTGACCTCTAGCCCATAAAAAAATAGACGGATGAATGATTGCTCCGGCGTCTTCAATAGCCGCCGCCAAACGGTGATAGCTGCGCGAACCACCATACACCAGTCCAAAAGCACCATCGTGTAGATGATTCAATAGTCCCGCCCACATCTCTGGATCGAATGAAACTCCCGTTCCGTCCCATAGATTTCCCATAAATTTCATTTCGTATGGAGGATCAGAAAAAAGCGCATGAAATTTTGCGCCTGAGTATGTTTTTATCCAATTGTAGATGTTATCGTTGACTATTTCGTAATTCATCACGAGACTTTCGCGTAATAGGTTGCAAGGTCAGCCCATTCAAGAGAGAGAAAGAGAAAGAGGGGAAGGTCAAACAAGAAAATGGACTGACCTTGTTAGGCAGATCATAGCACACTATCATTTTCGCTTCAAAAACTTTTCGATAGCTTTTCGATCCCAATACATAAACACCATATTGTCTTGTTGGTAGTCTATGAAAAATCCCAACGACAGATAAAATCTAAAATTATCCTGAAACGCCTGAACATACATTCCTTCCTTGATACCTGCTTTGGTTAGAACGTAACTTCCTATCCGCCGCATGAATATTGTTCCCCACCCCTTTACTCCAGAGTTGAAAATTTCGGGAGAAACACAGAGGCGTTGAAGATGCATTGCATCATTTTGAATAAACCAATTTCCGGCCACTATGATTTTGTCTGTAGTAGGGCTTATCAACAACAATCCACCATCAGAATATCTATCACCCTTTATGTTTAGGATGTTTTTCAAAAACAACATGCGTGCACTGAATTTCGGATCGTCGGCGCGACAATCTGCCGCCCATTGACTGACTGCCTTTTCGCGAGTAGCTTGTGACCATCTATCGAAACTATGTTGCCAGAGTTCACGATATTTCATGTTTGAGCCATTCCAAAGTCAAGTCAATACCATCCCATATATTCGTTGCCGGACTCCACTGGAAAAGTTTTTGAACTTTCCGAATGTCGCTTACATACCATAACATATCAGCTGGACGAATTTCGTCGTATGTTGGAACAACACCTAAATAATCAACCACTTCGTTGAGAGATACAGCATTGGAAATACCTCCGCCGACATTGAAGACTTCCCCTGCCGCATACGATCCGCTATCCACTTGTCTATGAACCAGTCGAACTAAATCGCTGATGTACAAAGGATCGCGCACCTGCTTACCATTACCAAAAATAGTAATTGGTTGATTTTGGGTTTTCATTCTACAAAAATATCCCAACCAGCCTTGTTCGGTTGCGCCCCATTGTCCCTCACCGTAAATAACACCCATGCGATTAATAACAACATTTACGCCAAACGAATAAAACCATTCTTGACACAGTTGATCGGCGGATTTTTTGCTTGCGCCATACGGAGAAAGTTGCCCGAAACTACTATAGTTTTCGTCAATACCAAATTCAAATCTGCTTGCGGGAATAAACTTCTTGGCGTCGCTCGTCAAAGGATGTCCCGTATTGGTAGCATACACTCGGTTTGTACTAGCCATGATTACTTGAACATCTGGAAACTGTCGAGCATATTGCAGAACATTGAATGTCCCGACTACATTTTCTTCAAAGTCAGATTCTGGATTTTCAAGCGACCAGGGAATTCCAGCGTTGCCAGCATAATGCAAAATGACATCCGGCCTAAATGGTATCGACTGAAAATCGTATCTCAAACGAACATCGCCACGAACTACTGTGACGTTGGGACTCTCAATTACCGAGAAATTGCGCTCTACATTTTCTCGCTTCAAACTATCAAATACCACGATCTGATTGTGACGACTTGCTTTGAACGACTTTACTAAGTTTGATCCAATAAAACCTAAACCGCCCGTTACAACAATATTCATGTTAGTTCCAGTGCAAGTCTATAATATCCCGCACTGCTTGTAGAGTTTCGGGATTCATAGACAAACTGTTATCCTTTACTTTTTTTTCCAGCCATGTTTTTGGGTTGCCATCTCCGCCGCGAGCTAAATTTGCTCCAGACCAATCAGCAATCATTTCCAGAACACAGTCTATTGGGATTTTTAAGGGTTCAATTTTTCCACTATCCCATTCAAGAACCCAATGTTGATAATGATGATCATTGCGGTTAATATGTTTATTCCAAGCAACGGCAAATTCATAAGTAGGCAAATAGCGGGGTTCGCCCTGTGGCGAGTTAAAGCACTTTGCATATGCTATAAATTCATCCGGCAAGAATTTCGACCAATCATGAATGATCAATCTCCAAATCGGAGCACCAAGCATTTGGCCTTGTCGAAACACAAACCATTTATGCCGCACAACATACAAAAAATAGTTCCTAAGTTGATTCAAGGTCATTCAAAACCTCTTTCACTCGATAAACTTTTTTGGTATCAAGCGGTATTGTTCGGCGTCCTCTCCGCTTGTATTTAGGAAGACGTTTTTTTCGTTTATATCGCGATGTTCTATCTTTGCTATTCATGACGGGGTGTGTAATAGAATGATACTCGCTTAAAGCCATCTGGTTTCCATTCGCCACGATAATTACACTGTGACTAATCAAGTTTGGAAAAACAGACATTGCATAACTCTACTTCCTGCGAGTTGTTATCTATACCATCAATCCAAGCTCGGCCTGTGCCAGTCTGAACGAAAACTCCAGACGTAATGGTGGATAAACACTCGTCGCAGACAAGTTCTATTTTTATCATTTCGGTTCACTTTCTATTTTTGAAATACAATTGCCGCCGACAATTGATGACGCCAGCCATAAGGAACTTCTTTGGCCGATACAACAGTCAATCCAAGTTCTTTGCCCCATGCAAGCATGGTTTCCGAGTCCAGATCGATGCGATGCGCCGGATGCGGATGTCCTTCACTGGCATTATTAATGCAGTAATGCAAAGCAATGAATCCGCCCTTAGTTAACAGAGAAACCATGTTGACAAGTGTCTTGTATGGATTCTCGTAGTGATCGATGCCGTTGATAGAAGTGATAAGACGAATAGGGAGTTTAGACTTATAATCCTCTCCCCGACCATACATATACGTTACCGATTCATGTTCCCAATTGCGAATCGCTTCATATCCTTCATGCAGAGGATCGATAGCAATTTTTTGAAGATTATTGTTGACGACTTCCAGAATTGACAATGGCCCACACCCAAAATCAACGGCAACACCATCGATGGATGGATCAACTAAATTGTCCAAGTCCAGATCAATTGCCGCTTGAGTCAGGTATTTTCTTTCGCGCAATAATTTGCCAGATCGACTCGGCCATGCCTTATCTGTCCACGATGCTAGTTCTTCACTCTGAATTTGATTCCAAAGATCGTGGCTGATTTCTGTTCCGAATTTTTCACGCTTAACTTTTCCGCCCCAATCATCGCCATTCGGAGCAATAATTCCGTTGCGATGTGATTCTTGCATAAGTTCAAGATTGTGTTGCGCTGTCGATCCAGTAGCAGGTGGATATTCATGATGGGTATGAATGACTGGAATCATCAACGGAATGTGCTTACATCCCGACATTTGAAGTCGATTCATGAAATCTGTATCGTCATAACCCCATCCTTGAAATCGCTCATCCCAACCACGCACATTGAACACGTCTTTTCTAAGAACTGCCGCAACACGCGTGTTTATTTCAGGCCAGCGTCTATCGACGGTATGATGCCCGAATACTGACATAGGATCACGTCCATCGTTGTTGCCAAGTGCTTGATCGTCTGGACAGTACGCGACATGAGAGGCAGTCAAAAAGAATCGATCATGAATGGGTTCTGGCGGAATCCAGTCTTTGTAGGGGTCTTTAGGAAGTGTAGCGGGAGGATTTTCAAACCATTCGCAAAATGTTTTCAGAACATCCTGTGTCCATAACATTTCGGGTTCGGAAAACACGATCAATTCATGATTGGGATTTGTAAAGCGAATACCCATGTTGCGCGGTATCGCTGGATTTGACCAACCTACATTGGGTCTGCGATATGGAATATAAGAGATTTGAACTTCGGGAAATAAATCAGCATAACCTCTAACGGTTTCTGCGGTGTTGTCGGTGGACATGTCATCTACGACAATGATCTCTTGGGGCTTGCGACTTGCATAAGATAGGATACTCCACAGAGATCGATGGAGTTGCCTACTGCGATTGAAGGTTGTAATCACTACTGAAACGTTCATGATATTCCGATCTGCGCCGATTAGGGCATGGATTTTATTTTTTCGGCAATGGCTCTCAGTCGGGTTATAACTCGTTTAGTGGACAGCGTTTTATTTTCCACTTGAGTTGCCAGAGAAGAAAGTTGTTGCGAAACTTTTATGGGATTATACACGGTTGTATGGGACAAGACATCTGAACCGGATACTTTGGCAAGTGCGGTTGCAATATCAATTACCACTGCCTCATCTTGCTCGGCAGTGGTTTCAATCTTAAGTTCGCGCTTAAGGCGTTTCCACAAGTCAAAAGCTACCGTATTTTCGTCCATCCGACTATTATATCTCTAACAGCATTTGATCGCTGGTTTCAAGTCTTTGGTGAATAATGTCTAAATATGCCTGCTTTTTTTCAATCAAAATGAATTGCCTATTATATCGTTGACATACAGCGCCAACCGTTCCACTTCCGGCAAATGGATCGAGCACCGTCATTCCGGCATTACTAAACGATCTAACAAAAAACTCGACCAGCTTTTCTGGAAATGGAGCGGGATGATCTTTTGTGTCGGTAAATTGATTGCTTACGTTGTTGGCATGGATAACATTTGATGGTCTGGCAACTGAAATTTTTTTCATATTGCTGTGCCGAATTGCACTTAGTTTACTTCCGTTCACTGGACTACCGCCCTGCTTCCGAGTAACCCGTTGAGCACTAGATGTTTTGACTGGAGTTCCGCAAGCCAACGGATTGAAGTTGATTTTGCTCAGATGCGACACTGTAAAATGATACACAGGCTCAAATCCATTCTTGAATCTGCCATGCGCCCCATTAGGAAATGGGTTTTTTGTCCAGCAATATTCATCGATGAAGCGAAAACCAGTAGTTCGTTTCAAGGCCAAAATTAAATCCATGACATACATCGATCTTTCGCCGCGCTCGGTGTGCGGTTTGATATTTAGAAAAAAACTACCTTTGGGATGAAGAACTCTTTTGAGTTCGTTGGCAATTGGCAAAAACCACTCAACGTATTTTTTGGCCGAAATTCCTCCATACGAGTCTTTCCGACTTTCGGCATACGGTGGGGATGTGATAATAAGATCGACACTTTGACTAGGGATGGACGGTAAAATATCAAGGCAGTCCCCGCACAATACTTGTTCCATTATTTCTCCTGTAGTTGTTTGGTGTATAAGCCCGGAACATGACCTACATGGTATTTTTTGCATTCTGGACATTGATACCCATGTACATCTCCCGTTTTGATATTGTGATTATGTAGCCATAACATATAAGCCGCGTGTTCTGCGTCCGACAAACTTTTGTATTTCTTTTTGCCTTTACATTGTTTGTTGGGATTCATTCTTTTCCTTCAAGATCATTTCATAGTTATTGATGCCGCTTGGAATTTCAATTCCATGTTTGCGGATCAATCGGTTCTTTTTGAATGGCCGATAGTCAACATGATGTTGCCAGCGATTGAACTTCCAAACCACCTTGACTACATCAGGGTGTTGTTCGCGCAATGACTCGGCCATTTTTTTGCGTCCATCTTCGTCCGAGTACAATTCTTTGGTGTTTCCGCCTTTCATTCGCATGGTGGTTACTTTTCCGGCAAGGAAGGCATTGAACAGGACGGTACACAAACCCAATTTCAGTACCCGAATAGAAAGATCGGTATCTTCGTTGTATATGCCTCTCCAACGATAGGGTAAGTCGTTCTTGATCAGAATACAGGAGTAGATGCGCGTATTCAAATAATACGGTGGAACTCGATCAGTAGTCTTGCAAAATGAATAGTAGTTGAATCCAGCCAGCGCCACATTATAGTATCGATCCACGAAATCTTCTGCGGCCTTGAAGATCGCTCCCGTCCTGACTTCGGGCTTCATGTTGCGATTCAGTCGATTGAAAGCTTCGATGTTGTCGTCCAAAATCCAATGTCGATCTGCGCCGATCTGTCGAGAATGTTCCCACACAAAATTACGAGCGGGAATTGAACCCTCTCCAAGATTTGAGAATGGCAAGACCAAAATTTTACTTGCGTTGATATGTTCAGCGTAGTTGTCAAATTCCTGTGGTTCGACAACAATCTGATATGGCACATTCATCTTTTCAAGGGCTTTACTGGTCAAGCGGGTTGACCAGCGACCTTTCGAGATAATGTACACTGGATATTTAGGATTTGACATATACTTTCTTGGTATTTTCTCCGCCCCAATGTGACTTGGCCGGATGCCAGATGCTTTTGGTTTTTCGAGTCAGTTTTTGATCGATCAGTTTGGCAAACTCTTGCAACGATTCCTCCGAATCGAATCGGACGATAATCTGAGCGTATGCCTTTTTCTTCTCTTGTACAAACTCAGGCATACCTTGCCACTCTTTCTGCCATTCAGGAGTTTCATCGAATAAAGTTGTTTGATCTGTACTCTTTTTTGACATATGTACCTCTACAAAATATTGGTCTTCATGCTTTCAAGGCTTAGATTGACAAAGTTTAGTCGTTCTGGCAAGTTCAATTTTCGAGTCAAGTACATTGAGTGAAATTGTGCTTGCGAATTGGCGTACAAAACTGGATTGGGAATTGATTCAATGTTTGGATACAAAGTTCCAGCGTGTGCTTGAATGTCGCTTTCACTTAGGTCTGCGAACTTGATTTTGGGCGTTTGCTTTTTGAGTTCAGGATGCGCCTTGAGAAAATTCTTGAGAGTTTCGTTTCTAAAAACCACATCGCACATGTTGGGCGTGATGTAACTGATGCGTCGATTGGGAACAATCAACTGACAATCATAGTCGTTGATTGACTCGATTATCCAACTTGACCAATCAGCTGGAATCAAAACTCCAAAGGGCTTGTCAAAATACTTGATCAGCCTCTGGACAAACAAATCCTTGATGCTGAACGGAACATTGCTTGCAAACATTTTCCAATCAAAGTCCGGCTGATAGGTTAGAAAGTTGTATTGCTCTCCATCAAGTAAATCCGTCGCCTTACAGGTGTAGCCACTTCGCGCAAATGCTTTTGGGTATTGCCTAAGTTTTCCAGCACAACCATCCCATATGTCGTACTCAGATGGATTAGTCGAACGAGACATGTCCAGAACAGAACCCAAGAACGGAACGAGTACATCTGTGATTGCATATAGTGGCGTCTGAAAATCGTCGCGAACTTGAATCGAGTCTGGTGTTTGAGGTTGATTAGTTTTTGGTTTAGAAGGCATAGAAAAACATCCATACAAAACAAAGTATGATAACCAAGATCGCGCATAATACTGCAATGTACGGAACAACCGCGTCAACAAACGCTTGTTGAAATGTCCAGCCTGAACCATAGCCAAGCAACAATCCCCGCAGTCGTCTCAGGATGATATGGTTCTCGGCGTCCAATCCATCGTCAATCATCAAGACCACGCGAGTTGATCGCCCTTCAATTACAACTGGTTCAGTTTCGCCGGGTAATATATCGCGGCCATTGTCCCACCTAAACTTAAGTCGTTTCAATATGTTCATCGTCTATCCTTTGAATGAATGCAAAATACTCAAAATTGACTGTCGGTTTTTCGATCACAAACGGACAAGTATTATCGGGTTGGCTACACCAACTCATGGCCTCAAAAGTTCAACCCGCTCCGCAAGCCGAACAAAACCATCGGGAGTAACCATCTGGCATCGGATCGCCCAAGTAATCGGTGTTCATATCAAAAACGCAACATAGTTGCTTGTACATTCATACATTGACAAGCATTCTAAGCGATTTGCCTTTTCGACAAAAGCGTGATTCAACAGTGTTTGTCGGACATCAGTTAGATCGTCTAGTATACGCGGCCATCCAAAAAAAGTAAATGCCTGAGCGCAATGATCGGCTAAACCACCCGATAAAAGTTGAGTCGCTTCTTCGTTCGTTACAGAAATTACCTTTGGATTATTGAGTTCAAATCCCAATGGACTCATGATTCGGACTTCGCCATCTTCGGAAATGTAAAAACATCGAACTCCGGTTTTTGAAATCGGATCAACGATAATATCTATGAATCGCTGTCTCAGTAACAGGGACGGAAATTGCTTTAGTGTCGGTGTGTAGTCAGTCATGATTATCTTTTCTGTACAGTAATAAATCCAGATTGCGCGGCAGACATCAGCAATGATTCGTCAGCACCGGAGAGTATCTTGCGCGGAGTCAACAGAGTCATCAATCCGAGTAAGTCACATGCACCCATTAAACGCAAAGCCCAATCCTGACCACCAATCCAATAACCAATTTCAATATATGAATGTTCTTGTCCGTCCAGCAAATCAGGATAATCGGACTTGATTGCCGCCAATAGATCGTCTTTCAGTTGTTGTTTGGATGATCCACTTTCATTTAGGGCAACTTTGAAAAACATCAAGTCGGCTGTATGTCCAATTGGTTGCGATCCATCTCCTGTATCGATACACTGACCGCATAAACAATCGCCGCGCATCGTGTGATTTTCAAGGAACTTGAGTAGATTGTTCATGATGTAGAAATTATTCATTTTGTCTATTCTTTCTGAATATCCAATTTTTTGAGTTCATCGATACGTGCCAGCGTTTTACTAATACGATTCGAGATTGCGTCAAAAGCCTTTTGCGATCTGGCGTAGATTTTCTTTGAGGCTGTATGGCGCTTTTTCCACTCTCGCGCCAAATCTTTTAACTCCCGACTTTCACTGCTTGATAAGCCAGCAAACACTTCAAGAGTATCGTTTAGTTTCACCAAATCATTCGCAACAAGACTAGCCGAATCTCGCCGCTCGATTGCATCTTCCAGTACGTTCCATGTATCAACTTGGAGAGAAGTCCAGTCGCCACAAAACCCTCCAGACGACTGATCTCTCGATTGATAGATCGTTGTAGTCTTGTCATCGCATTTGTCCAATTCGTTGCATGAGTTCGTGATAGATATTCAAGTCCTCAGATTGATCGCTAGAGATTTTTCCATCGGCAATTTGATTGACAATCTTTCGCTTGACCGCAATCAATTCCAAGATGTCTCTATCAACTGTTCCGTCGGCAATCAAATTCCAAACCGTGACCTGTCCAGTCTGCCCGATACGGTGAATACGATCTTCGGATTGAATGTGATCTTTTGGATTCCAGCCAAACTCCATGAAGGCTACGTTGGTTGCCAGACCATTAGCGTGAATAGTATGTCCCACCGAACCCATCTTCATTGAGGCAATCATAATCAGGCAGTTCGGATCGTTATTGAACTTTTCCTTGTACGCTTCAACCTGTGCATCCGAATCGTCCGCCGACAGTCGAGCGCAACTGGTTATGGCACTAAGGCGTGTGAACAATTCTTTTTGAATTGATTTGTGCCATGCAAAGATAACCAGTTTGGTATTGGAGTCAATGAAGTTCTTTTCTGCCCACTCTACAACTCCATCCATCTTTCCGAGTGCGGCCTGTTCTTTCATGGCATCAACCTCAGTCATGCCGCTGGACATTTGTTTGTGGTCGCCGCCATCCAATAAATTGGCAAGCGCAATCGTGTAGCCTTTTTTGTTGTCATTGGCAAACACAACTTCGGCATACATTTTTTCGGGCAGGAACTTCAAAACGTCTTTCTTGGTTCGGCGGATATAACAGGTTTCGGTAAGTCGATCATGCAACTCGATTAGATTCGACGGTGATCCTTTGGGATTGAAATCGGTAACACCGCAATATTTTTCTCGAAAGAAATTAAATCCGCCTAGCGCCTCTAATTGACCAATGGCGGTAAGTTGCGAAAGCAAGTCTTGAGGTTTATTGACCACAGGTGTACCAGTCAACAGTAATCTAACTTTTCGTCTGGCGGCAATTTTTTTAGCGGTACGAGTCTGCGCCGATTTATAGTTTGAGATGACGTGTCCCTCATCGAATATCACTGACGTTGGGTTGAAGGCGTTGATGAGTGTATGACTGAGCGTTCCTTCTGGAACAATGTACTTATCGAAGTTTGACGTTGAATGTGGATTGATTTCAACATCGCGCACAATGTCATAATTCACTACAACAAAATCAGACATCGGACAAAGTTCCATGTATTCGGCAGGAGTAATAAGCGACTCGTCGTTTTCTTTTTTGGATTTCTTACCAGCAGAGATTACAATTACAGAACGATTGGGTAGCCAGCGTTCAATTTCGTTTTTCCAGTTGAGCTTGAGTTTGGCAGGACAAATAATAAGCACTGGATAAGCGTTTTGATCTTCCACAATCGCCAGAGATTCGCAGGTCTTGCCAAGACCGGGTTCATCCGCAATGATCAAGCCGCGTCCTTTGGAGATTGTTTGACGAGCATAGGCAACCGCCGCTTTTTGATGCCCCATGAGTTCGCCCTGAATACCCTTGATGGTAATTTCAACGGGCACATCAACTGCGCCAGATGTGGCCTTGCGTTTCGTAACAGCATTTTCATAAATGCTCGATGCATGTTTAGCTTCGTCTGATATTTTGAATCCCCACTTATCAGCAAATGCAAACACCAGCGGGATTGATGTTGGTGTAATTGGCACTGACCATGTGCTATTACCTTCCCACTGTCGACCGGGTAACGATTCTTTTAGATCGTTTTTGATGTCTTCGTTGAACGAAAAAACAAAATAGAATTCACGCTCATCAGGATCAAGAGTTAGTAACATGTATGTTTCCTCAAATCAATTGTATGTCAGATAAAGTGTATGTGAGGCAAAAGTGTACAGCATTTCATCTAAAATGACAAGACCTTAATTTCGATCCATTGACAAACGGGTGATTAGCCATATAATGCCAGTCACCTAAAGCACACTAGCAGGTAAGCATTTCGTGTTACCAAGACACAAGCATATTTCCTCAATAATGTTTATCTGCTAGTGTGCTTTAGGTTTTATGTAGCCTATATCTGGTCTGAGGAAATATGCGATCCACACAACATCATTCCCATAAACTCCCCGCAACAAAAAAGAGACGCCGATATTCACGGAAACTATCGTTCGTTCTCACCGATCCATCTGGAATTTTTATTGTGTCCGGTGGACGGAAATCTCATTTTGTCAAAGTAACCAATGTATCCAAGCATGGATTTATATACGAATGTGAAGACTGTCAACATGATATGTGTTCACATGAATTAGCTATCATGGCGCATTTACAGCCAGACAAGTTTCGATCTGCGCCGATCAAGAAAAGGGAGAATAAATGAGTAATCAAAAATCAATCGTCTCGCTTATCAAGTCAATCAGCGGACAGGCAAATGTGCTGACAATCCCACGTATTTACCTGACGTTGCTTGATAACAATCATCGAGCTGCATTACTTTTAAGTCAGTGCGTCTATTGGAGTGATAAAACCAAAGACAATGATGGTTGGTTTTATAAAACCGATCAAGACTGGCAGGATGAGTTGGGCTTGCCAAGAGGCGGACTAGAAACCGCTCTAAAATGCATCAGCAAATATGTAACCACAAAAATAGCCAAAGTGTATGGAACTCCTAAAACCCATTATCGGGTTGATCTTGATGTTCTGACACGTGACATCATTGAAATCCTTACCCCTAAATCCGTGAACTTGACAATTTCCGACTTGCCGGAATCCAGCATTTCCGACTTGCCGGAATCCAACAAGTCCCATATGTCGGATTCCGGCAAGTCCTTAAAGCAGAGATTAAAAACAGAGAATACAACCAATGGTTCGACTGGCGTCGTACCATCCGATGTTGATTCTGTTATCCCTGTTCAAGTCATTTATCTTGAATCAAAAAATCAAGATCAATTTGAATGTCCATACTGCTTGGAACGACAGTCCTTTGAGAAGCAACCTTATTGTTGTCAATGCGGTGCGGAACTTCAATTCAAGATACCAGCGATTGGAGGCGGATTTACTTCCGCTAGCTTCAAGACATTTGCTCCTAGAACGGCAGGCGCTTTATATCTTCAAACCGAGTCGGCAAAAATTCCCACACCCCACTATCGCTGGAAAGAATTTGCCACCGAAAAACAGCGTGATGAGTTTGAGAATATTGAAAAACAGATTGGCACATCAAAACTTAGGGTAACTATCGATTGGGCGGTAAAAGCAAAAATTCCTAAAGGTCGAATTGTTAATTCGATTCTTAAGGCTATTGATCGTCATGGCGTATTTGAACCAAAAGACATTCCAGAAGTCAAAGCAAATCCTGCTATTGACACAACGCGAATTTCAACCGAGAATATGGCACGAGAAAAAGCCAGACAAGAAGCTCTTAACGCATTCAAGGTGAAGAAATGAGTTTCAATAACTCAGCACTAATCGAAATTGAAAAAACCGTATTGTCGGTTTTGCTTCATGAGCCGCATTTACGAAATGAATTGATCCGCCGATTTCCTGGAAAGGTTTTGAAAATTTTTCCAGATTCAGAGGCACATCAAATTTTGCGTGTTGCTTTTGGAACAGATGGAGTTGTTTTGCCATCATATATCTTGCGCGAAAATCCGAGTCTACTGGACACCGAGTGGAATCCGCAATCCATTTTCGATCAACTGTCGTTTGAGGCAGGCAATTCTTTTTGGGAGAATGTTGAACGCTTGCGCCAAATTGCCAAGCAGAAAGAATTGCACAATACGCTAACAACCAGCGTCAAGCGAGTTGTTCAGGCCGACTTGATCGACATCGACAAGATTGCTAGAAACATTCAGGAAACTGTATCGGCATTAGCGCATGATACCAGTCAATCTTACGATCCAAGTATCAAGGCCGCAGGCGAAAAATACAAAAAACAAAAAGAGGATGGTAAGGTCGGACACCGAATCAGCACAGGTATTTTGGCGATTGATACTGCGTTCGGCGGGGGTGTTCAAAAGAACCCCGGCGAGTTAGTCATTGTCTCTGGTTTTGAAAAGCAACGCAAGACCAGTTTCACCAATACCCTTATGATCAATATGCTTCGCAATCACGATCAGGGTGCGCTTGCATGGGTGTGCAATGAGGGTTCGGTAGATCGTGTTCACGCATTGGGCGACTTATGGGCAATGGAGGCCAGTCGTTTGGCTATTGTTGAACGAGTCGGCACAAGTCATAATGGTGAGTTCGTACCGTTTTCGTTTTCGCGATACGATGTTCTGACCAATGATTACTCAGGAAGCATTGGCGACATTATTGATCGCGCCTATGAATATATAACAACACTTCCAATTCGCATGTATTTTGCCGGAATGGATGACGGAGACTCTTTGGAGTTTCAAGGTGTTATGGCAAAGGTTGCGGCAGACATCGAGTTCAACGGTGTTGAGCAAGTTATTATTGATAACTTTCAAGGTTGGCGGATTTCTGGTGAAAGCGATTATGATGTGATGAATCGAGTTGTGCCGCCCGTTGATAATCTTGTCTCTCGATATGGGATTCTGACAATTGCGATCAGTCAATATTCGCGTGACGGTAAGCTACGTGGTGGTGGTGGTGCGGAAGGTCGCGCATCAATGGTTGTCGGAACGGAATACAATCAGCAAGAGACACCATCGATCCTGCAACTCGAATATAAGTACGCTCGAAGTCGTCCATATTTCAAAGTCGAAACCAACATTGTGCCAGCGTGTGGATTGTTATATGAAAACCCAAACCAGTAACGCCGATACGTTTGATTACAATTCAATACCGGAAATAAAAGCGTACATCAAAGAGACTTACGATCTCCGAGACTTGTATCCAAAAGTCAAGAGGCGCAACTATCCGACATACTCGGTTGATCTGTGTGTCTTTCACAGCGATCACAAACCCTCCATGCTGATTTACAAGGATGGTTATTTATGTCGGGGTTGTCTTGAGCAAGGTGACATTATTTCTTTTGTCATGAAAACTCAGGGCATGGATTTTATTACTGCCTGCACACATTTGCAACATGGGTTTGATTCTTTGCATGTTGTTCATCGTCAGTCGTATGTTGTTCCGCCCGATCCGCCCAAGTATTCGTATGAACCAGACGCTTTCCACAATGCTATGCTGGATACGGATTATGACGAATTACTTGCCAAGACCGGAATCGAGCGTGAGACAGCTGTCGGTCACAAGATTGGCAAGTTTGGTGAAGGTGTGTTTTCAATTCCGATCCAACATCCGTTGCGCCATGACACTATTGTTGATCTGAAATTGTATCGCCCTAAAGCCGCACGTGGTGAAATCAAGACATGGCATTATAAAGACGGTGCTCACAATTATCTGTATGGAATTCACTTTGTCAAATCAGACAGTCCATTTGTGGTGATCAAAGGCGGAGAAAAAGACACTATTCTTGGACATCAACTTAAACTGCCTTTTGTCACTGCAACCAGTGGTGAAGGATCGTGGGATTCAACTTTCAATAGTCATTTGTCTCGATTTAGCGAAGTCTTTTGCTGGTTGGACGCCGACGAGTCCGGCCAACTTGGGACAATGAACATCAAACGACATTTACCACGTGTAATCTTGTGTGATTGGCGGACATTGTATGATCCAAAGGTGAAATCAGGTTTTGATTTTGCAGATTACTATCAGGAAGGCGGCACAGCCGACTTGTTCTTGGAAATGCTCTCTAATGCACGTAAGGGCATTTTCAGTGGACGGGTCAAGCCGATATTGTCATGAAATTGTATCGCACTCCCTTACATTCTCAGGTATATGAACTATACTTCTTTTATGATTTTGATATTTCCGACGAACTCACTTCTGACATAGCTTCGGTATTGAATGTCTCTGTCGGACAGGTTCAGACAGTTTTGAGAGAATTGTCTGAGGATGGTCTGATAATGTCGGACTCTAAGACAGACAAAAAAGACACGAAAAAAGGCACAGACAAACATGGACACTAGAAACTTGCATCCTGATTATAGAAAATTGAATAGCTTTGAGCGCAAAGTTTATCATGAACTTTTGATGACTGCTCCCCAACGAGCGTTGACATATTTGTATGATACGCTTACTTTTCGCGGTTACAACGATGAAGTTGCCTTTGGTGGGTATGTATTAAACATTATGGATAACACCTTGACGTATCGGGGTAAGACTATTAAACTCAGGCCAACATGGGCGAAGGTTCTGGAGTATGTCATTGTCACCCAAAGTAAAGGCGAGACAGTTTATATGCGGGATATGTCTCAATGGGTCTACAACAACTCTTTATCTGAACCTTTGTTGCGCCCACATCTGACATGGATGAAACAACACTTGCCTGATTTCAAGTCAGCAGTGATCAAGACTAAAAACGGAGATCGTCGTGCCGTTTATACATTAGGTGCGACAAAATAAATATGGACGAACTGGATATTGCAACGGTTGATTATAACCAGCACTTGAAAAATCTATCAGACAATATAGACGCGATTGAATTGCTTAGGGAGATTTATAAATCAGACGACAGTGTTCGGGAACTCAACCAAACGTTACAAAGTGCATTCATTCACTTGACGCAGGCCAAACGAAGTTTTGAACAAGCTCTGAGTCTTATAGACCGTGTTCAAAATGGTTCGACGTAAAAAACGAATCCCGAAATCTCGATCCCCTAAAGCGGGTCAGGTCAAACAACTCAAGCCGATAAAGTTAGCCAAAGCGGTAGAGGGTGAAGAAACCGCCGCATGGCGCGACTGTATTTGTGAAGCGCTTGGAACGATTAGAGAGGAATGCCAAAAAGGAATGTTCTATCCTTTTGAGAATTTGCCATGTGGACTCTCGTGTCATAAGTTGATCAAAACACCACGTGAAAAACTTGTGAGATTCTGTATTCAATGTGGTGTTCCTACAAAGCGATCTGACTATTGTTCAAGATGTGCCAATGAACGCTCACGCGAAAAACGCGGATTGCTAACTTCAATACTATGAATCTAGCACTTGATCTTGGACAGAAAATGGGCTTTACTTATTTTGAAGGACTCAAAATTATTGAGTGTGGCACATTCAATCTTCCGGCTACCGCTACTAAAAAAGAAGGATCGGTGCTTACTCGAAAATATATTGCAATCCAGCGAATGATTGCAAAGAAACCCGTTGAACATGTTTATTACGAGATGACCGACTGGCATCGATCTGGTTATCCGGCTGAACCGTTTCCGATGCGTCAAATGCGAGAGAAGCAAAACAGAGTTGTGCAACGGGCTTTGGGTCGAATTGAAATGGCAATAGAGGCCGCATGTTTTGAATATCACGCCATTCCGGTAGCTGTAGCGGTACACGACGCGAAGCGAGTTTTGACTGGAAACGGAAACGCCAGTAAAGCAATGATCGCCAAAGAGATCAAAAGTCTATTTCCTCAACTAAAAAACGAATCAAGTCAAGACGCCATTGACTCTGTATCTATCATGATATGGGCGGTTAGCCAAGAGTCGTCTATGTGGCGCATTGATCTAGCAAACATTAATCACACTAACTTTTAACTTGAAAGGAATAACTAATGACATTACTAGGTTACACAACTGAAAGTCAACCCACACGAGTTTTTTCGGCAGATGAATTGTTGCAATGGTTAGCTAGTCCCGCAAACACCAGTGACTTTACTTATGCAATGGGATACCTGATGGTTAAGGGTTATCGGGGTGATGACGCATTTTCGGCAACCAGCATTACTGGTACATGTCCCCGCGAATTTCGACTGAAACAAGATCGTCCTTATACGCTTTCACTGGAACAGGGTCAATTCGCTATCGACGGTACGTTTTTTCATGCAATGGTTGAAATGACTCCTGAACCAGAGGGATTCAAAGGATTTCGGGAAAAGCGATTTGCTAAACGAGTTGTTTTGGGACGCGGAAGCAATCGCAAGGAATTTATTCTCCCCGGGCGAATGGATGAGGTCGTGCTCGACTATAAGAATGGTCAGGCATTGATTAGGGATTACAAACGAACCAAGTCCGTTCCCAAGTATGGTTCGCCCTGGCCGACGCACAAAAAACAACTGAACATCTATCGATGGATGTTGAGTGACATAGACGGTAAGCCCATTCAATTGCGCGATGGAATTGAGTTTTGGCAGGCCACGCCCGACGACTGGATTGAGGTTGATCCGATTGATGTAGGCTATGGCGAAGTGGTTTATCGCAGTATGGAGGCAGTGAAACGAGTTCAGATCGGCGCAGATCAACGCGTCAATTTTGACGACATTGAAGATGTATCGGCATGGATCAAAAAGACAATGCCTCATTACGTTGACATGGACAGGCCAATGGTAACAATGTCGAATGCAAGGTCTGAGGATGGATTTGGATTTGGGTGGAAATGTAACTATTGCCCAGTCAAGACTCAATGCGAAATTCACTTTGCGGAGAACGAACAGGTTTTTGATCAACAGCGAGCTATCAGCGAACTGGTTCAGGCCGGATTTTCTGTCAGCGCTCCTAACGTCGGTTCACCAGCCAAGATACATGATTTTTAATTGGAGAGAGATATGGGACTAAAAAACGATAGATGGATTATCGAACAAGCGACCTTGTATAACTTGATTAATCCGTTTCAGCCAACGCAAATATCCAACGTTGATGGACGAAAAGTCATTTCTTATGGCGTGACATCTTACGGATATGATTTTCGGGTTGCGCCTGAATGGAAAATTTTCCATAACGCTCACTCGGCAGTAGTCGATCCAAAGGTATTCAACGAGAAGGCGTTTATTGATGTTGTCGGTGATGAATGCATCATCCCGCCGAATTCGTTTGTGTTATGCCGGACGATTGAACGCTTCAAGATTCCGCGTTCGGTTTTGACTGTTTGCTTGGGCAAGAGTACATATGCTCGATGTGGATTGATTATCAATGTTACGCCTTTTGAACCAGAGTGGGAAGGCTATGCAACCATTGAAATTTCAAACACAACGCCTTTACCAGCAAAGGTATATGCCAATGAAGGTATTGGTCAGATTTTGTTTTTGGAGGCCGACGAACCTTGTCTGACTTCGTATGCAGACCGCAAGGGAAAATATCAAGGTCAGTCGTCAGAAGTTGTTCCAGCTAGGATGTGATCATGGAAATACTTGGACTTAAGATTATGACTCACAAAGAATGGCAAATGATGTGCCATGAAATCATGCATTTGCGAACCGAAGTTGAGCAACACGATACTTTTGTTGGTTGGTTGCGCGATGATATTAAGCAGCTTCAAGACAGTCTCGAACAGGCCAACGAAGGAAATGCAAAGCTTATCGAGTTGCTTTCAAAATGATCACTTGTGTTGTCGGCGGAGATCGCAAGACCAATATCATTATGGGTGTAACTGTTGCCGTAATTGTAGTTTGCGCCTGTGGTGGTTGCTTGGGGTGTGCATGGCTCTTGACAAATTTCATATTGTAAATATAATCCTCTCATGAACTGTGTATACGATTCAATGAGAGATTATGCCCGTCGAGTTCTCGAAATCAATCTAAATAAATTTGATTGGATTTTGTATTTGACGGTCAAGAAAGCTTTTCAGGGACAGACAAACGATTACACCGATCCAGCGGTTGTACCTTATATACACGGTTTAGTTGCAAAACACTATGGATATAAGTTGATCGTAAGAACCCGCATTTGGAACAAGGCCGCGTTATTGAACATTGTCTATCCACATCCTTATTCCGAATTTCAAAAGATGATTATTCGTAAATCGGAATGGGGAACACATGTATTGAAAAACGAAGAAACAAATTTGGGCGCGGCTGTATATTGTTCGATGCTTTATGCCCACGCTCAATTTGATACTCAGCCAGTGGCGGGAACGACACTAGCAATTAGATGGGAGAGAAAAAAATGACAGACTTGATTCTTGCAAATACACTTGGAAACGTTCAGGTTATGGTACATACGCCAGATCGTGAATTCGAGCGATTCTATTTGGATGAAGTCACAACCGATCCAATGATTGCTGACGCGCATCTGTTGACGTTGGTTCAGAATTTCCTGAACGAAACTCAGGCACAGAACAATCCAATCACACTTTCTGGACAGCGTTTCGCCGTTACTCGTCCAGAGTCTGGATCGATCCTGATTGCGCCTTTAGTCAAGTATGGTTGATTGCCCGAAGTGTCGCAAAATTCAACACCCTGTTTGCGGTAGAAAGAATTGTTATTGTCGAAAGTCAATTCCAGCAGGTGAACTACCGCAAATTTGGGTGTTTTTTGTCGCAGCTACAGATCAAGACGGACATTTATTTTCGGACGCCGCTAAATGTGAAGTAACTGAAGACACGTTTATGAGTCTATGGAATTATCGCATCGATCATTCGAATGAATTTGAAACCATGAAGTTGATTGAATTGATTCGATGTCCGTATTGCGGCTTTGAAGAAACAGAAGATTTTTGGTTTGCGCGTGATGTGGAGATGAATTATGTTCAACCTTAAACACCAGCTGACTAAACAAGAAGCAATACACATGGGCAACACAACTGATTGGAGCACTTGGACAGACGAACAAATTTGTGACTTTCAGTTGTATCAAGAATATTTAGCAGTTCCGTTTGATCGATTTCAATCGGCGCTAACCAATATCTGTGGTCGGAATGTTTTTGGTTATGCGTTTTTAGCGACAAATTACGACCAGTTGATTGCCGAGTACGAGCAAAAAAAGGCAGAACGTCAAAGTTTTACAGAGAAAAATTTGCCTATTGACAAGAAGTAATAACTGGATATAATTGCAAACGTTGGCAGTAAAAACGCCGACACATGGCGAAGTGTAATGGACAAAAAAGTGTTTCGCTTTATACGCCGGAATAACCCGGCGTATTTCAGACACACTCACACAATCTATCTTGTAAATAGACGCTCTAGGTTCGATTCCTAGCTTCGCCCCAAGAAATCAGACTCGTCAAGCGTAATCGAAAGATGCTCAAATGTGACGAGTGTTTTGTAGTAATAACCTTTCGGTGTATAGGTCAACCGTACTTTTCAAACTTAATACGGCAGATAAAAGTTGAATGTTTTTCAACGTATACGTTTCCTAACGGGTAGCGTATTTCTGATAAACGCACACAATGGTTAAATCCTTTTTTTCCAAAAAAGAACAGTGGGTTCGATTCCTACATCTGCCGCCTTCTAGCGTATTCCATTCTGAGACACATAAAGCTGACCGGAAAAGCAGATTCCTTTTAAGAATTAGTTGTGGGTTCAAGTCCCACTATGTAACACCCTCAGAGACTTTATACGCTGGACACTTAAATTAAAGCCCGTACATGTTACGGGCTTTTTTAATTCTTGAATCCAGAAAGAGAGAGAACAATGACAGAACTAAATAACAACCAGATTTATCAGACGATGACTCGTGTTACCCATCGCGATCTTGCTCCGCTAGTTGGCACATACGCCGATTTACTGAACAACGATCCAAACTTCATCAGTCGCGCTCTGGTTCACATCGCCTCAACCAGTAAGATCAACGATCAGGTCATGGCCGCAATTGTGACTTTGTTGCAGGCCGATCCAGAGTATCCAGAGTTTCGGGAAGCAGGTCGGGCTTTGGCTTTGGGTCAGCGTGTTTATCAAATTGATTTTCACAAAGAGATCGATGGTCTGGAGGCGTTTCAGTTGATTCGCGTCTTGGATTACATTCGTAAGAGTGACAGGCCAATTACTCGACAGGCGCGAAAAATTGCCATTGATTGGGTCAATAGCCTAATGGCAAATCCCGCGCTATTGGATGCTGTATCAATTCAAAACCGCAAGTCTTTGACGTGGTTGATCAAGTATTTTTATGTCCCTACCAATCAATACGTTAGTGCTTTGTTATTTAGTGATACTCCACCGGAAGGATCAAAGATCGCGGCCTTGAAGATGATCGTCGCAGAAACCGATCCAGTCAAAAAGGCCGAGATGGTAATGAAGCATAAGATTCCTTATCGCATTGCCGTTTCGATTTTGCCAAAGGTTGATGCCGCTATTGGTTTGGCTTTGTTGTCGCGCATGTCGCCGCAAGAGGCTTTGAATAGTCGTTCGTGGATTGAACGCTCTGGATTGTTTGCTATTCCAGAGGTCAAGGCGCATTACTTGAAGTTGATTGCCAGTGCAACCAAGTCAGTGGCGACACTGCAAAAGCGTAAAAGCACTCAGGGATCGGACGCCGAAATCAATGCCGCCATTCAACAGACGACTGAAAAGGCAGTTCAACAGGGTCAACGAATTGCACATCCGCCTGTCATTATCGGTGATCAATCGGGTTCGCAGGAAGTTAGCATTGCAACGACACGCGAAACTGTCCCGATCATTGTTGCGGCCTCTGATGAACCTGTCAATGTCTTTATGTACAACACATCAGCTACGCAAATGGAATTCTCAAGCCAATCGTTGACGCAGGTTCAACGTGATTTCTCGAAACTTCGCGCAACGGGCGGCACGTTAGTTCACGTAGCACTGCGAAAGGCACACGACAAGGGTGTTGATTTGACCAATGTCGTTTGGATCGGAGATTTACACGAATCAAACACAACCGAAGCTTACAAGACTTTTAGGGAGCTTGGTGTTCAGAATTTGTCAATCATTCAGCTGCCATCTTCGGAGCATGGAAATCCAAGCATCGACATTCAGGTTCTTGAAGATGCCGGTATTCGAGTTGTTCATTATGATTTGACAACTACACCGTTCGATCCGTACATTGGTGATGCAATTGTTGGTTGGTTTGCGGGGGATAAGACACGCAATATTGCAGACATCATTGCGGACACCGAATTACCCAAGATTGTCGGGTACAGCTTCTAGCGTTGACAAAAAGCACTGACAGAGTTACAATTTGTCAGTGCTTTTTTTATTGGAGAGATAAACATGCTAAACGCTTTTCGTCGCATTGCCAATCAAACACCAGAACCATTTGTTGCGCCTATTCCAAGTGTTGGATCGGTGGACATCATGGTTGTTCAGGACGGAACTCCATTTCGTTTTCACGTCAACGATACAAGACGCGGATGGTTTAATGTTCAGCCAATAGATCGTAGATCGGCGCAGATCGTTGATGAAGCTAATTTTGTGGAAATTCAATATTACTTAGACGGACTTAAAAAATTTACCGTTATCGCCGTTTGTCCAGTCGGGGAGCAAACGTGGTTGTGCTTGCCATATAACTATTCAGATGCTCGTCAAAAGAATTGGGAGGGCGAACCCCGTCTCATTCACTTGGTCGATCAAAATATTCAGCCACTAGATAGAGTGGTTGTTGGAGTGTATGGCGGTATCTTTTTGTTTGTTGATATTGCCTATGGCTTGGCAGTTGATCGATGGGCACAAGAATTACAGTATCAGATCGAGCAGAGCAACGATTCTTTTGACATCACACATGCGCCACGACATTATCAGCAACCATTTAGAATTTTGGCAGATCGCATTCGATTTGAACGCGAAAGAATTTTGGCCGAAGAAAAAGAAGCGTCTAGAAAGAATGCATTGGCCGAAGCAAATGCCAAGACGCTGACTCTGGAAGAAAAAATCCGCAATCAATTAGGCTTTATGGGCGCAGATTTGGTTGACTGGTCTAATGTTAATCGAGACGCAATCAAAGTGACCTTTCGTTATCGTGGTGCAAATTGGACAATTCCACTGGTCAATCCCAAGACGCTGAGGGTGACATCGATTGGTTTTTGTGTTAGTCATTTTGATCAATATCACAATCTAAGTTCGGCGGTTGCCGCTTTTGATAAGGCGAGAGACTTGCATCGCTTTGATATTCCAAAAGAATTGTGGCGCAATGCTGGTGGTATCAATTTGCCAGATGATCGATTGAATGCGGCTGACGGTTACGATTATGAAGATCATAATGATTATGAGGATGACGATGACTAAAATTATTCAACCCAATATCGTTGTTGTGTATGCTGGAGAAAAGGCGTCTCTCAAAAATCAAATTTTACAAATTGGTCAAGAATGGGACTCGCTGACCGACGCTAAGGAATGGGACTTGCATTATAGCGAGTGGAGGCCGATTGGACTGGAATACGATGCCTACGCTTTTCCGGGCGGGTATCCTTTGTATTACATTACAAAAGACGATGGAATATTGTGTCCGGCATGTTGCAATAAAAATATTTCGCGTTGCGCTGGTGGAGATGACGATCAATTCTTGATCGTTGGCTGTGAGATTAATTACGAAGATAAATGCCTGACGTGCGATGAGTGTAGTCAACCGATAGAGGCGGCTTATGGCGAATGATTTGAGCAACGTACACACTATTGTAGAGCTATTACGTCTCAACCCAACGATCATTGTTCGAGCGGGTTACGAAACCATGCTGAACATTGATTCCGATAACAACTTTCGCGTTATACATGGTATTGTGCTTTTATACTGTGGAAACGATGAATGTTTGGCGGTTCAACACTTTATTGCCAGTGAAATCGGGCAAGCGAATCTTGAACTAGAAAGACATCCTGAATGGAAGAGAATTTTCAAATGAACAACGCAATTACAATTTTTGGAGTAGGTGCATTGGGAAGTAAAATCGGATTAGGTCTTGGATACATTGAAGACTTAACGATAAGGGTAATTGACAGTGATAGGGTGTCCAGCGAAAATGTTTTGACTGGCACAAGCGCTTATCAATCAAATCAAATTGGTATGCCAAAGGTCAAGGCATTTTCACAGTTGACGTATTTGAAATATCGTCGCCGTGTAGAAGAATTTTTTATGCCCGTCGATTCCGGTTGGAACGACGATTGGCAAGTAGGTGAATTCTCGATTGATTGTTTCGATAACTTTGCCAGTCGAAAAATCGTTGCGGCCACCTATCCAGAGGTTTTGCATGTTGGTGTTGGTCTTGGAACTGGAGCTGTTCTTTGGAATGATGGATATGCAATGGGCGAAGACGTTGAAGGGGAGGCTATTTGCACCAATCAACTCGGAGTTCCGATAATTGATATGACTGTTGCCGCCGCACTGGTTGCCGCTCGTGAATACATCTTTACTGGCAAGAAAATGAATGCGGTAACAACGAAAATAGGTATCCGATGGCTATAACAGGCGGAGAAGCTTTTTTGCATTATCGGGCAAGAGGCTATGATCGCGCTCAGGCCGATATTCTGGCCTTGCGCTATAAACGACTGTATCCATGTTCGCAATATTGGTATCAACATGGATACAGTTTCTCGTTAACTTGCCCACATGGATGTCATGTTGGCAAGAAGCAAAAAGCATTCAAGCCCATTCGTAAAGCAAATAGGAGTTTATTCAATGACTGATAACTACAAAATTGATCGCTTGTCTTTTGCGCTCAAAGCGCAAACCAAACTTCGCGACCATCAAAGAGAACGAAAGTACGATAGGCTTTGTGGATGGTTGTCGCACCCGTCAACGATTTCCAGTAAAAAAGTGGTAATCAAAACTAATTACTCACGCGTACAGGTATATCGAGTTATTGGCCTTGAAGATTCTCATACTTATGTAGAACTTCTCAATCAGTCCGGCGAGTCGGCATGGTATGCAATTAGCGATCTTGAGATTATTGGAGAAAAAATATGAAGCACTACATTGGTTCAGCACTTGATCCGGTAGGAACAGATCGATTTGTGATTGCCCATATCGTAAACGACAAACACGCATGGGGTGCTGGTTTTGTTGTTCCGCTTGCAAAAAAGTTTCCGGCCAGCAGGCAGGCATATCTTGGACTACACGAACATATACGCGGCCTGATTCAGATTGTCGGTGTATCGATTGATTATCGGGTTGGGTGCGTTGTGAATATGTGCGCTCAAACACTTGGAGTTAAACATCCATTGGACTATGAGGCACTAAAACTGTGCATAGGGCATACCCAAAGATTTGCCCTAAACGCTGGTGCAAGTGTGCATATTCCCCGCATCGGCTGTGGTTTGGCAGGCGGAGATTGGACGCGAATCGTCAGAATGATTCCTGAGAGTTGGAATGTCTATACTCTTGAAAGAGAACGAGATTTGTTTCCGCCTGAAAACTACCTTGACGCCCATCCATTTTGACATATAATTACCTGAAACTTGAATAGGAGATTGACATGACTAAAAACTTGAAGGCTTACAATCTTGATAACAGTAAAGTCATCGATTCGGAATACATGATTCAATGCGATCTTGAAGCAGGTACATTTGGAACAAACAAAGAAATTCTTGCAGAGCTGTGGCGAGACGCTAATGGAACGCTGATTCAGAAAGTTCAGTTTGGAAAGACTGGATCGGTGGAGGCAAAATCCGCCGCTGTTGATTGGACGTATCCAACTTCTGAAAAGGCATTCCAGTCATATATCCGATCTAAGTCTCGGAAATACACGAAAGTTCCCCGCGCAAATTTGGCCACTCCCGTTGTAATTTCCAAGTCTAAAGCAAACGATCCGGTGTCGATGTTCTTGGATCACATTTTTGATGAGGCTGATAATTCAATTCGGCAGGTCTTGTTGGGTGAGTTCACCGATATTCATCCAGATCGAATTGCCGAAGCACGAGATCATCTATTGACTCTGTCAAAGTCAATCAAGACCAACAACAGAAAAGAGATCATTCGATCTTCGTCGCGCTATTACTCTCTAATTCCCCATCAAACAGGTTCAGGTCATTTACAGATTCCGCGTCACATTCACGACGCCTTAGATGTGGCTGTTAATTCAACCCAAAAACTTGAAGATGAGTACGACTTCCTTCAAAGCATTGAAGACGCAGTCAAGGCTAAGGCCGGATTTGGCAATCAAGGCCAAACCAAGCAACAAGATGCATTGGGCGCAGAAATTACGTTGGCCGATTCAAAAACGACCAAGCGCATTCGCGATTTTATTATTGGATCAGAGGGTCGTCATTTCCATTTGAAGGTAGGGAACGTGTTCGAGATCAATAATCCATTCCTGAACACTCGCTATGATCGTTGCGACGTTCATAACCCTGTCGAGTTGTTTCATGGGTCTGGTAATGCTAATTCGGTAGGTATTATCAGTCGTGGATTGCTGTTACGTCCTCAGAATGTTCCTTTGTCTGGCGCGATGTTTGGCAATGGTATTTATACCGCCGACAAATCCACTAAGTCAGCACAATACACGTTTCACAGAAACGCAAAACGCAATCCACACTATCTGTTTGTCTGTGAAGTCAAATTAGGAAATATCAAAAAGCTCCAGCATAGCGATTCTTCGTTGCAACGTGCTCCCGCTGGTTATCATTCAGTTCAAGGTGAGGCCGGATATTCTCTTGCCTACAATGAGTTTATCGTTTATAATGAAAGTCAAATCACTCTCCGCTACATAGCGGAAATTACTCGTTCTTGAAAGGAACATGAAATATGACACAGCCTACCGAAGTTGAACGCACAAAACCAACACTCGCTGAACTATTAACCACATTTGTCCAAGCAGTTGCCGACATCGAAAAACACAATCTGCCATACACTGCCCATCACGTGACTCTGCAAGCTCGCAAGTCGAGTCCAAATCTTGAAATTTCGCACGAAGCTATTCGCGGATTGATTTTGGCGGCTATGCCTCACGTCAATGACTACGCCGTGATTTTTGGCGCAGAAGTTGGTGGAAATGAGGCGCGATTGTTTCAGCGCACACTGCCACATCCTTAATTAATAATCTCATATCCCAAACGGCGAATCGATCTGCACAGATCGATTCGCCGTTTTGATTCCATATCCATGAACATCCTAAAAGCAGATTGTCAAGTTGCCCTGCAATCGTTACCTGAAAATTCAATCGATCTTACAATTTTTAGTCCACAATACGACGACTTGCGAACGTATGGTGTCAGCGATCTTCCGCCGATGGATTTCAAAACATTTGGCACTCGATTGCTCAGTCGTACAAAAGAAGGTGGAGTCTGCGTAGTGATTATTGGTGATCAAACGAAAGACTTTGCCAAGTCCATGACATCTATGCGCTTGGCAGTGGATTGGGTCGATCTTGGTTGGAAGATGTTTGAAACCTGTATCTACGCTCGTGATGGTAATCCGGGTGCATGGTGGTCTAAACGATTTCGAGTTGATCACGAATTTATTTTCATATTCTTTAAGGGAAAACGACCACGAATCTTCAACAAGAGTCATATAATGATCCCAAGCAAACATGCAGGCAAGACATATTCTGGCACAGATCGCCATAGCGATGGATCGCTTTCTAAAATTGAACCCAAAACAGTCAATCCCACCAAGTGTCGCGGGACGATTTGGCATTATGCTACTTCAAACAGCGAACGCAATAAGGTGAAATCTGGTCATCCCGCAACATTTCCAGATAAACTGGCCGAAGACATTATCATGTGCTTTAGCGCAGAGGGTGATTTTGTGTTCGATCCATTTTGTGGTTCAGGCACAACCGTTGTCATGGCGTTGAAAAATAATCGGCAGGCTCTTGGAATTGATTTCAACCAAGCGTACTGCGATATTGCGACAGAACGTATCCGGCTTGAAGTTCAAAAAGTTTAATAGTGACAAAATTTAGCGAGTGTCGTAAAATGCCACTCACCCACAAGGATACTCTCTCTATGATCCAAACAACTTTGGTAACAACGTTTTCAACTGCCATGATTAATGAGGCGTCCAGTAAACAGCGCGACTTGATCAACATGGGCGAACAAAAAGAAGCGCTGTCCATGAAACAGCGCGAAATTTTGATTTGGTTTTCTCAGGATGACGAACGAGTTCGATGTTTGGGTTATACTGATTTTTACGAAATGATTCGTGATCCTGAAATTGCATCGGCCTTATGGGGTCGTGAGGTTGTGGGAAATGCAACGCGCAATCGACTGGTTCGGTTGGTGGATTTACAATTGCTTGTTCCTGAAATTGATTTGTTTTCGGAATTGCCGCGATCTGTTACATCTTCACCTGCTATGCCAGTTTTAGAAAATGCGGTAGCACTTCTTCCGCCTCCAAGTGATCCTAGTCGGGCGAAAGAATTGGGACGCTTGCGATCTCAGATTACTGAAATTCAAAATACCCATTGGCGAGATCACAACAAGAATCGACAGTCTACAATTCAATCAGAGTACACTTTTGATTCAAGAAGAAAGACCATTTTTGATTCAAAGGGAAATCCCGTTGTGGTATTTGATGAAATTACTCCCCTAGTTGCTAGGGCTTTGGTTATGATCTTTCACGATAAATGGGATAGTGCAACCATTGATGCTGATAGCGTGACAGCATGGGTAAATGATAAGCCCGTAAAGTTGGGTCGGGTAGTTACAAAAGATAAAAGGCATATCAATATGCTAGTCGATATGCTTCACGCTTCTCGTTGAAAGGAATAAAATTATTGAATGAAACTTGAACAAAATCTTATTGCATCTTATTACTAAACATCACATTACTCTTGAAAAAGGAAAATAAACAATGGCTCAAACACAAAGCACCGCAAACGTATATCCACTCTTGCCGGAAGGTTGGCATTTGGTCAAGGTTTTGGCGTCAACTCGCAAGGACACCCAATATGGAACACAATTGGGATTAACTCTGCGTTTGATGTCCGATAAATCTCAGTGGAACGCATGGTTGTCAGTTCCTAAAAGCGGCGGTATCCCAACCAAGCATTTGATTGCGAAGTTGATTGCCGCTTGTCGCGGATTGGCCGAACTTCCAGAAGGCGTTACTTTCGATGACGAGATTGAACCTGTCGACTGCTTAGTCGAAATCGAATCAAAACATGGAGTCAAAGGCGCGAAAAGCAAGAATGCTGGTGATCCAATGTGGATGATCAACGACATTCGCCCCGCTCCCAAGCAATTGATCAGCGCAGAGGAAGCGGAATTGATTCGTACCGCAATCAGGACGTTGTTCTCGGATGTGCCCGAAGAAGAAGTTCCGGTCAAAGCAGCTGAGTTGGTGCGTAAGGCGCTGAAATTGCCGGATGGAGAGAGTCGTAAGGTTTCTGAATTGTCACCGGATGAGGCCAAAGTAGTGAAGTCTCGTATCGAGACTCTGGCTGAAATGTCTGGCAAATCAGTCATCTTGTAATCTGCTTCAAATGAAATCAAGTGGGTTACATCGCAATGGTGTAACCCACTTTTTAGAAAGACGATCATGGATATTGTAAAAGTTTACCCTCAGAATGGCAATGCCGCAACTCTCAAGGTTGTTTTAACTCAACAAGACATTGACAACTTAAACAACGGCAACACATTAGTCAATGACAAGATCATGTTCGGCGGTTCAGAAGATGACGAGCTGCCTATCAATGTTGAAGTTGTGAAACATATTCCCGATCAAGTTCAATGATCAAAACATCTAAACCCAAAAAAGAACGTCGCTTGCGCGAAAACAGTATTCTTTCGGCGGCTATTCAAGATTCTCAGCACAGGGATTCGTCGTTCAGAATTTTGGGTAGGTGTATTGCCTGTTTAGAAGGCATTCCGTTGCTAAATGGCGGCATGGGAACAGGTCGTATTGACGATTACAATCATGTGATCCCGCGCTCAAGACTTCCCGGAGAAAGCAATTTCAACATTTTGCATAACCCGCGTAATTTGGTTGGGACGTGTCGGGCGCATCACATGGATTATGACTGTAAGCCTGAGTTTTGGTTGCCGCTAATGATGAAGTATCATGGATATATATACACCGATAGGCTGTGGGTATATTATCTTGGTATAGCCAAAGAAAAAGGATGGTTGAAAGATGAATAGTTTTTTGCCGACGATTGAAGAATCGCGTGATTTTTTTGCCCAAGTCGACCAGCGATTACAAGCCCCTGACTGGTTTTTGTGTAACCAAAAGGGATGTTGCGATGGAAACGCTGATTGTTGTCGGCATTCGTTGCAAGCAATGTTGACTTGGATTGAAATGGAATTGATCTGGAGTCGCATTCAAGACTGGACACCTGCCGACAGAAGATCGTTAGCCAAAAAAGCTAAAGATCAAGTGAATGCTATTCGAGCAGCTAGTCCTGAATTATTTGATTCGGTTGATGATCGTGAGCGTTTAGATCGAGACACAATCGGTAAAGTAACAGAAGCAATCGGAAAAGTTGATCATGTCTGTCCTTTATTGGGCGATAACAACCTGTGTACCGTTTATGATTCTCGTCCATTAATTTGTCGTGGTTTTGGTCAGGCCGCAAGAGTGAAGATGAACGAAAACGGGCAACCAGAAGGGCAAATGATGTCTTGCTCGGCTAATCATGCACACATGAAACAGCGCGATCCAGATTTTGAGATTCCCAATTTTGATGTTTTCGAGAGAGAGTTGTATGAACTTGCCGCTCCCCGCGTGAAGTTCAGTCGAACCGCTTTGATCGTCAAGCCATTGCAGTTCTGGCTCATGGATTTGATGGACGATTCAGGAGATTTGACCAATCCTAACGATTTATTTACCAGTATCCGAATGTTTATTGACACTGGTATGAATCAAGGAATTTCACCAAAAGTCGAGTAACGTGAAATACACGAATAAAAAAAGCCTCTCACTTTTTGCGAGAGGCTTTTTTGTTGTTTTTGATCTGTGCCGATCCGATTGTATAGTCAGGCGGCTTGTACTTCAAAAGGTCATTGAATTTGCCTGCCAGAGTGAAATTGTCATCCATTCTAACAGTTCCGTATGCATAGAAATGCGCCCACGAATTGAGTTTACAGGCCAGCTGATAACATTCGTCTACTCTGTTTAGTGCGTCCTGATGCCTCTGGAATGGCCCTAGAAGCAGTGTAAAGCGCTTTCCATCGACTACAGACACATAATAACGTCCATCGCGTGGATCAACGGTTGTAGGGGTTTGTAGGGGCATTGTTATTTCTTTTTCTTGGGTGGTGCTTGCAAAACGGAAAAGTCGACTTTTTTCCCCTTGATTCGCCTGTAAATAGTGGTTGTTCGCCCTGTGTTGGCTATACCCTCAAAAGACGTTAGTTGTTCGGCGTCAACCAATTTATCTAGTTCTCGTCTCAGAAAATCTTTTGATCGTCCGGTTTTAGACGCTAATTCGTTGATTGTCACATCGTCTTTTGTTTGGCGCTCTGGCCTAAAAATTGACACTAGCTCGTCAAGAAGATTTTTCTCGGATACTTGGTCTTGTTGGCGGATTTCGTTTTGCGACATACCGAACAATTTCACAGGTTTTTTTGCCATCAATTATGACTCCTCCAATATCAGGTCTTGTTTCTGTGGCAACCTTCCATGCAAAGTTATTGGATAGCTGCCATGCAGGACAGATAATAGCACGAACCCTGTCAAATTGCAAGCCCGAATCGTCTACCACATGGCGATGTCCGCGAAAGATGTAGTGAGGAATTTCCTCATCATAAAGCGCACAATCCATTACAACTTTAGATACCAGATTGGCGGCTGAGGATGTCCAGGGACTTGATTTGGATCGCCCATGATGTGCAACATCAATAAGAATGTCGCCCACCCATACACGTAGTCGCTGATCGTATTCGTCAACGTTTAGCGAGTCGGCAATACCAGTCGCGGCCTCATGTTCGTCGGTGTCATGAGCTTCCGTTCCTTTGGTCATTCCAATCCAGTCTGCGTATTGTTTTATTGGAGTAAGATGAGCGAGTGCGATTTTCTTCTGACCGCTCAGGGAGCGAACGATGAGTTCATTCCCGCCATGATGAATCCCATCGATGATGTCGCCATTGTGAAAGACAAATAATTGTCTGAGTTTTTTACCTTGCCGATCCACGATCTGCGGCATAACTGTGGACTCCCAAAAGCTACACCAACGTGAATACAACCAAGCGTTAAGGGCATTACAGTTTACAACGTGTCCGGGTCTTAATTCATAAGTGGGAGTACAACTTGCTACCGCCGAACCATAGTGGGTATCGCCAATTACAACAACCAATGGAGGAAGTGAATTCATAATTGTCTCTTTTTTTGATTAGGATTATCGACTTTAACACATTACTTCAAGATTGTGAATATTAAAGAATCGTGTCTTTGCGAATGATATGTTTGTATGGAAATAAACCGTTGGGTTTATTGGGGGTTAGCTTTACTTGAATGTGACTGTCGATTTCTCGTTGACTGACAAGATGCCAGAACCCCTTGAGGTATCCATGCGGATCGATCCCATCGGCAGATGGAAGAAAAAACGCCCAACTATGAATACAAAATAGTCGATCTATCTCACGATTGATAAGTGGTGCTAAGGCTTTGGCAAACGGAATGGCATCTTGTTCGCCCACAAAATACTGGCAATGTTCAGGATGCATGATAGCTGCTGGAGACGGAAAGCGCGGTACATGAATATCGAATATGCCTTTCGGTTGCATTACTCGCCAACATTCATCCATGAGCTCAAAAAATCCATCCCGAATGTGCTCCAAAGCGTCATGTGCTCGAATTTCCGTAAATGAATTATCCGCAAAAGGCAATGGGGCTGATCCGAGTTCGCACACGAAATCAACCCCATCAAAAGGTCTGGCATCAATTGTTGTGTAACCCTCGCGTTTGCGTTGTGGTGCGGCAGTTCCGCTACACAGATCGAGTTTCATCTTGTTTAGCTGTTCTTTCTTCGATCCTTTGATCGACTACTTTTTCTATTTCTTTATGCAGGAATTCGTAAATTCGTTCTTCCATGATCTTGTTTGAATATGGTGCAACTCCATTTACAATTCCAAAAATATAAAGGGTGTAAATCATCGTTGGGATTAGGTCGAACAATCCTGACACAAGCAAAAAGACTTGAGGAATAACGCCAAGCGTTTGACGATCTAAGGATTGTCCGATGATCAACGATATGCCTTCTATTACACCCGACAGTCCAATACCCACTAATAATAAAATTAAGTATTTGCTTCTGTTAGTGTTTTCGCTTTTGTCCCATGTTGCTAATCTAAGCGCGATCAAAAACCCAATCAACCCATGAGCAATTCCTATCATTGCTCGACTTTCTCTAATCCATTGAATTATTACTAATTCACTTATCAGCATTCCTTGTTTTCCTTTTAGTTTTTGTTTGTGCCGAAATTTGTTCGCTAAGCTGCCTGACACTAACCGTTAGGTCGGTCAATATCTCTGCAATTTTTTCATCGCGAATACGTTTTGATTCGTCCATTTCTCGAATGTGTATTGCCAAGTTTTCGACTGATTGAGATATTTTGGTGTTGCCTTCTCGTTCTCGCTCTACCAGACTCAAGAATTCTTGAATGCGAGTATTTTCAACTGAACGTTCATGGGTAATTTGATGCAGAGCGCTGATAAAATCTTCGCGTTCTTTGATTTGATTTTTACGTTCGTCTGTTCGTTCTTTGTTGAACGATATGATTTGTTGAGTTAAGAAAGGCCATGCCTTGAAGTATATGAACATTCCAATAGCAAATAGAATTGCTATCGGCACTCCGACGCGTTCAATAAAGACAGACCAATCCATAGGAATTGAAAAGGGGGAGTCAATCTCCCCCTTTTGATAGAGGCCAAATGTTATGGAGCGGCGACAACCGCTAACCACGATCCAGCGTGACGACGCCACTTTTTCAGTTGGGCGTTGTTTGAAGAATTGCGAACATAAACTTCTTGTCCGTCATAAACTTCCAATCCGCCTAACGAAGCTTGCACAAGGGCATCTGTGGGTGCGGTAGCTGTGTCCAGAACCACGTTACTGGTCTGTTGTCCCACTCCAGTAACCCCGATAAAGGCCGCAATATCACGCAAAGCGTCTGCGATTTCTTTATCAGTCAGGTTTCCACCTTTTGTACCTTTGTCGATTGCAAGGGCTAACTTTGCAAATGTATTAACTTGTCCGGGCATATTGAATCTCCTGTATTTATAAACCTACGTGTTCCATTATTTTATCAGGTTATCACTTACCACCTGAATTTCAGAATGCCCCAAAATGACATTCTTGGAATCATTTCGGAATGCCATTTGTACAATGGATAAACAACGACAGCGGATGTAGCCAAACACCATTGACAATATACTTCGTCCGGTGCATTGGCCTCAACATCTCCCCATTGTTTGCAGTTGTAACAAAATGTTCTTACTTGTCCCATCTTTTTTCCCACTTATCTACTCCCCATGAAACCTGAGCTTCACGAGTTAGTTCATAAACTGGTTTTGGAATAATCGGAATTCCACCATCCGCGTATTTTTCCAGTCGAAATCTGCGATTGATTAAATCTACTTCTCGCGTGGATGTGACTTGCACGAATTGCACGTTGCGATCATGGTATTGATGCGCTCCGCGAATGCGCTTATCCAATCTAACGCCAAACATTGGATCGGGAATTGGTTCGCCGTTTTCATCTGTCAGTAATCGTCCGGTATCATCACGCTTGGCGCTTAATACCCAATTAGTCAATCCAAATGCGCCATCGTCCACAATGCCCGGAGTAAGCGAATCCCAATATCCACCCGCGCCCCAAAATGTCTTGGCCGCAAATCCCAAGTTTCCGGAAAACATTCCAAGATAAACATTCATGTTGCCTGGGCCAGTATATACCACTGACGGGTTTGTTTCCATAAACATGGGTCGCCGCATATCTCGACAGGCATTATGAGTTTGATGACCTTTCGGCCAGTCTTGCATTTTGATGTCCATCACCAAGTGATCACCGTCAATGTGATAGATCGAATCAAGACCTCGTTCGATTTCGTCAGGGCCAATGCGACAGGGGAACAACCAGTCGTATAGTCCGGCCACAATTCCAATCGGGTTTTTGTCAAAGTCTTCGGCGTAAAACTCCATTGCCTGCTTGTCCAAGATTACGTCAGAGTCCAGAAAAATCAAGAATGGATAACGAGCGAGTCGTGCCCCTTTATTGCGTGGCGGAATATCCTTACCGATCTCGAATTTTTTTCCATACACATAGTCAACATCTAGGGTTGGAAAGAGATTGCACACCGACAAAATATCGTCGCTCGATCCGTCATTGACAACTATTACCTCAAAATCCTTGAATGTTTGCAGGGTCAAACTATGTAAAACGTTTTGCAGGTTTTTCATCCTGCCTCCCCCAACGGGGATGACTACTGAAAACATGTTGTTTAGCCTTTCTGCTAAGTGATGCGTATTAGTCTTTATCGTACAAATTGTTTCGACTGAACTCAATAAGAGTGCTTTTTGCCCATTGCAATAAATTGTCTTGCCCGTTGAGTCTCATTGAAGTTATTTCATTCGATTTTTTGCCGCCAATTGGCGGGGGTCTAAAGTGCGCCATGAATCCGCCCAATGAATGAGGTTTGATTTCAACCTTCAGGCCCTTGTATTCAACGTCGTGACCACCATCATTTCGTTTGGAGATTGTTGCTTTCGATTTTTCCCACTCAATGATCTTGGGGCTATTAGACGATGGTTTGGTTGCACTTGCCGATTCGTTCTGAGATGTACCGCGACCTTTATGACCATGTACTTTTTGATCGGGGTGTCCTGGGTGTTTCTGCAAAACTTCTTCAACTTGCTTTTTGAGTGGTGATTTCAAAATTGGTTTCCCTGCCTTTTTGAAAGAAGCGGTACAAATAGCGAATGCGCTGGACTTGTCTTTGCCAGACTCCATGACCGATTCTACACACCTTTCAAATTCGGGTGTATGTTTTCCCATAATCTAATACTCCTGATACTTGGATTCTTGATCCAAGTCTTTTACTCCGGCTGACGTTCCTGCTTTTTGTAAAATTTCTTCGACTTGTTTCTTGAGTTGTGACTTTGTTTTACCATGACAACTTTTTATCAAGCCAATTTCGATCCTGAACGGTGAGTTGTGCTTGACCAAATGCCGATCTAAACACATCGCTTGGGTTGCTTCCTGTTCGGCTTATGAGTTGTACAATACCCTCTCGCTCAACGTCAGGATCGAGTGTTCTGTGGTATGTATCCAGTTCTAAGGCGTCACGTCCGGCGATATGAAACATGCCGTTTGCGGTGTTTCCAACTGTATCATGTATGTCGGGATAATGACTCGCCATTTTATCCACGATTCCCGATAGAGTGGACTGATTGTTGTTATCCAAAAAAGCAGCTAACGTTTTGAACAATTGATGCGGGTTGTTATTCGCCCACTGTCTAATGAGACTGCCTTTTTCTACTGATGAAAGTTTGGCAAACTTCTCTTGGTTTTTTTTGGCTACTTGCTTAAAAGAATTTTCATCATGGTTTGAAAACTGCGTCCGATCAAACATTTTTGCTTTAGCTCGATTACCAGCATGACTTGATTGATCGTGCTGTCCCGGCAAATGCTTGTTGACTTCAAGTGCTTGAGCGACTGCTTTTTTAAGATTTGTTTTTTTCTTGGGCTTGACAACTGTAAAGTCCCATTCTAAATCATCTGGTTTTTTCATTAGGAATTCCCTTTGTAGTTCTCTATGAATTTCTTCATAGAATTAACGTCCCATGTCATCACTGGCATGTTTTCCTCACGCCCGACAACTTTTGCGCCCACGAATTCATACAGCTTTTGAACTTGATCTGTGGCTGGCTGAAACCTGAGAGTTGAATTTGATTTTACCGCATCTTTGCATATTTTCAAAGCCAATTTCAATGAAGCAGTTGCGTCTTTTTTGTGACCAAAAAGATTTTCGATTTGACGATCAATGTTTACTCGCTTACCTGTTTCCTCGTCTCGAATGCGACTGGCATTAGGATTGTTCCAGGGAGCTACAGACATAAATTCCATATACCACTCGCCATTGGGTTCGGGTTTTCCAGAAAATACTGCAAACGCTTGTAGTATACCACTCGAATCTCGATAAGTTGATGCCACAGCTTCATTGTAGGCGCTGTCATGATCCTTTGCATATGTACCATCCTCCCAAGATGTTTCAAGGTTGTCGAGTTCATTCTGCACTTCCTCAAGATCGTTCTCGTAGCTTTTTTGGTAGTCTTCATATTCTTCAAAATTATACTTGGCATCGCTCACTCGACGACTGAGTACATTAATGGTGTATTCATCGTCCCCATCATAATCTTCATATTCTTGATCTGCTTTTTTCCAAATCTTGCGATATTCATCAGTCTTGAAAGTTGCGTTGTCTAACGCATCTTGTGCTTGCTGTAGCCGAGACTCAACAATGGTTTTTTCTGTTTGAAAGTCGTCTTGCAACGATCCACCGGATCGATTTAATAGAAAAGTCACTGCGTTGTACTGAATAGTGGCCGATTCATCCAGTTGATCAAGGTCGTCTCGATTTGGACGGAATCCAAAAAATCTTTCAAAGTCATACCGCTGATTAAATTTGCTCATTACTTTACCAATTTGATCGCGCCAATCTAGCAAGTCTTTATTGACTGCACTGGTGTGTGAAACCACTTCGTATTCAAACTTGGAATCCTGAGCATCCCAATCGGGAGTTGGGTCATGAGTTAATTGATCGTGTTGTCCAGCTAAATGTTTGACAAGGATCGATCTAATACGCTGGCGAATGGGCATGATAAATCTCGTTTATCTGGCGCTCTTTATACGGGGAAACAAAACAGGCGACGACTGTTTAGATCGTCGCCTGTCGGCTTGTAGTATCAGGTATTAATGGTTAGCTTAATACTTTGGTATCTCGCAGTAGAACAACTGCCTGCAAGTTTTCCCACTGGTAATCTGTTTCAACGTACATGGTAAATTCATGCGCGTCTTTACGAGCATTGAACCAGTGGAACACTACGATGTCTTCCAAAACTCCAGTTACGAAGTTTTCAGGGAAGGTCAAGATAACATCGGAGTGGTTTCCGGTTGCTCCAACGTATGTACCAGCGGTATCGGTTGGGATCAATGGAACTTCGATCAACGGAATACCAAAGACCATTGCACGAGCGCCTTCTTGGATCAAGCTATCGCCCAATTGTGTCTCGCGATCTGACAATTGATCGACGTAATCCTGAACGATGTTCGGTGCGGCATAGAAGCGCAATTCTGAACGACGAGTCTTGAACTTGTTGGGCAAGCCCTTGATCATTCGACTGAACAACGCCTTTGAAATACCAGAACCAGATGCCATGATCTGAACGGTATCGGCGGATGCCTTTGCCAACTTCAACCAACCATCGTTAGCCGATAGCAATGAATCGCCGGACGCGGTATCACCGTTGATAGCTAAATCTTCAACATCGTTTCCGGCCTGAATAGCCATCAATCGCTGAACCGTATCAGCAACGCCTGAGCGTTCGATGTTTGATTTGTAGGTATCGCGGGAAATATCCCAGGGCAATACCAATTTCTGAGTAACCAACTGAACCTTACCCAACGTAAACGTTGTGGAGTCGGAAACAGTGGTCATTTCGCTTGCCTTGCGGAGCAAACGTGTACCAACACCGATCTTGTCGATGTCCTGCTTTGGAGTTGTCATGCGGATCAAGCGGAGCTTGGTCAACACAGTCAACTCGAACATATAGGTGATAAATGCATCAGCTTGCGCCGGATTCAATAAACCACCATTAACCAAGTTGCTTGTTTGCAAAGACTTGCGAAGGGTCATTTCTTCTGCAAGTTTCTGAATTTCTTCTGGTGTCATAGCCATTGTATAGTTACCTTATCCTTTGTTGGTGAGCAATTACAGCAAATCTTCCGAGATGTCAAACGGCGAACCTGCCCAAACACCGCTGGACTTCGCTACGGGTTCGGTGACAGGCGGAACACGACTTTTTGCAACTTTGCGTGTGCCATCTGCATTCTTGAAGGTAGCTTCAAGTGCATCGACGCGATACAACAGCTCGTTGTATTTCGCTTCCCAATCAGTCGAGCTCTTAAGGGTTGTAATTGTTTCATCATGTTCCTCAACTTGCTCGATGATTGGATCGAGTGCTTTGAGGACAAGTTCTTTAACTTCTTCGGATGTCATGTGTGTTTCCTCCGGCGCAGGATTGAATGCCGCTTCCAAAGCTTCACGAGCTGTTTCCAGTGCGCTTGGGTTGATTGCTGATTTCTCGACACGATTCAAAAATTCCTGAATTGCGTCTTTTGTAACTGGTTGTCCCGAAACTACATCGCTCATGCTGGAATTGAAAGCTGGGTTGCCCTGTACAATTTCAGCCTGTTGCTTCATAGTTGTTCCCGGAGCGGAACTACCAACTGACGCGGTTGCGCCATTTGAATTTGGAATACCCTGAGATTTCGCATAGGGTGGGTTGGGATAGTTTGGATTACGACCATTGCCTGCATCATCAGCTGGTGCGCGTCCGCTGGCCTTAGCTGCAATTTCAGCAAGATGCTGAGTTGCTTCCGCCAAACTTTCGTCAACGGTTTCAACGCCAAATGCCTGAGCAAGCTTGCGTCCAAATTCCTTAAAGACGCCTTGATCGGCTGTAAGTTTATCACTCATGTTGTGTGCCTCTTTGTCTTTCGACTTGTAAAGTAAGAAGTCCTTTCCAGTAGCTGGATTACCAACTGCACTTACAAATTGAACATCTAAGTGTGTAAGCTCTTTCGCTTCTGGATCGTCTTTAGTTAATTTGTTCGTCATATTTATCTCCGAACTCGTTTGAATCCGCCGATACTGTAACCTTTAATCTTTCCGCTCTTGACCAAGTTCCAAGTATCATCGTTCCACTTCGTTGCCATGATCCACGAACCTTTCTTGATAACTTGATCGGGAGTTAGACGCTTGCCGTGAAATTCGGTTATATCGCATGGCGCGATAAACGATTCAACGGGTACGCCTGCTCCAGCACGTTCGTTGTGGAAGGTGTCGTGCTGTCGGTAATTTGCCATGAAATTATGCGCGGCGTTTTCAATTACATTTTCCGTCGCCCATTCTTTCTGCAAATCAACCTCATTGGCTGGATACACAACCCCATAAGTAATCTTGCGCTCATCAAGCAATGCCTTGAAAGCAACTTGAACTTCAAACGCTTCGTCGGCGTTTTCAGTCAAGTCCTTGCGAGCATGAAAATATCGCTCCGAAATTGTTTCCCTGTATCCATGAGGGATTGAGTCTAAAGCGAGAGGCATTGTCCATCCAGAGTCAGCAACCATCTGAACTTCTTCTGCCGCTTCGGGGTAGCCATCTGTAATCAACTGACGACGCAACTGATCAACATCGCCAACGATTGGCCCTAAGACATCTTTTTTCATCCAGAACGGCTTTTTCTTTTTCTTGCCATTCTCGTCTTCGGTTTTTTCTTCGTCGGGAGTTTCACCCTGTTCGTGATCGGCAGATTCTTCGTCTTCCGAATCTTCGGGTTCAACTTTTTTCCACTTGCGCTTGACTGCCTTCCATGCAGTGGAGAGTTTTGTTTCTTCCCCACCGTCTGTTGATTTGTACACTGAAATAAATTCTTCTTTTGCTGAGTCGGGCAATTCATCAACCGACTTTGGCAAAACAAGTTGTGCCGAATTCAACATGCCACCTTGACTAAGATTTGATGTCTCAAGTCCTTTGTCGAGCAGGCTTGCAATTTGTGCGGTTATGTTTTTAATCAATTCTTGTTTTGATGTCATAGTCCATTAACGAAAAAGCCGCAAACTCTCTAAGAGAATTTGCGGCGTGAATGTCCGGCTGTATTTTTATTGAGTTCAGTTTAATAGGTATGTAATATTCTGTCAAATGAAATCAAGGGACACTACCTAGAATAATGGTATTGACGTTTACTTCAAACGGTATTACAATACTGGCATGGATAACATTTTAGAGAGATCAAAAATTTTTGCCGCACGCCATTTTGCACGACACAATTGAGGACGATCTTTCAAATAATATCGTGCCTCATCTTATTCGTGATAAGTTTGGAGAACGGGTCTTGGCTTTAGTTCAAATCGTGACTCGTAATGAAGATGTTCGATATTTTGATTACATTCGATCTCTAAAGCCAACTGAGTCTGCGCCGATCAAGATTGCCGATCTCACTGATTATTTAGATCATCGTGCAACACTGCGCCCGTCCCAAGTTTATCGATACACCACAGCTCTGGCGATTCTGAAGGGATAAAATGACAACACTTACTCAATCACAGGCCGATACCTTGATTCGGAATCTTTTGACATGTGCCCAAAAGACAAAAAGCATTGAAAGTGAAGCAGTGGGTGATACAGACATCGATGCCTATGTCAATCTTGGTGTCATCAATCCCTATCTGTTTGGAAAAATGAGTATTATCCCGCCCCTTGCCAAAGTAGCAGATCGAATTGATGGAGGCGGACATGTGACATTGCAAGAGTTGAAAAATTTTGTCTTTCTGATTGAACGTCACATTCCCATCATGCAGATTGATGCTGTTGCCAATCAATTGGATATTCCCGAATGGGATGATTTGATTCGGCGGGGTAAGCTTGATTTTGATGCCGAATAAACAGATTAGCGATTTCATCCGAGAGAGATAAATTAACAATGAACGAACCAAAAAGTATTATGCTTCATTTTGAGTCGGGTACATCGAATAAAGACTTCGAGATCGTTCTTGAGAAGTCTGCTGTTGCCGGAAAATGGAACGTTGTAACTCGCAATGGCCGACACGGTGGGACTTTAACTCGACGGGACGTGGCAATAAATGTTCCGTATGATCAGGCGATAAAACTTTACGACGCTAAAGAAACCGAGAAACGCAAAGAGGGTTATCTGCCAATGGCGATTTCTGGATACGCCCCTCAGTCAACTCCAATCGCTGACAGTGCCGGAAAAATTATCGGGATCGTTCCGCCTCAGACTTATCCGCAGCTCTTGAATGAAATTGAATACGAACAAGCCTTAGACTTGTGTCGCAATCCTGAGTATGCGATGCAATTCAAAAAGGATGGTCGGCGCTTACTGATTGATTATGATGCGAGTCATGGAACTTTTGGGATCAACAAGAAAGGTCTGCTAACGGAATGCGCCAGAGAAATACAGGCCGATCTAAATCATCTGGCAACATTCGGGTTGACCAGTCATTTGTTAGTTGACGGTGAAGATGTCAGTGCATTTTATTACGTATTCGATTTGCTTAAGTACGGTGATATTGATTTACGATCTTATGGATTCGGACAACGATACGATGCCCTTATTCGGTTGTTTCACAAGAACTACAAGAATGTCGATTATGTTCACGCGTATTTCTCGACGCAAGAAAAATTGAATGCATTCGAGAATGCCAGTCGGGTTGTGTATGACGACAATGGATTGATGTATTCCGCAGAGGAAGGGGTTGTATTCAAACGAATCGATGCGCCTTATACTGCTGGCAAGCCAAATTCAGGCGGCGATCAGTTCAAGTACAAGTTTGTAAAAGAGGCCGATGTCATCGTTGGCGAAAGTCGTTCGGGCAAGCGTAGTGTCAGTATGTGGCTGAATGACTCTACGGGCAAACTTGTTTTTGTGGGCAACACATCGATCTCAGTCAAATACGAAATGCCGCCCATTGGATCGGTTGGTCAGGTGCGTTATTTGTATGCCAATCCCGAAACTAATAATCTGTTTCAACCGCGCTGGCGTGGCGGACGAACGGACAAGTATCCGAAAGAATGTTTATTGAATCAGTTGATTTACAAACCGAACTCACAGAGTGATGAGGACTAACGTGAAATTCAAGACGCTTTCAATCTATCCGAATGGCAAGGTAGAAACACGAGAGGCATCCGGCAAAAAATTTATTGTTCCAAACTCCAAGTACACCTTTGCCCAAGACAAGCGAAAACTACTTCATAACATCGAATCGGGTATGTTGTGTGGTCTGCCCGATTATGTTATTGAAAACTTAGAGTATATCGAATCTGAGATCAGTCGCATGATCGATTACTTTGGGAAGGCAAGCGGTTTGCCGGAATCGAAAATGTTCCCAACGTGGTATCAGCATTACGCTAAAGATTTTTATGCATTGTTCAAGTTCAATCTGCCAGTGGATATTTGCGGAGTAGATGTAATCAAACTGGATGATCGTCTGCAACCACGATCAAACGAGTCTCTCAAGCAGGCCATCAAAAGACAATATGGCGAGCAAGCGGAAACACTGGTTGCCGAGATGTTGGAAAATCCTCCGTTTTGCTTTTACTTCTACCGAAGCAAGTCTAAGAATAATTCTTGACATATTTTGGTATATGTACTAAAATCCATCCAGAAAGAGAGACAACAATGTCAAAACTTAGAATTTTGTACAATCCATATGGAGTTGAGGAAGGTGCTTTGCGCCAAATCGACAAAGCAGGTCAGCATGAACGCGTTGTCGGAACGGCGTTGATGGGTGATGCTCATCAAGGTTACGGTGTTCCAATCGGCGGAGTTATTGCTTATCGAAATGCCGTTAGCCCAACGGGAGTTGGTTACGACATCGGATGTGGAAACAAAGCGGTGCGCCTGAATGTCACTTTATCAGAATTGCTCGAATCAGTTTCGCTGGAAACGCTGGCCGATGAAATTCGTCGGATTGTATCGTTTGGTGTTGGACGCCCAAACAACGTTTCGGTTGATAGTCCGCTGTTTGACCTGTCGATCTGGAACGATGAACCCTTTAAGTTATTGAAGCACTTGGCTCAATCTCAACTTGGCACAGTCGGGTCTGGCAATCACTACGTTGATGTATTTGTAGATGACTCGGACAATTCGATTTGGGTTGGAGTTCACTTTGGATCACGCGGACTTGGACACAAGTTAGCCACGTATTTTTTGAAGGCGGCTAATGCCATTGATTCGATTGATGCTGAACCAGTCGTTTTTACTCTTGAGTCTCAAATCGGTCAGGACTATTGGGATGCTATGCAATTAGCCGGATTATATGCTTATGCCGGACGCGATTGGGTTTGTCAGGCGGTTACTGACTTGATCGGCGGACAGATTGAACGATCAATTCATAACAACCACAACTTTGCTTGGAAGGAAATTCATGGCGGAGAAGAATTGATCGTAGTTCGTAAGGGTGCTACTCCGGCATTTCCAAATCAGGCAGGCTTTGTCGGTGCGACAATGGCGGAACACTCAGTGATTTTAGAGGGAGTGGAATCTAGCCAATCAGCTGCCGGATTTTATTCCACAATGCATGGTGCTGGCCGAGTAATGAGTCGTACTCAGGCTAAAGGTAAGGTTGATCGCAAGACAGGTCAACGCAAGTCAGAGGGATTGGTTACTCAGTCAATGATGGATGAATGGGTAAATTCATTGGGGGTTATTCGTCGGGGCGGCGATGTTGATGAATCGCCTCATTGCTACAAGCGTTTGTACAATGTAATTCAACAACATGCTGACACTATTCGGGTAACGAATGTGTTGCGCCCGTTGATCGTGTGCATGGCCGGAAATGATGAATTTGATCCATATAAGGACTAAAGACAATGAATAGAGACATTTTTCAAGGTATTCAACAATTTGTTGATCTGGCGAGTCAATGTCAATTTCTCGCCATGATTGAAGGCATCGATCCTCAATCGATGTATCAAATCTTGAATCAATATCAACTCAAGTTTCATCTTTTAGGATACGATATTGATTTTGTCCTCAAGAATGATCCGTCTAACTTTCTGGATAAACAAGTTCCGTTGTTTATCCAGAAAGTCAATGAGAAAAAGCAGAGTTTACAAAACGTTCTTGATCAGTTTGAGTTATAAACAAAGGCCGCACGAGTTATTGTGCGGCCTTTTTGGTTATTCGCTTTCAAGGAATTCTCTTAGTTCTTTTAGTTCTTGTTCAGTCATTTTATCTGGAACACCAAGAGATTCGATGTAATTCAATTGATCTAGGAACATTTTTCTGTATTTATCGAGATACCCTTTTCCGTATCTTGATTCAATTTTTAGTTTTAGTTTATTGTTCAATTGTTTGTTCACTTGTTCATCTCCAACAACCATAAAAACAACGTCTGTTATAGTTCTTATAGTCCCAATCTTTTGGAGCGTACTGGTCGTCCCATTTCATGCGCTCACTTTCTTTGAAACCAAAGCTGGCATAGAAATTAGGTAGAAATCCATCAAAGCAGTCGAGTTTTTTTGCGCCCTGCTTCAAAGCAGTTTTGATTGCAACTTTTCCAGCTCCCTTCACTCCGCCATTGTTGAACACTGAGACAAGATCGCCATCAGGCTTGATTGCAAATCCCGTCTTTCCATCAGTTGATAGATACACCGACATCTTTTTATAGTCGTCTTCCGAGTATCCACCTAAAAATGAGCTGCGATTTTCAGTTGACTGTATGGCTTTTTTGAATTCGCTTGGATTGGACTTTTTGAATGATACGTGTATATCTGGATACCCAACCGATTCGCCTGTAGAAACAATGTCGTCCGATTCACTCGAATGATGCGGGTTATGAACCAATTGAGGCGAGCCAGATTTATGGTCGCCCGGGCCATAGTGTTTGACGATGCGCTGAACGCTTTTTCTAAGATGCATGGGGCGATTATACCACTAAGATACGAGAACTGAAATGACACTTGACTTTTCACTTCCGACATGCTAAAATGACTCTCGAAAGAGAGAAAAAACATGGCAAAAATCTTCCCTTCCAAGTTCGGCGGAGCAAAATGCAAAGAGTGTGGGCAACCCATTGCTCAGGGTGCGATGATTACCAATCGCAAGGGCAATTGGGTTCATGTTGATTGCCAGAACGTTGAAGTTCAATCGGTTGGTGATGCCTTTCAGAATGCGATTCAAAATCTTACCGCTCCCGCTTTGAAATATACCCCCTCAGTTTTTCAGGCCGCAATTTTTGATGCGGTTGAAAATGGTCGTGGTCATATTGTAATCGACGCTGTTGCGGGTTCTGGAAAAACTTCAACCCTAGAAGGCATGATCGGTTCAATTATTAAATGGGCAAACAAAAACAACATCAGCAATCCCTCCGTTGTAATGGTTGCCTTCAATAAAAGAATTAAGCAGGAACTGGAAGCACGTTTACCCAATTGGATTCGGGTGTGTACGTTGCACTCGTTTGGTTTGTCTGTCATCACCAAGCAGTTCGGCAGAGTTAAGGTAAATGAATTCAAGGTTGCCGATATGATTGATAACACTCAGGCTTTGTCGGCTTTTCGTGTGACAGACAAAGACGATGAAACGTCGGCTATTCGTCGGCAAACTCTGTTGCACTTGGTCAGTAAAGCGAAAAACCTGTGCGTCAATCCTAACAACAAGAATGAAGTTCTTGACATGGCTGATCATTTCAATATTGCTTTGAATGGCGATGTCGATGCGTATTTAGATGCCCTGAAACTCATCTTAGCCAAGAGTCGAACGGACATCAAGGAAATTGATTATGACGATATGATTTGGTTGCCGTATATTTTGAAACTCCAGATCGATCCGGTTGATTTTCTGTGCGTTGATGAAACTCAGGACTTGAACGAATCTCAGGCGTGGATGATTTTGAACGCTTGTCCGGCAGGCCGCATTGTGGCGGTAGGTGATCCTTTTCAATCTATTTATGGGTTTCGGGGTGCTGATACTCAGGCAATGCCTAAACTCATCGAATTGTTGAATGCCCAAGTTTTGCCGTTGTCGGTTTGCTATCGTTGCGACAAAGCGATTGTTGAATTGGCAAAGACCATTGTGCCTCACATTCAGTATAATGACAATGCTGGTGAAGGCGTAGTTCGCCATGCTACTCAAGAAGATTTTCAAGCAGAGATCAAAGCGGGTGATATGGTTTTGTGCCGAACAAACGCTCCGCTTATTCCAAATTGCTATGCTTTATTGAAGGCTGGAATCAAGGCAGTGGTTTATGGGCGTGACATTGCTGGTGGGCTTAAGGGCTTTGCCAAGAAAGTTTTTGCTGATACGTTCGATACGATGTTTGCCAAAATCGATGCATATCAGGTGAAAGAACTTGCTCGACTGAACAAACGCAACGCCTCTGTTTCACAAATTGAAGCATTGAATGATCGAGTTGAAACCCTCCGGCTAATCTTGGCTGAATGCCAGTCCACGAAAGACATTTACTTGGAAATTGATAAACTGTTTTCGGATGACGTTGCAGCTGTCGTGCTTTCGACTGTGCACAAGGCCAAAGGTCTTGAGGCAAATCGAGTGTGGATTTTGAAACCTCAACAACTGCCGTTGGTTCGCAAGAATCAAAAGGATTGGGAAGTTGTTCAAGAAATGAACATTGTGTACGTAGCCTACACTAGAGCAAAACACGAGTTGATTTTTGTAGCAGATGAGGAATAGTATATTACCAGTAAGATGTTAAACGAGCTTGACATCTTACTGGTAATAGGTACAATTGCTTTTAGAAAGGAATTGATATGAATTCATTGAGAGAACTGGCAAAAACAAGACACTCTAAGGCGTATGCGGCCTCAATCTTTGCGGGAGTGGTTGCCCATGATCCAAGCGGCAGACCACTGTCGTTTGTCATCCCCGGTACAAGTGGCAATCAGTATTTCGTGACCATTACACGCAAGGCCAATAGCATTGTTCAGTGTGCATGTCACTTGATGATGCGAGATGTCGATAACACATTACAAGATTGTCAGGGAAACGGAAAGACAGTTTGTTATCATTCCATTGCAGCTATCTTGCACTCGCTGGAATTACAAAACATGGTTGGCTATGTCTGCGAATCAATTGACGACGCCCAACGGCTGATACGTTTGTCGGCAAAGACCAGCAAGATGATCACGCTGGAGTCTCATCCAGAGGCCAAAAAAATATTCATTGTTGTTGATAAGAAAAAATAAGCCCGTTATGGGATTTATCATTTAAGGTGAAATATGGATAAGGTAAAAGAAAAAATCGAATCAATGCGTATTGCGGGTAGTTCTGATGCAGAGATCGCCCGATCAATGGGATTGTCGCGCCAACGCATTGGACAAATTGCTGGTACGCGAAAAACAAACCCGATTATCTCGGCGCTCTCGTCCGAAAATGAGCGGGGTATCATTAATCTCATCAAGAGTGGCGAAACCCTGACTGATGCTGTGCGAATTTCCAATGTATCATCTGGCAGTATTCGGTACATTTTAAGCAAGCATGGCGTGTCGTACAACGATTACGCCGATCTGCGCCGATCCAAAAAAGTCGAACGGCTGACCAATCGGCTCAAGGAAATTTTTTCAAGCCGGAAGATCGATCTAGTTCCAGACAACTTAAAAACAACCGACATCATTTCTATGGATCGGAATTTGTATGCATCCATGATGCGGGTTGGGCGCATTCAATTTTGGCGCAAGCATCTGTTTGGAAACAAGTAAAACGAAAATCACCGTCCTGAGACGGTGATTTTTTTATTGTAGAAGTTTGTCGGTAACAACCCATTCTGTTGGAAGTTTGTTGACTGCTCGACAATTAGGATGTGATTTTCCACCACGACATCTGCGCCAGACCGACAGGCTCAGTGGTATCCCGCCAATCTCAACTTTATTGGATGACACCAAAAAAGTTCCCGACTGTTTTTCTCCAATGATTGATCCGCATTGCCAACATCTTAATATGTTGCCTTCGGGTATGCCATGCCTGATAATCTCTGGTTGAATTCTGTAGGCGTGTCCAAACGGAATTCCTTCTGGACGAATAACACCTGAACTATTTAATAGCATCTCGAACCTCTTTCCTCAAATTGATTTTTGATTTTTGTAATCCAGAAAAGATACTGTTGAAATCAGGGACTTGTTCTGGTTGTCCTGTTGGTTTCGATGCTGGCAGGCCATCAACGTTTTGTGTTTGAGACTCAATGCCCTGTGCCTGTCCAGCGATCTGCGCCGACTTTGCTTGATTGCGAACTGCCTCTGAAATTTGACTGATAGGCAACAACCCGAATTGCGGGTCTTGCAACAATAGCTCGTCCGCCCATTCTGCATCAACGGGCGCAAGGCGTAACATTTCTCTTGCTTCATTGGTCGTAATAGCAGGTCTTTGCGGACTTGAGTAAAGTGTATTAACTGATTGAACGGTTGCAGATTCGTCTTTGACATCAATCTCATCAAACTTGATCATGACATGCGACAATCCCATGCCATCCTTGATCAATTTTTGATTCATCAGCCATTCAAGTTTTTCTTGACGCGGCTTGATTTCGGCGGTTTTGACCATTTCCATTTGCGCCGATCCATCTCCGCCTCCCAAGTGCGCCGTTTCAATGACGCCCACAAGGGACGGAGTAAGGCCGTGTACCGAGACAATAATATCTCGCACAGTGTCACGATATTTTAGAATGAAAGGCCACCAGCGCGGCTCTTGGCTGATTTGCTCAAACGTAATCTTGCCATTCTCTGGAACTTCTAGGGCGAGTGTCGCGTGATAGTTTCCGTTAAGTTCACGACGAAAGAAATTTTGAATAGTGGCAATGGTTTCATCCGACCACGATCCGCCTTCCAGTAGAACCGCATACATGGGCACAGCTTTTTCGGTGAAGAACTTGAGCATGAAGTCACGCGATTCGATTGCGCCGATCATATCGGCCAAAGCTGAATACCAAACAGGAATGCCGTAATTCATGTCGCGAGAGTTGTAGCACAGATAGCGCAATACCTCATTCGCTTCGTCATCTCCCCAATCTTTGCCTGCGTCAAAATCGTCATCGTCAATCGATCCTTTCCACTCTCGCCATTCACCAGTTTTGGCGTTTAGGTGTCGGGGATCGCCAAATCGCTTGAAATATTCTGGATTGATTTGATTGGGTGTGGCGAAGTAAGCGAACTTCTCTCCGCCCTGAACTACTTTCAGTCGAAGTGAGGGGATGTGTCCGATTTTGGCAACTTCATCATTATCGTCGCGGCGAATTTCTAAGTTGCCGTTACCAAATGCCTCATAGTCCGCCCAAAAGTTTTCAATAATATCCAATAAGATCGATTCGTCTGTTGCGCTGTCCAGCCAGTTTTGTAATCTTTCTTTTTCGAGCTTGAATGCCGCCAAATTCTTTTTAGCTTCATCGTACTCTTTTTTATCGAGCTTTTTTTGTTGTTCGGGATCGGCATTTTCCCATTTTCGCATTTTTACCCTAGCCTCTCCAGCGTTAAATCGGGTAATGATCTTAATGCCGAGTCCGGCGACTAGTCTGGCTTTTTTGTGTACTGAGATTGCATGAGTTGGAGAGGCAACCAAAAACTCGTCTAACACTGCTGGCTTAAGATACGGTTCAACTATTTTATTGTCTTTGTAGGCCGACTTGGAAATGTCTCGCTTGACGCGTGATTTTTTTGCACCCTTCAACACAACGGCTTTAACAAATGGTGTTCCATCGTCTTTCATTCCCTTTTCGACTGGAATAACTTTGATGTCTGTTTTAGGGATTAGCGGCTTTGTCGGTGTTTTTGATTTTCTCATTCAGTGTTCCTAAAGAATAGCAGCTCTGGTTCTGTACTTGGTGGTTTTCACGTATTGCGCCAACCACTTGACTCCAAACCACAGCGCCATAACTGTATCAGTGTACCTTGCAACTAACAGTCGATTCAATTCCTCGATAATGACATCGCTAATTGCTCTGGCAGTTGGATTTGCATATGGAAACAGAAGACGAGCAGATTCAATGATTGGCTGTAAAATTGGAATGCCTTCATCGGGTGAATTTTTATTCCGACCAGTAACGTGCGATTCGATGTTGATATGTGGATATTTTAACACCAAAGTATCATACATGGCGCGTTGATAGGCATTAGTTTCAACAATCACGGCATCGGGCGGGAATTTTTCAATAAGATGCGACACTTCCTCAACCTGTTGCGGAAAGTTAAATGTCTTGCTTCTAATCATGTTGAGCACAATATAGCGGTTATCAGGGAGCAATCCCAAGACCAATGCAACAAAGTACGATCCCGATGATCCTTTAGTTTGACTGTTCATTGACAAGTCTATGGAAATCACCTTTTTGATGTCTTGATAAGGATACTCCCAATGCAAATCTAAGTCCCATTGCTTGCATTTTTCAAGCCACTTGAGCGGAAAAGGTGATTCGTTGTCACCCATTGCGATGTTGCGGTAGTTGCGATTAAATTCATGCGATCCAAGTAATTCCAGACGATCTTTTAGGGCTTTGTCCGGCCATTTACTCGGCCACAATGTTTCCCATGATCCATCTGGATTTTCTTTTTGAATCGCGTCATAGCGCCGATAAAAGTATTTTCGATTTTGTTCTAATTGCCCGTAAAAATCCCACTCGTGTTTCTTTGTGCCAATAAAGCCCACTTGATCATCAGGTTCAAGAACTCCAAGCAAAACTCCATTAACCCATGCCGCCAGTCGTTCGCGCTGTTCATCTCCAACTTCGTCATCTCGCACAATATCATCGGCTATTACGAATTTAGCACGACGAGACAGGATAGCTGCCCCAACACCTAGAGCTACGACTGAGGGATGGGCGATACCAGCGGGTCGCTCCACGATAATTTCTGTGTTTGTCCATTTGATTGGATTGGTGGGATATAAATTTCCAAAATACTTTTTTAGCAAGTCGTCAGTTTCGATGCACTCTTTGATACGTCGCATTTGTAATTCAGCAACTGAGGCGGCAGAAGCGACCAGCATAATAGTCGATTCGGGTTGCATAAACAATCTCCAGATCGGGTAGTTCGATCCAAAGGTTGTTGACTTTGAATGATCGCGGGGTGCGAGAACTCCAAAGAATTGTTGACCACAAGCAATTTCCATCCACTCTTTATGAAATGGTTGATATGGTTCGGATTGTGGTCTAAACCAATTTGAAAATAACCAAAACGATTCAGTATGAAACTTAGTGCGTTCCACACTCCATGCCGGAAACTTTAGACCTTGTTTGTAAAGTGCTTTGACGTATAGTGCTTTTTCTTCTAGGCTGGAGGCCATTATTTTATTACAACAACAGCGTATAGAGTCTCTCTATCTCTTGCGCTTTTTGTCATTCTCTCCAAATCACCGACAGATAACAACGAAATATTTTTGATCCATTCTGGCTTTACCTCTGGAAGTCTCACCGACTCCGAATCGTATTCATCGATTATAGTCGATTCCGATTCTGGCAATTCAACCTCTATGATTGCGGCCTGAGATGCATTATGAAACTTTGCTGATTGTAAAGCGTAGGCCAATGTCTTTTTTTTATTGCCAGTCAAGTACACCGACGCGTATCGATCTGCGTCTTCCTCACTTTCAATTGAATGTGCCATTGCCACTGCGTTGCCAGTTAGAGATGGAGGAAGTAACCCTTCCTTTTTGATGCGTTCAACTACATCTGCGCCTGTGCCATGATATAGTATGGCGTTATCGCCTTGTGACTTTTGAGTTACCAGCGTTAGATATTTTGGCGGAATTGAATTGTAGGCAATTACCGTTTCAGGGTCGTCAGCGTTATCGAAAGATTCATTGCTCTCAAAATCTTCAATCCCAATGGCATTGGCTAAAATTTGAGTTGCTTCTTGACGAAATGCTTCTGGTTCTTTTTCGACTGACAGATCGATTCCGTCACGTTTCATAGCCTGTGTGTCAATCTTGAATACCGAATCTCCATATGATCCTGACAGTGCTGAATTCTCATTGAGTGTTGTAAAAATCGCGTTATGCACATGACGATTTGTAATGCCTCTGGTCTTGTCAGACGGTTTTAGCCCTTGCGACGTTATTGATGCAACGTTTTTACTGTCAGTTGCATGATACAGTGTTTGTGGGTGTTGATTGAAGTCAGATGAAAATTGTTCAGAAAGTTTAGAGACGATCTTATTTATCATGCGTTCGCCGGAACTGGAATACACAAAGTCGTCAATTGGCGACACTGCTGGATACAAGTCATCTTCACCGTCCCATTCAACAACACGCCTGTCGCCATTCAAGTCTAACGTATATACATTGGCAAGATTGCTACCAAAAACTTTTACAGGCTTTGCGTGTTTCATGGTATTGATAATTTTGTCCTGCGATTCGGATTCGAGCGACTTCCATGTGGCATCCGACCAGTTTCCATGAGTAAGTTGATCGTGCTCTCCGGCATGATGCTTGCGTAAGTATGAATTCATACTTTTCATAATTCTGGCAAACAATTCTTTTTCAAGTTTTCCCTCTACCAATACCAGCATATCCAGCTTGCTTGTTTGTGGATCGATGAATTCAAATTTGTTTTCAGTCTCAAATTTCTTTGGATCAACTCCAAATGCTTCCGCAAACTTGGTGAAGTTCTTTTGCCCAAGATCAAATACTTGATGCATCTTGAGATTTTCTTGGTCGCGCTTTACCTTTACGACCAGAGAATTGTCTTGCCAGTCAAAGCCTTTTATTTCTCCGGCCAACATACCCAATGTATTTTTGACAAGGACGGGCGAGAATTCGTCGGCGGCATGAGATAGCACTGCCTTGACTGAGTCGGATAAGGAACTGGACTTAATGTTTGCCTTCATCCGCTTGATTGCTTCGGGTACGTCAATTTTTTTATCGGCAAAGTCAAAAATTACCTGCTTGTTTTCTGGTACGTGATGAATAAGGCCGGGTAGTTTTTCCTTATGAAATAAGGCCACGTTATCAGCCACACGAAATGCACTTGCCACCGGATCGTTTTCCCAATCCAGTTCATTGCTATAGTGTGTTTCAATGGTTTTCTTTAACAAGGCATCAGCGGCATCTCCGAGTGCGTCCTTGATCATTGGACTAATATTGGCCTCATAGTGTTGAGTAGAATGGTGTGGATGTTCGGAATCCAAAAAGAAGTGACTTGGTTCGGTTAGGTATCCCGAATCGTGAAAGACACCTGCCAATGTTACTACCGCTTTGGTTTGTGGAGAATCAAACCCCGGAACTGTTTCAAGAATACTGAGTGCGGCATCGACATCGCCTAGCAAGTGACGAACACCGTGATCTCCCAATGATCGAGACAAGCTCTCGTTTTCCTGAACCGCAAGGGCATCGACTGATTCTAGTAAAATTTCTCGAATTGAATCGTCGTCCACTTTACTTGCCTTCAAAAACCCGTCAAGTGCTTTCATGTGTTTTTGAATTTGCTTACCAGCATCAGGAGTAATAAAATCCCCAATCTGCTTCAATCGTTGATTGACCGCTTTGACTGGTTCGCCTTCGGTGGGACGCCTACCAGCGAATTTCAGGCGAGTTGCGATTGTGTTTTTGATGTATTCTTTTGCGTTAACAAGTTCGTCTTGTTGTTCTTGTGACATGGCCTGCCACATTGCCTTGCGTTCCTGAATGGAAAGTCCCTGCAATTGCGATCCCAAAGATTTGGGCTTTGGTGCGACTGAACTTGTGTTAGGCTGAGGCGATTGAGAGTTATTAACACCATCTCCATGACCGTGAGTAAGTTGATCGTGTTCGCCAGGCAAGTGTTTGATTGCGCGAGTTATCGATGATCGTAACTTACTTGACTTGTGTCCGGCGAATGGATTTATTTTACTTGCTTTGTCTAAGTTGATACTCATTCAAAAACGCCTCCATGTCTTGCGTATTCCAAAAATAGCCCTGCTTATTGTTGAGTGTTGATATTTTCTTCATGTCAATTAGATTGTAAAAAGAGTCCGATCCCGAATCGGCAGATACTAGAAATATACCATTCTTGTGATTGTTTTTGGCATAATTAATGGCCGATCTCATAATCTCAATTCCCCAACCAGAAACACCGTCATCTCCAAAATGCCAGGGAGCTACCGACAAGGAATCAAGGTACAACGCATCTTTGATTTGATCTGCGTCTGAATTAGACATGCCATAGTCTTTCAGCTTATTTAGTTTGCCTGCGTCTAATGTATCTACTCCAAAAAACGCTTGTAGTACATTGGAATTGTCTCGCAGACCAACAACCTTGTATGTGCCTTTTGATTTTTGTTGATCTTCAAGGGCTGAATATATATAGATTGCTGATTTCAAGATGTCATCAAAACGCGGATGATTGGGCTTTGAAAGTTGATTTGCTGATTTTGACCACGTACTATCATCTTGTTTAGTGATTTCAGTCAAGGCGTACTCGCGTTTCTTGCGTCCATGATCCTGTTGATTATGCATTCCGGCCAGATGCTTTTGAGCAGGCTCGTTCACAAACACTTTCAATTTATCGAGTGCTTTGCCAGTTTGAATTTCTGTATCAGTTAAATACAATATAGACATGCCGCGATTTTGAGCAATATCCGCTTTGCGCTTTTGAATTTCTTTGCGCTGTGCGGCATATTCTTTTGATCGATTGGCATGATTCTTTCCACGTAGTTCAATAATCTTGTTCCCAAACATGATGTCAACATAGATTTCAGGGGCAAGCTTTACTTCCATCTCGTGGGGGATATGCAGGTCTAATAACCAGCGAGAAACGATCTGCGCCGATCTGCTTGGACGATAGCGACGATAAGACGCGACTAATTCACTGGCGCGATCTCCGCCGACCAACTGAATTAGTGCTCGATAACCCTTGAGTCCATTAGCCACCAGCGATTCTCGTTTAACTCGACTTCGGGCATAGCGTTGATGCTCAGAGTCGGATAGATGGGCAGGTGCATGATCTCTCTGGTCATGTTGTCCCGGAAGATGCTTGCCGAACACTTGGCGAACTTCGTTGTTGGAGCTTGGCCCTCTTGGAGTATAGTAATCGGGCGCTGTCACCAAAAATCCATGCTTGAATTTTGTCATGTCGGCGTTTAGTGGCAAGCGATAAATGCTGGTGGATGTATCAAATCCCATTGCTTTAGATTTATCGAATGCCTGCTTTGCCCTAGTTTCGTCATGATAAATGAGTTCAAGCCTCATCTTGGTTTTCTTTTTACTGATTGTGCGTACATCGTCCGGCTGTAAATTGGCCTGTTTCAAGGAATCGAGAAACTTGTGCGAATCTTGGTGTTCTCTGGCGACCTTTTCGTTTGGAGCGTGATCTTGTTGGTTGTGAAGACCGGGATAATGCTTAGATGTCTTGGTCATTAGACCAAAAGACTCTAGTACACTCTCAAAATACGGTTTGACTGCTTGATAGTCTGCGTCGCGCATGTAATGAGTAGATCGTGAATACCCAACCTGCTTGAGTCCGTGTTCTTTCTGCATGTATTGTTCAAAAAATCGCGCCGAAAACTCTACTGGTGATTTGTAGTATCTAATAAAGTTTGCTACACGATCTGGATGAGCGTTTCTTCTTTTATCCTCATCTATGAGATTGGCAATATCACTCCAGTCGTCCGTAAACGTTTTTGTATTTTTTACTGCGCCAAAGAAATCCTTAAAGGCTTTGTGAATCGCCATTGCCTGCGGAGTGTCATTCAATAACTCGACAGCATATATGTCTGTAATTTCTGAGGCTAAACGGCTTGGGTGATTACGAGCTATAGACTTACTAAATCCATGATCGATAGCGTGAAACAATTCGTGTGCAAACCCTTCGCCATTGCCTTCGTGAATTTCTATTACCCGATCTTCCGGCGAGTAAAATGCATTAGTTCCGTCATAAGCATCTTGGAGATTGAATCTGATTGATAGATTGAACAAATCAAGAGTTGGAAACACTTTTTTGATCGTATCAAGTTGATCGACAACCTCTGACAGACTTTCAATGGCCTGCTCTGGTGTCACTTTTCGATCATTGACATAGACTCCGTCAAATCCGCTTTGACGAATATGCCACATAAGGTCTGAAATTTTCTTGGCCTCGTCATCGTTTGGGATTCTAACATTTGACGAGTTTGAACTTGTACCAGAAGAATCTAGTGAATGTTTCCTGCCGTGAGTAGATTGATCGTGTTGACCCGGTAAGTGCTTGAAAACATTCTCAACCGACTTCCTGAGACTTTTGTTGATCTTTGGATTATCAGGACTGAATTCTCCAGAATTGCCAATAGCCGATTTGACTTGCGTCGGATCAAATACAACATAGTGATCAGCTTCGTATTCAATGCCCATTTTTGGAAAGAATTGATTTGCATTTTCAAATATAATGCCATCATATCCCATGCCTTGAAATATGTCGCTAATCAACTGACCTCCAGCATATTCTCCTGTGTTTTCGTCATAAACATCAGAGAATGTATCTCCAATCGTTTTCATAACGTCATAAGCAGTCAACGATCCATCTATAAGACCTTCATATAACTTCTCTTTGACAATATCAGAATCTAAGTTATAGTTGGCGCACGCATTATCAATAGACTCCAGTAACTGGATTCCGTTGCCTTCGGGATCGTCTGTTTCGTTTCCATCTTCATCGAAATTCTCAATAATTTCAAATCGAGTATTTTTGTCGTAGGCGCGAGAATTTTTGTTCAAATAGACTGGATTTTCGATTTTTAAGTAGACGGGTAAAACCGCCCCTTCATGATCGCCAACAAATTTCTCTCTAGCAAGTTCCATTGCCCGATCATGGTCGATAGGATTTCCGTCTTCGTCTTCGGAATCTTTAAGTTGATCGGCGTAATTTGCGATTCGTTCAGTGATGTCTGGCCCTAGCGGAGTTGCATAATTGTTTCCGGCGTCATATGAGTCAGACGAAAAATAAAATCCGCGTCCAACGGCATTTTCAATGGGCGCTTTGTTGAGATCGAATTGATCGAATGTGTGAGTTGTTCCGTGATACACCACCAACGGATCGCCATTTTCATCGACAACCTTTGAATCTCCGAACCATTTCTTGAACTCTTTGGATCGAATAACATCCTCTCTGGTGCGTGGTTGTTTGATTGGCGTTGTTTGTTTTGGTTGATCGCTGTTTGATTGTACTTCGCCAGATGTTTGGCGTCCGTGAGTAAGTTGATCGTGTTCTCCCGGAAGATGTTTGGTTATCTTTGGGTTGTCAGGATTGAATTCGCCAGAATTTCCGATAGCAGACTTAATCTGAGTTGGATCAAACACGACATGAGTAACAAATGATTTGCCTGTATCGGGGTTGTTGTCCCAAAATCTAACTGAGTCATATCCAGCCGCCTTTACTGCGTTGGTAAATGCGATTCCATCTTCATCATCAAATAATTCCCAATTGAAGTCTTTGCTGTATAGAAACTTCTCGGTGACATAGCCAGTTGAAACTAATGAATTAACAATATCAAATGTTAGTCCATCGGATACCAGATCAAGTGGGTTGACCTCTTTCAAGAATACTGGAATAGTTCTTGCGTTTTGTTTCTGTCTTTTGCCATCACTTGTATATGCTTGGGAATCGACAGGTGATTCCGCAAAAAATATACCAGATCGCTTTACTGTCCAGTTTCCAAACGATCCGCCATTGACTGTTTCTTGGCCGGAAGCAAATTCATCAAAATCTTTAGTAGTGGAATGATATAGAATTTGGGGTGTTCCATCATGATTTATTGCGCGAGAATTTCCGAACCATCTTTTGAATTCTGGCGATTGAGTAATCTTGGTTGAGGGTTTATGCTTAGAAATGTTGGTATCTGTCCACTGCCCGTTTTCATCTCTTGGTTGATCGGGGTTGAATTTCTTTGACAGACCAATGCCCTTTGGTGCAAGTGTGATAATTTGTTTGGCAAGTGATTTTGTATTTGGACTTAACGACATATACCCCTTGCGGGATAGTTGATCGGCCATGTCGGACAGGCGACCTGAATACGATCCCCATACTGTGCCATGCACAAACAATACAGGAGTTGTTTCGATGCCTTTGCCAGACAAATAATATACAGTTTTGTCGTCATTCACATCTTCTTCTTGGATTGAATAACGATGATCCTGCCAAATGGTTTTTTTCATCGATTCTGTTCTTTTTTCTCCGCTTGATTCATTGCTTGTTCGGCCAACTTAAATTCGTCTCTGGCTTTGAAATATTCAGCGTCACCAATTTTGCGTGATCGGAAATCAGTCTTTGCGGCCTGCCATTTCTCCGCCGCTCTCGAAAAGTCATCCAATGCCTGTTTGTATTGCTGACTTGCATTTAGCGTATCTGGATCGTTTTCTGCCAGTTCGAGTTTATATTTTGTTCGTTCGACTAAATTAATAGCACTTTCATAATCTTTGGTAGCAGTGGTGTGTGCGCCTCTCAACAACATAAGTTTTTTCTTGTTTGTTTCGTTGTTCAACTTTTCCGTGATGTCATCTAATTCTTGCTTGCGACGAATTGCCCGTTCGCGATATGCGTCCAAATCATGAATCAAGGTTTTTTTGCTTGGGAATCCGTGATCGGCTATGTGTTGTTTAATGCTGGCTTTTTCTTCCTCAGATAGCGACGAGCCACCTTCACCGTCAACGTATTGATTTCCTCTAAATGGATGTCCGGGACTATCGCCTTTATCCAGTTCGTCAACTTCTTCAAAGCTGCGATCTTCGTCCGACTCTTGATCGACAAGTCCATCAATCCAGTCGTCAAGTTGATCCCATAATTCCACAGTGGATTCGGGCATGGGTGTTTCGGCGTATTCGACTGACTGTTCTAAAATTCTATGTAGGTCGTCTGGATGATCGAACGGAAAGGAATGCTTTTGTACCGAGTCTATCTGTTCGAGTTTTTGGCGCTGTTTTTGAGATAGGTTATTAAGCATGTGAGTATCCCCGTAAAGTGGAAAGAATTTTTTGCTTAGTGACTACTACAGGATCAAGCTTCTTGAGTTCTCGTTGTAGTGCTGGCCCTAAGACTTTGTTTGAGAATTCCAAAAATTTTTCAGCGCGATACAATAACGACTGTCGTTCAGTGTTATGCGTCAGTGGATTCAGGGTCATGGCGTGTCGATAATAAGCATCCGCCCGACCAACTTGATTACCAATCAATTGATTGATTTTTGCTCCAACCGATCCTTTGGGAAATCTGGATTCGGCTACGGGAATATAGGGTGTCTGTCCCTGTAGGTCTTCTCGCGAAAAAGCTACATCGTCAAGCCTGCTTTTCCATCCATTTTGAATCTGTTTCAAGGTGCTCGGACGCATCTTGAGTTTTTTTGCTTTGAACTGTGCGCTTGCGCCTACTTCGACGGTCTTGCGTCCTTTACCTGAAATTTTTCCCTTACGCTCTAGTATGTTTCCGCGAGTATCAGCGTTTCTTGCCCAACTCCCATGAACAGATTGATCGGGATGTCCCGGGTGTTTTTCAAGTTTTTCGGCAACCTGCTTACTTAGCTTTTTTTTTGACACAGATTCTATTTGGGGAAAGGTATCAGGCACAAAACTTTTTTCGACTGATTCTTCGGCCTCAACTTCGTGCTTACACGCGGGACACTTATAACCCCCACCGTGTTTATCTTTCATGCGCTTGTTGCATTTTGGGCAACGCGGCATTTTGGTTGCAACGTTGTCTAATTTACTCAGCAACTGTCGCTTCAATGATTGAGTCATGTTCTTCATCTCCTGCAAAATGATCGTCCGTTTTATTTTCAGTAGTTAGATTGGCGATCTCTCCGTCTAACTCCATTTTCTTTTGTTGAAGGGCGAAAAATTCTTCCAACTTATCTGTCGGAATTCCGTCCAATGATGTCAAAACCGTTTGAACACGATTGTCTTGTAGAATGGTTGTTTCCGGTGTTCCACCTGCGAGTCCAAGAATGTCACGCTCCATTCGCATGGCCGAAATTGCCGCTGTCATTGTACCTTCCAATGACTTGGGTTGAACTTGCCTATTGAGGATTGGCAGGATTGCGGCATTCTGCATAGCAATAAGCGATTTTAAGTGTCGCTGGTTGACCTCTACTTGCGTTTCTTGACTGGCTACTAACGCTTTTTCGGCCAACTCTTGCATGTACTTGTCGCGTTCTTCTTGCCACTTGTATTTATCGATCCATGAATAGATTGTTATTCGTTTTGGCCCTTGAAGAATGTCTTCAATGTCTCTGGCCGAAAATCCATTGACGAATAATATCTTGGCGGCAACCGCCCAGGGAGCAGGCCACTCTCGACCTCCACCACCTAACGGAAGTCCTTTGAGATAGTCAAAATCAATTCCAAGTTGTTTGTAGTCTATTTTTCTGTCCATCATACCTAAATTATATCCGATCTGCGCCGATCAATCGTAATCGTGATCGTCAAATTCCGATTCAAGTACAGAGGCGTCAATTTCATATATAACTACATCGTCCGGTTCGAGCTTGACTCCCTCTTTCTTTTTCCAATTGTATCCCCCACCTGTTTCATAGACGCCCGGCGGAATATCAACCGCAAAAGCCTTATTGTTTTGTTTGACATAGATAAAGGCGTGATCATCACCGTCCTGACCACCATCAAATATCTCGGCGTCTGGTATTTGTTCCGTGATAACGTCACTCATTACCCTTGCAATCTCGTCACACGCCCCGCCTGAGCCGAATAACTCGTCAAAGCCATCTTCGTTCGGTTTCCAGTCGTCCAAGACTTCCTGAGCCTTCTGGACAATGTTTTCACGAATACTAAGCAAAGTCCCTTTGAGTCCACCGTGTGTTTTTTGGTCGTGCTGACCGATTAGGTGCTTGATCGTCTGCATTAGTGTTTGTTTTGATTTTTGGGCAAACAAGTACGATCCACATATCGTCCGAAGATATTGATCTTCGGTTTGCTTACCAAATGTTTCTATTAGAACCTGAACCTGATTCGGATTTCCCGACCAGCCCATATCGTTGTCGTAAGTGGCTATGATCGATTGATTGCTAACAATGTTAATCATTTGTCGTCCTCATTATTGTACTGAGCGACCACCGAATTCCATAGTTTGGATTCGGTATTGATCCAGTCTGATTCTTTGGTCATTGGCGGAATCTGTGTGCTGTTAGTTTCTGTCCAAAGACGCTTAAGGAATTCCGCTCGTGCTCGAATTGGTTTTGGAAACTGCTTTGCCTTGATTACAGAGTTCAAAATATTGAATTGTTCTTTAGTTGGAGCAGAATTAGCATCAAAGATTTTGTTGTATGCTGACACCATCAAAGATCGATCTTCTGTACTAGCTTGACCAACGCATAGTTTTAGGTTGGTCATGTTACTAGGTTGTGTGGTGTTGCCATTATCCACTAACGCAAAGCTGGTTTTAGTAAACATTACATTGCCAACGTGCCGATCTGTTTGTCCGGTAATGAAGTCCAGTATCGCCGCTCGGAATAAATGATCGGGATGTTCTTGAAGTCGTTGATACACCTTTTTCAGCGAATAGAGTTCGCCGCCATTTTTTCCATCGACAAACTCCTGCTTAATAGTGTAGCTTGATCCCGAATCTTTGACTGCTACCGTTGGAGGAACGTTGACATTCAGTATTTTTGCAAGTGACGCCACTGTTACTTCATTGATTGCTTCTTGTCTTACATGGTCAGCGTCTATTCCGTATTGTCTGTTTGGCTGTATTGTTTTTCCGATTGACTTGCGGCCATTAGCGAACTCAAGAATGTACACGCTATTCATCGACATTTCTGATATTGGGGTCGCTGAGTCGTGATACTCTAACATCCACTCTGCCGATTCGTCAGATCGCAAATCAGTCGAGTTCTGTTTTCTACCATGATCCAGTTGGTTGTGCTGTCCCGGAAGATGTTTCAGCACTTTGTCAAGCAGGCTAGTTCGTGGGTGATAGTCTGGTATCCAAACGGGGGGAGTGTTGGAAATAATCTTTCCACCAAATTTTGTTATCATAGCCTGTGCGAGTTCGTAATCTGGATCGGGAATATGCGTTGCGAATCCGCCAACTGGCACATAAGCATTCAGTGTGTTGGCTACCAATTTGTCCGTTGATGTCCAAACGTAATTACTGAGCGTAGCCGTTGATCCCATAATCGAAACAACAACAGTCATTTATCCGCCTCCGTTCTTCATAATATCGACAATGAACTCAAAATGATCTTGATCGCGTTCAGCAAAATCAATGGGATCGTTCCACATATACTCGAAACCAGTGGATACAATTTCGGTTGCTCCGTCTGAGTACATCTTTCCAGTATAGGGATGAATAAAATGATCTGCGTAACCAACTTCACTTGCGTCGTATGTGCTTCCGGGAATAAAAAATTTTATCGGTGCTAGTTTTTTTGAAGTTCGGCGCTTATCTAAAAATTTTACCGCTTTCTCTTGAACACCTTTTGATGAGTTTTCATACCAGTGTCCAAATTCATGAGCAATTACGCCTCCGGCAGTCATGTCTTGATCGGCTAGACGAATCATGTTTTTCAAATCGATAAATGAAGATCGTCCGGTGTCTGAAAAGTCTAAAAGCACTTCGTCTCGATCAACGTTATTGCCATTCAGCATTTTAGAGAATTCCTGTATCACATCTTGCGCTCCACCTTTCACGCCAAAAGAAGTCCAGTTTGATCGTGGCGCAACCTTTAATGGATTCTCGTGTTGAAACAGTTGTTTTCTGATTTCAGCATTAATAACCGCTTGGGCATTTTTGGCTACATGTTTTTTGTTGGCTAACGCCATCAGGAGTTCATCACGAGTATCCGTGAGTTGATCGATTTGTTTTTCAATCTCATTTAGTTCCGCGTTCTTTTGTATATATGCATCCGATGTGCTGTCTAGTTTTTTTAATGCGTTATAAACTTTACCGAACTGCCTAGAGTTGTCGTTCATCTTTTCGAGAACACTGTTTAAGTCGCGTTCCATGTTCGCCAATTCTTGTTCTTGACTTCGGAGAGTTTCGCCTACAGAGTTTTTGATCTCTTTCATGCGATTGATTAGATTGGCGATCTCTGGACTAGGATCGGGATCGACGTATGCAACACCCTCTTTCAATCCTTCCAGTGCGGCATAAACAGTCGAATGTAAATTTCTGCGCCCATGTGTAGATTGGTCATGTTTTCCGGCAAGGTGTTTGAATGCCTTGCCGGAAAACGTGTTATTGGAGTGCATCTTTGACTTGTTTTCCTAATGGCTTGTTATCGGTTAGAGAATGAAACGCGGACATAATCTCTTGATCGATAACATGATCGGGTGCATCTGGCATGGTATCCAAAAATTCACCGATGTGTCTTACAATTTGTCCGATCATTTTACCATTTGTTTTAGGACTCAATCCCGTCAGCGACATGATACGTTCACCCCTAACTGGCGGTTTAGTTGTTACTGGAACTGCGGTTAATACTGAGCGGATTTTGTCAAAGCCCATATCTTGAATGCTGTGCTCACGTCCTAACGATCCCCAATCAGCTGCCCGTACTGCCATCATCCAATCAACCAAATTCATTCCGCTTTCGGCTAATCCCTTGTTTTCGTCATACAGTCGTCTTGCCCATCGGCGGATTGAACTATCGGATGCATCGGGATGAGGAACTGCCATGTGCTCGGCTACACCCATTGTAATCAAGTCAACGAATGTGTTTGGAATTCGTAAACGTCTGGCAATGGCATTTGCAATTTCTGCTCCTTTGATTTCATGCGTCAAAAACGAGTATTCACCCGGTGCGTTGGGTTTTTCTGCCGCTGTTTGTGGTTTGGCAATGTCATGCATCAGCATAGTCAAGCGCAAAATTCCTCTGGCAGTATCAATACGCTCAGATTCTGTTACTTCGCTTTCGTCCCTGTGTCCAAACAACAATGTTGCCATACCGTTAAACAACTTCAAGTCCGTTTTCGGAACATCGACTGTTTCAGTAGTGCGAAAGATGTGCTCCAATACCTTGACATCACCGTGATGTTTGTTTTGCGATTGATTTTCAGACGCCTTCAATTCAGGAAAGATAGCGAACAGCAATCCGGTTTCCTTGTACCATCGGATAGCGTTTGCGCCATGTTCCATGCCAAAAGTGCGAATCATTTCATCTCGGATTCGTTCAGCGGATAAATTGCCGGGAATTAATCCGTTGTCAACTGCCTGAGTGATCGCCGCCTTTGTATCAGGATGCAACTTTGCGTTCAGTTTGATTGCAAAGCGAATAGCTCGTAAGCCACGTAAAGCGTCTTCGCGAATCCGATCCGATCCATTGCCGACAAATCGAACGACTCCATCTTCAATGTCGGAGATATTGTCTTCTGCCGATCCGTCTGGAGATGTACCGTACAGCCTTTTATCTTTCAGGTCTAAGGCCATTGCGTTACAGGTTAGATCGCGACGTGCCAAGTCGTCAGTCAAGGATCGCGAAAACGCCACGACTGCATGACGCCCGTCCGTTTCAACGTCTGTGCGATGTGTGGTGATTTCAAAAATCTCATGCCCCTCTTGAATGCGAACTGTACCATGCGACTCTCCGCCCAAGTCTGGCTTGATTTGTTTTGTACCAAATAGAAACTTGGTTTCAGTGGGAGTAGCATCGGTTGTTAGGTCAAAGTCTTTGGGAGTCTTACCGACAATATAATCTCGTACCGCTCCGCCTGCTACGTAAATCTTAAATCCAGCCGCGTCAAATTTATCAGCAATAGCCCTGAGATTGGCGTTTACCGGAAAATCCAACAGATGAGTTGTTTTTCGGCCATGCTTTTTTTGATCGTGTTGTCCCATGTAATGTTTACCAACCTTTCTACGTAATGCAGAATTACCATGATTAGCGATGTAATCATAGTACGACAACATATTATTGTCAAGAGTTGGTTTAGTCATAATTATTTAGAATACTCACTTTCAAAAACCGACACAGTTTTGTCGTCAAAGATTGTAAAGCGAATATCTTTCAACGAAGAATCTGGATTGTCACGAACAAAATCTTCTACTGCCTCTCTTGAGGCTTTTGCTCCGACTGAAATTGGAACTCCAAATATTCCAGTTCCCAATGATGGAAACGAAATTGATTTTAGGTTTTTTTGATGTGCGACATCTAGCGCCGATCTGTAAGCCGACTTGAGTTGTTCGTACATCTGTGGTTCTTGTTTTTCGTTCCATCTAGGCGCAACAGCATGGATGATCATTTTTGCTGGCAACGATCCCGCTGATGTGATTGCCGGACGAGTTGAAGATGGGTTGCCGTTTTCTTGAATCCATTGATCGCTTTCGTCTTGAATCGAATCTCCGCCACGTACTACAATGGCACGAGCAAGTCCACCACCGTGTTGTAAATGATCGTTGGCGGCATTTACAATGGCGTCTACCGGAACTTTAGTGAGATCGCCCTGATTCAAAGATATGGTTGCATTGCCAATTTTTTTTGTGACAATGTTACTGCCGTTTCGATTTCCGTGACTTGATTGATCGTGTTTGCCTGACAAATGTTTTATGACTGCGGCAACTTTGTTGCGAAGTTTTCCGTGAGATCGCAAAGACCGATAAACATCTTCGATGGACGGTGAATCGGTTTCGATTTCGCGTCCATCAACTATTTTGACAACCCGATCATTAATTATGTCGTTATTCATTTAGTAGTCCTGCTGTTTTGAGAATGTTTTCCATAGCATGGTATATGGGCTTGAAATCATCGTCAGTCCAGTGTTGAGGATAAAAAGTTTGATCGCTTCCTTGTTTCACTTTATTGATTGCATCCATAATTCCCTTTCGTCCGGTTTTAGTTCCAATATACTGAGAATAGGATCGGGCAAACAATTCAGCGGTGCTTAAGAAATATCTAACGATTTTCCTGTCAACATTGATGCTCTTACTTTCCACCGTCAACGATCCATCGGCGTTTTTAGTGCGAATCAATTTTGTTAAGGTTTTTTTGTGTTTGGTTTGAGCGAGTTCGTTTACCGCCTGAGAATTCATAACGGCATTTACCCAATCATCTATTGCGTCTTTTATCGCTGGATCGGCATTAGAGTCCGGCTTATAGGCAACATCGGTAAAAAGAGATTGCTTGTATTTGGTAAATCTTTTTCCTAACGCATGATCTAGCCAGTGTCCCATTTCGTGTGTGATAGTTTCTTCTGCTTCATTATTCTCTGTTCTCTTAGAAGATACACGAATTGTAGAAACATCTGTCCCATATCGGTATTCACCAAATCCCGATCTCAAACCATAAACATGTACGTTTACGACAGGGGCATTGCTTGGCATTTTATGAATCGAATCAATAGCATCGATAATTTCTCGTGCGTTGGTATATATTTTTTTGCCTGCCTCAGTTTTGGCAGTTGACGGTACGGTTATTTTTTTCTTGACTGAAACCGGAGTGTATAAATCAACGTTCTCGGACACCGACTCATCCGGTTTAGGATCAACCTGAACAACTGGCATGTCATATTCAATCGTAAAAATGGTTTTATTGTTTCCATTAATCTTTTTGACTGTGACATTCTGTTTGCCCGACCTCAATAGTATGTTGATATGTTTTTTAGTCCAGCGATTAGCTCTGGCAACTTCCTTTGGATCGTTGAGTTTGTCATTGTCGATTGTCAGAAGTTCAGTATAAATTCTTCGTCCCGACGACTGAGCGGCAACATTTTCTGATGTTGATCCGCCAATCTGACCAATGCGGCCTTGATGACGGGGAGCAAAAAAACCCGAACCCTTGCCGCCTTTTTCCAAAACATCAACCACAATGTCACGCAACATATTAATCGCCTGCAATCACAATCGAGTTTCGGAAATTGGCCGGAATGTCTTCTGGATTGTCTCGGTAGTACATCATTAAATAATTGCCAATAGAGGCTGATAAATCCGAAAAATTAATGTCGTCAAACACAACCGCCGACTCGACTTTGTTTCGATCATATCCCGCAGAGTCATATACACCACGATGTATTTTGTCTATTCCTCTAAAATCATCTAGTTGTAGTCCGTTCAATACACCAGCGGGGTGTCCAAGTGAAGTCAAAAACGAATCAATAGCCCTCATTGCTTGATTTGCCGGAGTCAAAAACTCGCTAATAAGTTCAGGACGATCTAGTCGAACAGAGTTCATTCCTTCATAATAGCCATCGGTAGTAATCTCGCTCAAAATATCTGAGAGTTGAGATTCGGGAACGATGGTGTTAGATCGACTGTTTTGATCATTGGTAAGTGCGTCCAATGTCTTAACTGTAGATGGAGTCAACTTTTCGCGAATTGTGTTTGACCAACCCTGTGACCATGCTTCCGCTAATTCAGGCAACCGACCATTCATGGATGCATTGACTATATCTTTTTTCCATTGTACATAAGCATCGCTGGTTCTGCTGTCTCGAAAAGTTGTATCCAGAACTGGCAAAGAATTTATTACTGATTGCACTTCACTGGCAAAGCTAAATTGCTTGCGGCCATGATCCTTTTGATCGTGTCGGCCTTGCAAATGTTTTTGAACGTTGCCCGTTACAATGTCTCGTAGTTTTTTGTGTTGCATGTTGGATAGCTCTCTTGATACATCTGAAATTACTTTAGCGTGTTGCTGTTGCTTTTGGCGCAAAGCGGCACGAGTGAACCGATCTGGAATTCCGGCTAATCCAGTCTGAAAACTCCTGAGATGATTGGCCGATTCAAGCGCCTTACGCTTCAACCAGCCGCGTCGTACCGATTCGGAGTTTCCGGCCTTTTCAACTTTATCAGGAATCATAGTCCAGTCATCAGATCGTAGTATGGATGGAATAAACTGAGGCGGAGATGTCTTGCCGTTGCTTTCAACAACTCCCATACGTCTGCCGAGTGCATATAATTTTCTGTCGCCTGCTGTTGCTATTAATTTTTTCATTCATACTCCACTTCAATACCAGCATCGATTAGCTGCTGAGTTAGTTCATTAGATATATTGTCATCGCGCACAAGGACTGATTTTATATCGGATAGCTTCACTCCACCTAATATCTGTGCTTCAACGTATGTCTGTAACTCTGCAACGCTGTTTGCTTGAAATAAAACATCGGGATCAAGGGTTTGATGTTTGTCGTCTATTTTGAACGGAAAAGATAGTCCGCTCGGATTATCTAGTCGAGACGGAATAAGTCTAGGATCAAATTCTAGGTTGTCATCAGCATTGATTGCCAAAGAATCGCCAACTGTAAAGGTAGATCGTTGACGAACATCTTCTTTAAGAATCAAATCTAATGTACCATACGAATCAAGACTATCTTTAATAGTATGACTTGAATCAACCATGTAATTACCAAGTTCGGGATGATAAATGTATCCATAAACTGGTTCAGAATCTTCTCCCAACATACCATCTTCGGCAGTGCGCCGAAGTCCGTTGTCTTTCCAGCCGCCATTTATATCGCTAGGTATTTCTTCGTCGGGATCAAGCTCTGCAACAACATCGTGCAGGGTCTTGTATTTTCCATCTTCAACTAATTGTTGAAGCTTGTTTGGAGAGATGCGAATTCTTAAATCAGTATCGGGGTCATTTACTAATTCAAACATCTTGTCAGCCGCCGCCTTCATCAAGTGATCGTATGCTTCGGAATATAATTCATCTCGATCCGATTCGATTTGATCGTAGTCAGGATCATCTGAATTTTCTGCGTCATTAATTTCATTCATGCGATCATACCAGTCTTGGGGTGCGCCAATCGCCTCATTTCCCTCCATCATAAAATTCATGTACCACTCTTTTATTTTTTGTTCGACTTGTTCTTCTGTTACACCCTGAGCCAGTGTTGGATTTCTGTTTGTCCTTGCGCGAGTGGGGGCTTGAGTCGACTGATTATCCGAATCAACATTTGACGTTTCGGGGACAGCGGGTTGGTTTTTTCGTCGGCCATGATCGAGTTGATTGTGTGTTCCCGGAAGATGTTTGATTAAAGTTTGAATCCGATCTCTGATTTTCATTCGTCAGGATCATCTCCAGAATTTTTATCATTCCACGTTGCGGGTTCATCGTATATGGTTGTTTCTAAGTAGTCATCCATCAAAGTTTGATCTTTGATTGACTTTTCAACTTCTTGTTTGAGGATGCTTTTTTTCATTGTACGACTCCATGCCCTATCATATATCTCGTGTAATTGATCTTCGCTTTGAGGCATAGCATTAGTCGCCCTTGAGACTTGGCGGGACATATGCGCCCCATTCTTCTTTGCGAATTCTTCCCCAAATCGACGGATCGATATAGGCCGATAAACAAACTGACGCAGTGTTTCCCAAGTGCTTGGCTACTGCGTCCGCAATCTTTCGCTGGACTTTTTTGAATTCAGATTCTGACTTTGGCTTACGCTTGACTTTGGCGAGTTCTTCAAGTGCTTTGTTTGTTCCGTTCCATGTTCTGAAATCTTTTACCTTGAAATCACCAAACTGCTTTAGAAATGTCCTAACTTGATCATCGGACACCTGAAATAGTTTTTGACTCCAGTTCTTTGTTTTGCGTGTTGAAATAATGTCGGCAATAATCGGATCGGTAATGCGTTTGTGAATGTCAACGCCTTTTTTACCCACAAAGTCAAATATAACCGAGTCCCCATCAACCTTGACGTGTTTTCCTAATAGTGTTGACGCGCCATATGCCTGCTTTTCCGCTTTCGTATCTGTATCCGATCCGACTCTAAATCCAGTCTTATCAATTAAGTACAACACTGCGGCCACATCTCTTGTTTCGGGATCGGCGTTTTTGTCGTAAAGAGTTGATTCGATTGTTTTGCGAATTTGCGGCAAAGCATCGTTGAAGTCTTTGAGTCGTTCAAATTTCTCAGCCGCCGCTTGTCGAGCGTGTTCTTTCGAGTACAAATACACATCACGACCTTTGCTGTCTTGCCATACCGCTTGAAGCATGGCGTTTGGATCGAGACTAATTTGAACGTTGGTCACACCGGGCGGAACTTTGACTGATTTGATCCGTTGCAGGGTCTTGGAATCTAATTTCGATCCCGCACTGTGCTGATAATCAAAATCAATTATTTCCTTGTCGCGTGTTTCGCCGTTTTTAAGAGTAACTTTTTCAATATGTCTTCCAGTTTCAATGCGAATGACATGATCTTCAAAGTCCAGCGGCGATCCGCCTCCGCCAACCCCATCCGATTCGGCAGAAGCATTCGATCTTCTGCCGTGAGTGCTTTGATCGTGTTTACCGGGTAAGTGCTTTTGCAAGACGTATTCAATTGATCGGCGCAGATCACTACCCTTGTTCGTTCTCAGATTCATTTTTGTTTTCGCCAGTTTGTCCTGCGATTTTCTTTTCAGCCGCAATACGCCATGCTTCTAGGGCATTCCATTCAGTCGGATTTTTGGCGCGTTGAAAACCATCGCGTGATTTTTGAAAATTGTATTCCGCCGATTCAAAGTCGCCTTCTTTCCACGATTTGATAGCTGCCGCAATTAGTTTGCCGGAATATACTCTGGCGTATTTATCATAAATCGATTGCAATAAAGCATCGCTTGGCGCAGCTGTAACCGCTCCCGTTGTGTTGCTGTTGCCCTTTATCTTGGTGTTTGACTCTCCCTTACTATCTAAGGGAGTTACACTTTTTTTGGGTCTTGACCTTGCTTTGCCGCTTTGTGCATTTCAATGTGATGTTCAAGTGCTTCTAAAATATCACTGGACATTGATCCGCGCAATGTTTTCGATAGAACTTGGCCTTTGATGGATAGGTGTGAAGCAATGTGTTGAGCGTGATTGTCTTTGGCGGACACTTCCACGTGTTCGCCTCTCAAAATCATTTCATTCTCGTTAAGCAGAACGCTTTTTGATAAATCTTCTTGCTTGGGTTCGATGCTCTGTAACCTTCGGACTACAGAGGAATCTTTGATGTTTGTTGTCATGTTATGACTCCTTAGTGCTTGCAGATAGTTTTCCTGTAAGGGAATATCATCTGGTTCAGTATTAAAACTTAGATCGTAGGTCATGTCGACTCCATGAGTGTAGGCTTGTCGCCATTATTGTCCCATACTTCATATGCGTCGGCCATGTCCTTGATTGTGTGAAATGTTTTCGCTGGATTACCAGCGACTGCAACATAAAATGCCGGATCGATAAAGCGCGATGTTTCCTTGAATCGCTTAAGCATTCTGGATAGGGCGGTTTTGATTGTTGCACCTACGAATACAATTTTTGTCGAATAGCCTGCTTGTTTTGCCTGTGTCAATAAATCTAGGGCAAGGTCTTTGTTTCGCAGTGTGCCATCATTGACTATATTATATCCGCCTTGAATAGCTTTATCAAAAACCATTTGAGCGAGAATGGCCGATTCGCCGTGTAGCAATGGAGCGTTCCAACCCTCATATTCGGGCAATTGTTTTTTAACTTCATCAGCATCTAAAACTACGTAATTATCCATCCGTCCGCGCATTGCGCTTGTTTTTCCGCTTCCGGGTAAACCTCCCAAAAAAATCATTTCTGGATTTTCGACTGGTTGTTTGCCCTCAAAAAACGATTCGATTATTTTTTCATGTAATGCAGATCGGTCTGGATACCACTCGCGTGTGACTGGATTTCTGTGGGTTGCAGTAGTTGTCATTCCAAAGCGCACTCGATCTCGAACGGCATTGATTTCTTTCATGGTTTCCGCCGGAACGGTTTTCATAAAATTCTCAACCTGTTTTTTGGCCTCTGTAGAATCAATTATTTTCAAATCCCCATGATTGCCATGTACAGATTGGGGTGTACCATTCGGGTGATTGTGTGGCCCTAAATGTTTGGTTGTTTCAAATTCCAGATCGTCGGCCTTTACTACAAATCTATCGTTAATCATGATACTACCTTGACCTCAAATTGTCCGTCAGCATCAATATCGCTGATGACTTCGTAAGTGGTGTTTCGGGACAAGATAATTTCGTCTTCATTCATGACGTTCTTGATAAGGAACGCTGGCAGTGCTTTTGCTTTTTTGGGAACATGAATTTTCATAGTCAAGCTACGTGGATTTTCGGGCGGAGCAAACTTTTGAGCGACTCTTTTGTTAATGCTGGTTGACGAATATCCTCTATCCGTAAATCTTTTTCCTTTTTTGAAATTTTCGCGCTGTGCCTTATCCTGTAGCAACAATCCTCTGTACACCGTTATTGGTTCAGAAGTTGCAAGCATCATTGAGTCTATCGCATCGATAAATGGCTTGTAAGTTGTTGGCGTATTGTTGCGAAGTGATGCATTTATTCCTCTATAGTATGCGCCCTGATAAATCGCCAGAGACTCCAATTGTTTACTTGAGTATGTGGGCGGTTCAAACCCAAGATTTGTTCCCCATGATCCCGCATCCGATTCTTCGCCGCTAGTTGTGTATGGTTCGGGGTTGAGCCATATTTTTTCTTCGTCAACTCCGCGTCCGAATTCTATGTTTCGTCCCATAGGCGCAGATCGGTTGCCGTGAGTAAGTTGATCATGTTCTCCGGGATTGTGTTTATTTAGAGCAAGCAATACTTTAGATCGCATCATTTTGTATTAAGTGGATCGTCCGGCAATTCGCCTTTCGGGTATTTCTTGGCAATTGGCGGGGCTTTAGGCGAAGTCGATTGTAATCCTTGATCAAGTCGATAATAATGATCTCCCATTGATTGAACATAATCATTAAATGCTTTATCCGTCTCGAATTCAGGATACATAAAGACATCGTGCATGTATTCGCCCAATACATTTTGTCGCTTGGTTCTGATTTGAATTTCGACTGGTTTTGTTCCATCTCCATCTCTGGCGATCATGTGAATAGCTTTGTATCCGGCGCTGTCCTTGTAATCGATCTCTGTTGGTGATCCTGCACCCTTTAATCCAAGAGATCGATCCACCGTAATATTGAACGCTGAGCGGATTTTTTTGGCCGCATCTTTTTGTGCATCAAAGTCTTCGACAATAACCCGCGTACCAGCAACATCACCTAATTTAAGTGGATCGACTTTCAGATGTTTTGAATCTCTTACAAGCGAGTCGACTGTTTTAAGTCTTCCGTCTACTTGGGCGTTGGGTAATACCGATTTAAGTTTTTGCATTGCATCGGCAAATGGTTGCTTAAATGTTGAGATATATGCATCCAATTTCTTTCCCGGGTCTAACCACCACTTGCCAGATAATGGAGGCGGAATCAGTCCGGTATCTCGCATGTAGGTGAAATTCAGGTTTGCTTGTTCTTTGATGTTTGGATCGACGCTGGCCGGAATGAATCCGTTGAATTGCTCGTTGGTAAGTGATCGGAGCTTAGTCAAAATTGCGTCGGGAATTGGTTGTCCGGCGTATTTCTTTTGAAAGGGCGAACCTCTCCCTTTTTCATCTTGTGAAGCTCTCAGAAACGACTGACCATTTCCGGTAGCGTATCCATGAGTGCCAACTTTACCCCATCCCCATTCGCGTCCGCTTTGTAATGTAAGTGCATCCAAGACCGCAAAACTTTCTCCATTATCGATAAGCGTGTTGTCACCTGTTTGAGCGGGTGTAAAGCCAGAGACAACTTCGGCAAGCGAACCCGGCCCTTTTCCGGCAATAGATTCTTTGATTGTTTTGGGAACGATTCCTAAACCAAGTGCTCGATCTATTTCGTAAGCCGCAATTTCGCGTTGCCACAAGTTAGAATCGGCGTAATGATCTCCCTTAACGTCATCTTCCTCATAGCGGGGCTTGTAAATATAGTCTTTTCCTTCCAATGATACCTTGTAAACATTTTTTGACTTTCCGATTTGAGTGATCGAGTCAGGTTTCTTTCCCGGAATGTCCCGTTTACTTGGCTTGTTCATATTTGGATCGGGATTTAGCGCCGCCCACGAATGACCAAACAGATTGTTTTGTTTTGGCGGAAATTTTGGAATAGCAGGCGTGTTAGTGTATTGTGTTTGGTATTGAGACTTGAGCTCGCTGGCGTCTACCGCTTTGTAATCATCGCTTCCATCGCTGGCAGTATAGCGAATCATTGCTCGGCCATTCTGAAAAATGTTTACGATATTGGCCTTGCCATACACAGCGTGAATTACATCTTCACCAATCTTAAATTTTGATACTCCCTTTGTTGGATCGTGAACAGATTGGGGAGCTCCGTTTTTATGATCGTGTTTTAATAGTTTATCTTTCACGGCCTTGAATAGATTACCTTTTGGTTTATTTGCTTGTGCATATTCGCTCGGCAAATCATATTGCGAGTCGTGATCTTGATCGCCATTGGACGGATTCGAGTCAATTGTGACTGATACACCGTGTACACCAAGACCATCGGATAGTCCCGCTCGTTCAAGCATGGTTAACCATATAGGTTTTTCGGGTAAATCATGACCAATTGGAACACCTGCTTGCCACTCTGGACATCCGCCATACGCAATGTAATGCATATATCCATCCTGAGTAATCGCGGGTCTGGCGCATCGACGTTCAGTGTTTGGCGGCATCATTGGCGGATCGATAAAAAATCGACAAGTGCTACAAATATTAATTTGAACCTGTATGGTTTTATTACCATCTGTGATTGTGGCGAGTTTGTACATTAGTTATTTAATCCTGCTCGTGCGTACATAATATCTTCATACGGTGTATTTCCATATCCGCCATATCGTGATGCATAAGCTGAGTGCATATTGGGTGCATTAGGATCGGTTTCAATAATTTGAATATCAATATTAAGGTCACTAAACAATTTGGTGAAATACGCAACGGCATCAGTTGGCGTTTTAGATGCAGGTTTTGCGGATTCGGCTTGTTGAGTTACAAATTCCCATACACCGTTGATCTTTTTCATCGGAGTTTTAATTTGTTTCATCTGGTTACGAGTTGGCCCACTCCACCACTCGGCAGTTGCATTCTTTTCAATTTCCGCATCAGTCATTGGCCGATTGTTATTTGCATCCCACAATTTTCCGGCGCGGGTGTTACCTTGACGATCTGTAATAGTTGCTTGCGATTCAAAGGAAACATATTTATCGGCAACCATCGTTTCGATAGTTCCTTGATTATCACGTGTTAATGTTGGTGCTGTTTTTTCTGGAACTGCTGGTTTGGCCGGAGTATCAATCATGTGTTGCGTACCCTTTTCAATTAACAGGTGACTAAATTCCGACATAGCCACTCCACCCGGGACGTATACTTCTGGAGTTTCGGATGTAAACATTGGTGCTTGACTAATATAATCGTCGGGCGATAGAATTTTTCCGCTTTTTGGTGTATGGAGTTCGTCAATTTTTCCATTACTACTTACGAAAGGTTGAATCATGCCCATAGCAAGTCGTTGCGCCATAACCTCTTTGAATGAATTGGTGTCGTGTACGTGATCATCGAAAGCTTGTTTATCGATAGTTGCTCCTGCTTGTCCGCCTCCATAAGCTGACACTGATGTTGTATTGCCTTTAACGCCCGGCTTTTGAAGCAAGCCCTTTTTTCCGACCAATGTAATGTTTCCATATCCTGACATTCTGGCGTTACGCATGGGTGGCCCATATGCTAATTGAGCAACTTTAGTCAATCCAAGTTGAGCATCCGATGGATTAAATAATGGCGAGTTGTAAACCTTGTCTAATGTATCGGCGGCAGAGATTGCATTCTTATCTCCAGAGGCGCGTAAAGCACTGGCAACCGCTGGCATAGAATCTCTAGCCCACAACCCTCCTGCTCGAATCATATTTTCAAGAATAGCTGTATCTGGCATGGTACGAATGGGTACAAGATTGCTTATCAATGATCGAGCTGCCGCAATATTGGATTTGAATGCCGATTGCAAGCTTGGGTTGTTTTGTCGCGCTTTAGCTAATTCTTGTAGTTCTTGATATGCTTTGTCACTTAGCGGTATCCCGGGCGGGGCATCAACATTAGTGTTTCGTGCATATGTTTGCGCTGTAGACGGACTCTTACGATACCCAATAGTTTGTGGTGTTGCTAATGTACTTTTCGGTAATTTAGGTGATACAAAACTAGCGGGTTGATTGAGTATTTGATCGGTGTAGTCTTTGACTGTTTGTGGATTAGAAGATGAATCATAAACCCCAAGTATTCGCGCTCGTGCTGGATCAAGGACAATTAAAGTTGTTTCACTTCCTCCAGAATAGCTCCATGCAATCGTAGAGTAACCCGCGTCCATTGCGGCCTGTCGCTCTTGTTCGCTGGAGTGCATTTTGGATGCTCGATTTGGATTTTGTGTTCTCCATGCTGGAAGAATATTTCGACGCAAATCGTTGATATGAATAGTGCGCCCTGTGTGTACTTCAAGCGCAAGCATTCCGCCATCCGATCCAGTTCCGGTATATCCCCGCGCTGTACTCACTGAATTAGTTGTATAGATACCATATCCCGACACATTGTTTCCAGCTGGATCGCCTGCGCGAACTCCATTTTTTAACGCAGAAGTTAACCCACTGGAAACGCCATGATACATCGTGACAATTTCACCAGTTGGCCCTTCATAGTGCATATCAAATGCCGCCGAATGATCAAGATCGGGAGCTGCTTGCGCTTCTGTATAGGCACGTGGATCGGGAGTGAATTTTCCGTTTAGCGGATTGGCAACGCCCGGAGTCAAGAATACTTCTTTCTGAGGCTTAATTCCTCCCCACTTACGAAGATCGATGGTTGACTGAGGCGATGCTGTAGCTGGAGCAGATTGCGGGGGAGTTGGCGTATTAGCCGCAAACGTTACCGAAAGTCCAGTTGGCGGACGTTGGGTTTGCCCAATATCAAGACCCGGAATGTTTGGCAGATCGATTCCCTCTCCAAATTCATAGACTGCCCATACAAGTTGTGGAGGCCCACCAAATGAATCGGAAGACGAATCATACAATGCCGCTTGATCGAGAATGTTGAGAATTTTGTTATAGTGATTGTAACTGTCTGTGGCGATCTTGGCATTCCAGTTTGGATTAACTTTTGATGTTCCGTTCGCCTCTTGAGTTGTCAACTTTTGAGCAATCCATTTCATGTTTTTGAGATTGGTTGCCGCTTCGGTTCGCATGTCCTTATAAATTGCCGCGTCAATAGCTTGTCCACTCGCCGCCGCTTTATTGATTTCGTGTTGCATTGTTCCGAGTGCATTGTACGCGTTCATTGATGTGGCGCGTGAAGTGTTGATGAACTGAGGAACATCATATTTCCAGGGTTCAAATGGAGTTGTGTTGACTGGTGTGCCTACTGCATTTGCCATTCCGGGGATAACTGGCGGAACTTGATTTCCAAATTCTCTGACCAACCAAACCTGTTTGCCTTGACCTATTGCGGCCTGCAAATCATCTAACAGCATTGAGTAGTGCTCACGTGGCCCAATAACTTCTGTCGGCATATTTGCCCAACCAACCGACAACGGATTGGGAAGCGACTGTCCCGGGTTTGCGGCCAACCACTTGGCCTGTCGCTTCTTGTCGGTGTAATAGGTAGTCAAGTTCATTCGTGCTTTATTGAATTCACGAGTAAATTGACGAATGTTAGTCATGTTGGGCGGAGTTCCGTTCGCCACTGCTTGATTAATTTCGTTTTGAATTTTCGCCAGTGAATCAAATGCTTCGTTGGATTTCGATCCCGGTTTGCCTGTAAAGACTGGCAATGGTTGTGTAGCTGGAGAAAACGGAACGTTACTAGCTGCGACACCACTTAGTGTTACTTGCGGAGTTACACTCGACAAGACTGTTGGCTTGACTGGATATGGAATAGATCGCTTATTCCCCTTGCCACTGGCAGGCGCTGAGGAAACGGCAGGCGTTGATACGTGTCCAATCTGTCCGCCTCCATGTGAAGATTGATCATGGTCGAATTGTGTACCGCGTAAGTGCTTTTTGATTTTGCTTCGTAAAATGCTTGTTAGTGGATCGTAGAATGTCATATTAGTTTCCGGCCAGATAGTCAGCACAGATTAGTTCAAGTGCTCTGGCGTCAAGATTGTTTCCGTCTAGGGTTTGCGAAACTCGCTTAATAGCCTCATTGACTATACGCGCCTGCGAGTCGCTTAAATTATAATAGATTGTCTGCCAAAGTTCCGGTGCGTCTGGTATTGGATAAGACACATAATCCGCTTCGGTAATTTCAACTATTTGACTCATGCGTTCAAGAATCATCGCGCAATGCGCCAGATCGAATTCAATCGAGATGCATTTACGATTATTGAGATGTGAGGCCATCATGGTTGCGCCGACGCCTCCAAATAAATCTAAAACTGTTTCGCCTTCTTGACTTGAATTTCGTATTGCTCGTTCAGGGAGTTCAACCGGAATTTGATCTATCTTGCTTTTGACTGAATTGATGTTCCAAGTTCCTGATTCGGATGTCGATCCAAACCAGCGTTCCTTAAGTCCGTATCCTTTTCCTAGAACGTAAATAAATTCATGCCCTTTTTGATAAAAGCCTTCCCCTGTTTTCTTTTTTTCCTTGCGTATCCAAACAATGGGATGTCCGAGTCGCAAGGCATAAGCATTAGCTGCCCGACGAAGATATTGATCGTTGCATAATAAATAGCCAGTCCATTTATCGATTGAGTAACGAATAATGTTCGCCAAAACTCTTTGAATATATTCAGCGTCATGATCGTCTGGAAAATCACCAAATACCATGCTTGCTTTGTCATCCCGCATGACGTTGGCTACCGCCTGCGGATCGGTTGGATCGGCGCAGATCAATCGATGTTGACCAATGTTCCATGTTTTTCCAACTTTGACATTCCATTTTTCGGTAAGTGCACTTACATCGGCAGTCTCAAATGGCGCTCGGCCTTTTTCGTTTTGATCTATAGATTGTCCAAGCGATTCGGCAAGGGCTTTGATTTCTTCCAAACTAAAACCAGTCGAGTCTGCAAAATCAGTTGGCTCGATAAGCTTTAATTCTCGAAGTAAAAGTTCGTTGTCCCAATCAGATGTTTCACTGGATCGATTGTCGGCAATACCTCTTGCCATTGCCTTGAGTTCGTCGTCATCCACAAATACAGCCGCGCATTCAGTCCAGCCAAGTTCCTTCATGCCCGTCCAGCGTCCATTACCTTTGATGATTTCGTTATTGGCCTTGCGAACAACAATCAATTGATCTTGTCCGAATGTTTCCAGACTTGATTTGATGTCTTTTAGATTTTCGATTGAATGAGTGCGTGGATTGACTAATGCTCCCACTAAAGAATTGATCGGAACTAAAAAAGATTGTAGGGCGGGAAGTACGTTATGCATAAAATCCTTAAATAAAATACAGGTGATTTGTCGTCACCTGTATTATATCTCGTACTCAATGTATTTAGTTGGGTGAGGGCTTAGACTTCCGTCCGGTTCAAATACATCACATGTGATTGCGATATGTTTGGTTGGTGTGCCAAAAAACTGAAAATTAAAAACACTTTCTAACCATCTGGCGTGTTCTTGCGATTCGGTGTCTTGAGCTTCTGGCGGAACATCCAATCCCATAACTCGAAGTGCTATCATAGCATATTAGATTCTCCTGTTGGTGAAAAATTATACTCCTTGTGCTGTCAATCTGCGTGAAGGATTGAATATGCAATGTACCAAGCATATTCAGCATTGGAGTTACAGGCGATTATTTTATCTTGATCGTAGACACAATAGCCTGTAATCGATCCATGTTGTTTGCGTTTACAAACAAGAGACGGATTGATACCGAGTGTCAATGCCTTGTATTTGATTCGCTTTGATCTACCGCGTTGAAATCCCATTATGACCAATCCCATACCAGCATAAGTTTCAATTCTGGTCTTTTGATATTCCATCCGGCGTATTGCAAAACATATTCCGCATTACGATACTCGCCATCTGTTTCAATGTAGTCGAAGTATGGAATATGTCTGTTTTCTTTTCTGGCCTGAGCGATGTGTTCCTGATAAGCCAATGGAAAGTATGAAGTTCGCAAGGCATCACTTTTAGTCCATTGGCGGTTTTTTATAATCGCATATCCAGATCGAGATTTACCAAAATGAATGGCTAGAGCATACATTAGCCACGATCCATTATTGCCTTTGTCAATAATGTATCCGATCAAATTGCTATTCGATCCTGTACCAGCACCGCTATAGAATTTATCGAACAGCGTTTTGTTTTTGAGATCGGCCTTGATAAACGGATGAGCACGACGATCAACTTTTATGGGTCGATTCCAAAAAGACTCATCCCGATAATTGTCTGGCTCAATAAACCGACTGTCAACATATCGACCTTGTGTGTTGACTTTTGCATCATGAATGCCTGCCAGTACATAGAAGTTAATTCGTGTTCCCATATAAATTCTTTCGCTTGATGTTCAAGATTGCTTTACACAACGACTGAAATGCAGGAATTGGATCGATCTTGAAGTCTCGGACAATGTGTTCACCTATTTCGGGTGTGTACTCCCAATGAAATCCCTCAAAGTCAAAACAGAAATGATCTACCGAACTTCTAAACACCACAGCATCGCCAGTGCGCTTGAAGGCTAATGCTTGTTTTAGATCGGACTCTATATCACCGCAAAAGAATCGCTTGGATTTTTTTCGATCTATGCGTCCGCGAAACTCCACTACTACTCCCTTGTAAGATGTGGAATAGTTTGAATTACTTTCATCGTAATCAATGTAAATTGTTCTCATGGTTGGCGACTTTCGTTTTACAAATGATCATTATTTGGTTACTATCAGATCGGCGCAGATCGCTAGAAACGCCTGATAGTCTTTTGGGCGTAATTCGTACTCTACGTGTCCCTCTGTCTTGTATTTGCGCTTGGCCTTGATGAGATGACTATATTGACCAAGACAATCCGCACAATTGGCAACCCATTCTGCGGCCTGAGACAATTCGTTGTCAGTCAAATTTTTTGCAAATTGTCCTTCGGATGTCTCGGCCAAAGCCCGAACTTGATTCGTCACAACGACTTTGACATTAAATACAATGCGGGGAGGAAAATCGTCAAAGTACACCTGCGTTTGAAACGGATCGGGCAGACGATTAGACGCTTCCCACTCCAAGACCATAGGCCAAATCGCGTTGTAAAAGTTCTTGGATATTTGTGTCCATTGTTCGGATGTCAATGCTGTCATGTAATTGAAAAATGCAAGGTTGTCGAGCAAGTATCCAGTTTTGCAAACTCTTTACTGGAACTAAATGTCCCGACTTTTTACCAGCATCATGAATTTCTATATAGTAGTTATTGCTTCGTTCGTTTGGAACGTCAACCAGAATCACTGTTTTCATAAGGCGTATATTTTTGTACTCCAATCAGCATGTTATAAACTTGATCCATTGCTTCGGACGAAAAACAGGCGGAATGCATTCGGCAGTAATAATACAATTTATCGTTCGGACGAGTATAAGACAAAGTGGTTACGGGGTGAGACAAAGGCTGATGACAAATTGGACAATCGACTGACATTTTCGGATCATACAGCGCATCGGTGATATTCAGTTTCAGACCATAACCGAAAAAGGGCGGCAGTGTCGGACTCTCTGTCTGTTTTGTCTGTAAGGCTTTGATCATTTCCTGAGACAATTCGCCCGACATTTCGTTTTGTCCTAGAATAACTGTCCAGCGAGACAAACTTGGATCGGCGTCATTAATAGAAATCAAAAATCTAAAATTTTCACCGATCCATTCTAGGCCATGCGAACCGTCTGGAAAAATCCATGAATGAACTTCTACTTCATTGGTCATACACGGACTCGCTTTCTGTAATCCATCCAATACTCGTACAGGGACTCTTTCCCGTCTTTCTTTACCATCTTATGAAAGGCCAACTCGAATCCGTTGAGATTTACGTTTGGATCGTTCAGTCGGTTGACGATAGCTCGCCACTTGCGATCTTGTTCTTCTAAAACCGCACAGGCCGATTCGTCGTTGCTCACCTTGCGCTGAATAGCTATTTGTCCAGACTCTTGAATTAGTTCGCAGAGGACGTTGACTAATTCATTGTGATACTGGTCTTGAGGAACTGCCTTAAGCCTTGCGGCGTATTCTTTTGCCTTCATGCTTCACCTTTATTTTTTCGTGTTTGATAAATACTAAGTGTTTGTTGATTTCTCGAATGAATGAAGTCGTAAGTTCGACTTCGCGTCCGCCTTTGGACATGACAACCATCGGAACAAAACTTTGGAGCTTGTAACCCGTTGCTTTTTCAATGGGCGCAACTAATTCTTTCCATGCTTGATAAAACTTGGTATAACTTCGGGTTGTTGTTCCATCAGGGAGTTGATAAGACTGAGTCATGTGCGTTTGGGAGACGGAAGATCATCTTCTGATTTGGCTTTTTGAAGCATTCGAGACACCAATTCCCGTTTAGTAATAGGTTGTGCTCCAAGTTCAATAGCCTTTTGTCGTTTGCTTAGGGATACATCAAAATGTTCGCGGATGGTATTGGGACATTGAATCCATTTGTGTTGCAAGCCGATAGAGTCGGCCATTTCCAAAAGTTCGGCCTGTGTGTCCGCCATCATGTGACACATTGTCATGCCGCGATATTCTTGATAGAGGTTATCAACGTAAACAGGCATGGCGTTTTTCTTTTGGGGTTGAACTCCAAGTCAAACGGCGCTCAATCGACTGGCCGCACTTATCACAAACAATAACATCTGAACCAGTCAGGCGCGATCCCCAATTGAATGGATTTTTGTCGGTAGTGGGTTTCATATCTTTGATCAATTCTTTTGAACCAAAAGAATCGGGCGGCATAAAAGTTGTCGGCCAATTACCAAATCGACGGGTAACTCTTGGCGTTTGATGTCGGCGGTATTCCTCTGAGAATTTTCGAGTAGCAGTGCGCCGACTGATATTGTCAAGATACAACGAGTTTTTTGCCAAACGATCAATGTCGGTTGTCATTTTGATTTCCAATAAATCGATGCCAGATAAAAGGCGTAAGACACTTTGTGCCCACAAATAATTGCCCACAACAATTCGTGCAGACCTTTGTCAAATTTGCTGATTGTTTTCCGACTGTCGTGTAAATGTGTATGCCAAAAAATGTAACTCGCCCATGAATGACATATCCAAAACATTCGGCGTCCCAACCGATTGTATTGCCAGGATAACCAGCGTCTAGGGCGAGATCGATCTTGAGATGGATAATTCATGGTTCGCTTTGTTTCATCTGTCGAATTCCGGTCATGCAAAACTCAATGAGTTCAATGCGTTCGGCGTGATTCGTTCCAATTCCTTCAAACTGAGCACTTTGTTCATATTCTATCAAACCTTGTAACAATGTCAAGGCTTGATTTTTGGTCTGCTGATAAACGGATCGGCGCAGATCGTCATACTCTCTGCGGAAAGGCCAATGCCGCGCCGGGTGCTGTATGGATGGATCATCATGCTTCCATTCCATACTCGCTATCCACGAGATCGGTTGATGACAACTCAGGCAAGTGCTGTGTAGTAAATCAGTCATGTTTGTTCCCTGTCCGACCAACTGCCTTGATGTCGGCGCTTATACTCGTAAACACACATGACACTTGACGATTTTTGATAATCAACCAGTGTTTCGTGATCATCTGAAATTGTCAATGCCTGTCTACACGGAATACAGATATAGATGGTTTCATCTTGAGTTTGAGTCGCCTCTTGTAAACAGTAAGGACAAACGTAAGTCATGATTCAACCTCAGCCTGATAAGCCCTAAACCATTCTGCCAATTCACGAAAACCGTTCTCTCTAAAAGTAAACGATTTTAATACTGGATCGGTTAATGTGTCCAAACTACGCTGAAAGGCAGGCGTAAATTGAACGACCCGGTTTGCGGCCTCATCCAAACGAGAGCCGCCATTGACAGTCAACCATTTTATGAATGCATCGGCATTAGCATCCGAGATAACGTCACGATCTCCAAATGCCCAACGCAATAAATCTTGATGGGTAACGATGTTTGCGCCGACCACTAGGCTTGCTAACGACAGGCATGTTTGAATTTTTTCGTTTGATGCAGGCGGGGATGAATCTGCGGCACAAGATCGGCGCAGATCGTATTGTGTTTCTTTAAGAGTGCGTAGTCGTGTCGTCATTTGCATGGATTGTGTTTTCCTTCCGCCGAACTATGTCGGGGTCGTGTCGTGTTTTGATCAATACGATACGATTGGCAATCAGTCTTGGAATAAAAGAAACCAACCACAACATGACAGCCAACAGTGTTTTTGCACACCAGACGATAGCTTGTATCGTTCCAATACAGCCACCAAACAACACATACCATGCTACATTGGTATTGATGTCGTTTTGATATTGATGCATTTTTGTGATTGGCAAACTATTTTGCAGGTCGATCAAATAACCAACAGCGGTTGCAATTCCGGTTGCAAAGTAAACGACGACTCCGCAGATAAGGATAATCAAAGAGACGTTGCAATTACAAACTTCAAGAAAAGCGGTCATGGTTTTCTCCATTCACAAATCATGGCAATCAAATGATATTAAAGTCGAACGACTAAATTTTGAGTGGTGTGTATATTGACGCGATAAACGTCAAATAGAGCTTGTTTGAGTTCTTGGAATAGTGGATGTGTTTCGGGGCGCGGGGCGTTATAAATTCCGCCAGACCAATCAAGGACATCCGAAAACTCTCCGGTGTAAAACACAAAGCTTTGGGGATATGCATCGGGCAGACAATTTCTGAGTATTTCAAAATTATCTATTCGATCTGTTGTGCCTGTTCTTGACTGAGTGATCGCCATTCCGATAAAAACAAACCATTCGGCATATGAATTTTGTCGCCCTGTACCAAAACAATTGGCTGAGATTGAGGCGCGACTGTCTCGGTAGCGTAAAAACGAGCCGCCACGATCATAGATTTCAAAGTTAATGTTGTTGGCGGCAACGGGGAGTAATACAGTGTCGCCGCAAGGGGTGTATTCGGTTTGCGAGTCGGCAGCTTCAATCCGCCACATCTCGCATGACACATTGCCTTTTTTGTCGAATCCTTCGGCCACTAATTTCTGATACAGCTGATACCCGTCCGTTGCATAATGGCGGGGATCGTTTGATTTGTAATTGTAGTCAAAGTCCTCATCGATCAACGCGTCAACCACTAGACCTTCTCCGGTGTTGTCGTTGAACCAAATTGCGAGTGAGCAATTTCCGGTTTGGGCATAAGCAACTCCACGTCCAGCTTGGTAGATCGCCAAATTGACTCGTCCGGCGAAATTGTTGATTTCTTCCTCTCCGACAATCGACCTGTGAGCGTTCGGCGCTTCGGGAATGCCGTTGAAGTAATTACAAAAGATTACCTGTTTGCTCGGAACGGGGATTGAGATTTTGATTGGATTCATAATGCCATTATAGACAAAATCAGATCAAAAGTCAACAAATTTAGCCTGATTGGGCTTGTCGGACGGTTCAGGAATGCCAGTTCCTGCCTCTGGTAGCCCTTCTGACGCGATTTCTACCGATTCAAGGATATTTATCATCTGTTCGATGCTCAAACGCGCCACAGCGGGAATATCGGCCTTGCTGACATCCACACAGCGCCGAACTCTAACGTTTTTACCGTTCGATAGGATGATCGTCAAGACTCTCTGGCGTTTGTTGGGTTTTGGTATTTTCGATGTCTGTGTTTGCATTGTGTCCGATTTGGTAAATCAAGTATAAGATCAAAAACATTCCAATGACCGAAAAAGTACAACCAGTCACAAATCCTAAAGCGAACCAGACCAGTGAAAGTGGTAAGAAAATGTTCATGAGTGTGTCCGATAGTAATTATTGAAAACCCGACGAACCGCTTGATCGTTGGTCGACTGAGTTTTGGCCTGCAAGATCAAATCAAAGCAAGTCGCGTTCACCTGACACCAACCTTGACCATACTTATTGTCAGCCGGATCGTGCGACTCAAAAGTTTCTAGGGTTTCGTAGTTAAAAAAATAGGCGAAATACATGTTGTGTTTCCTTTTGGCGGCGACCAGTTAACCGCTCCGGCCAGAGTAGTAATAATGCAAGGCATCTGAAATTCCAGCTCGTATGTCTGAGTCAAGATCGTCCATCAATTCCTGAATGTCGTGACAATAGTTATCGAAACAGTGTTGGCACAACCAGACGTAATTTTTCCAGTCGTCAATATACAACGTGTTGGCTTTGCGCCAGCCCACGTAATCGGTTGAGCCGCACTCACTACAGGATCGGCGCAGATCAAATCTGTCCATTGCGCTCCACGAAATCTCGAATATGTTGCGCGACCTGATGGCGTGTTGCGTTGCCGAACAATGGGTTGATCGTTGACGCTGGACAAAACAAGTATTCCACTTGATTGCAAGTGATTTCAAAGTATTGCGCCACAGATAACGCCAGCCATTCACTGTTTACATCTTTTTTGCGCGTGACTGAATGAATGTGCGATCCGATAGAGACAAATTCCCAGTCGTCGGGGAAAACAATGGGCATTTCTCCAAGCGCACATCCCGATGATCCACAGCCATTGGGTTCAGCCGGAATGCCCTGTTCAACTAGATTGATCGCGTTGTAATCAAAGTTCTTGTGTCCAAGTTGACCACGTTCTAAGTGATCGGCCAGTTTCAGGAGTAGATGTTTTTTCATAGCGGTATTGTAGGTTCTTTTTCAGAATTAGTCAATGGGTTGTACTCGGCCTTGAAAGCGTCACTGTCTGGATCAATTCCGCGATCTATGGCGTTAGATCGCAATGCTTCCCACAGTTGATGACGATCTTCGTCGGGAAATACAAACTGCCGACACTCCGCGATGATTGCTCGGCGCAGATTGCTTTCACGTTTGAGGGCGAGATCGAGTTCAACCCGCAATTTAGATACCGCGTCGATTTGTTGATCGGTCAGGATTTTTTCGGGCGCAACATACAGTCGAATGAATGTCAGACACTCGTGCAGTGTTCCGCTTTCAAGCCTCTGATTGCGTTCTTTGTTCCAGACCTCGTACCAGCCACCGGATGGGATCAGAACCAAGTCGCGCTCGACTGCCAGTTGTTCAACTTGTCTGTAAGAGATTCGATATGTCATTATTCAATCCGATCATGAATGCTGAGTGGGTAGAAGCTCGGCCAGCGCGAGTCGGACGTATAGGCGAAGTTTCCGCCAGACATATAACGCTTCCCGCTAGGCGCAGCTTCAACGGGTTCAAGGTGCATAACTTCCACGCCCAAAATTGTTTGACGCACAAGCTTATAAGCGGGAGCGGATTCAGAAGCAACAAAGATCGGGCAGTCGATGTTGACCAGAACTCCCTTGTCGGCCTGTGAAGACAAACCGCCATTGGTGCAATCCATTTTGTCCGAACGATAGACGT